AAAATACTTTTTTTGAATCAATTTTCTTTTTCAATAGACTTTCTACATCTTTCCGAAAACTTTCATGATTAAAAATATTAAAAACTTCGATCTTATTTTCATTAAAATTATACCTATAAACATTCCATTCCATGTTTCATATCTCCTATAACAATACTCTTCTCTTTATTTCTTCCGTATAAATGTTTGCAGAATATCATCTTCTATTACACAAGAAAGTTTAGATTCCTTCTATAATAAATATCTCAATCCACCTAGATACTTTTCTTTTAACCTATCTGTAAGTGTATCTATTAGTGACAAATGATCTTTCATATCGGCTAATTTAACCCAATATGCACACTTACGGTAGTTTATATGACAAACACTCTTAATACTTTTACAATAATCATCATAGGATACCTCTTTTGCTTTCGTTAGGATCTTCAATGCATTGGTAAAATTTTCAGGTAATCCTTTTGGATTATAATTTGTATCTTCTAATAAGTCGTGCATAATTGCTAAAGCAACACATTCGTCTGTATATTCAGATGGAATCATTTCATTTTCAGCAACATATGTAGCGACTCTAAGTGCATGTTCTAATTTATCCTGTGGATAATACTGTTTTGCAATTCTTAATGCTACGCTTACTTTCATCGGTTCATTATCTAATGACATATTTTCCTCCTAATCTCCACATGGAATAATGGATTCCTGTTATTTAAAATTTATGTTTCAAGCAAACTAAAACTATACAACGAAACAGATTCAATATCATCAATTGTTTTCTTTAGTTCTTCTAGGATTAATATTTCTACAGAATTAAGTGATTGCATAGTAATTTTTTGTTTTAATGTCAACACCATTCTACCTGTACCAGAATCCCTATGTTCTTTCCCAAAGTCAACAATAGGTTTTTTCACAAAACTATAACTTATTAAATAGTTATATGATAATTTTGATTCATCTATTTCAATATCGTGATGGCTACACCAAAATCTTAAGTTATCAAACATTTTGACCTCCATTAGTAACAACTATCTCAGTAACATATAAATCGCCCACGGATAATAGATATAATCTAACACCACATTAAACAACAACTGGAATCTGTGAAACTTAAAATCCTCAATATTGTAACTAAAAGCCGTTTTTACTTCTGACAAGCTTACACCAAATGACCATAAACAAGTAAATACCTGTAGGGCAGACATTACAATAAATTCAGTTGTTCCAATTTTGTTTCCTAATACTATATAAAAGATGATTAAGAATAGTTCCATGAAAAATACAATCAATATTGCACCACCTTGCATTGCATCGCTTAATGGTTTTTCATTATTATTCTCTCTACTTTTTGCGAGCTGTTTAATCATTCTCTTTCGCCACAATGTTTTACTTAATGCGCTTGGCGTACCTTTAATTCTGAAAAACATCAAAATAAATAAAATTGTTAAAGCTAAAATCTTCATATTATATTATTCTCCTTATCTTCTACATCTCACACTTCCACCTGCATCTATATCACCTGATACGTTACCACAAGTTACAGAGCCACCTGCATCTATATCTCCTTTGACATCTCCACTGACTTCACAACTGCCACCGCAATCAATATTTCCTGAATTGCCGTGAACTTCTACTGATCCACCACAATCAATGTTGTTTACATCTCCTTCGATAGTGACTTTAATATCACCACTATTACACTCTTGAATTGTTTTACCATCTACAATAATTCTTCCATTATTGACGACTACATTAGTTCCTGAACATGTGATTGTTTTACCATTAATAGTCATTCTGTTCATTTTTCCTCCTTAATTTCCACAAGAAACTGTCGTTTAATTTGCTTTAATATCATATTTCTTTAATAGTGCGTTTTTCTTTTTCAAATCAGCTTTGCAAGATTTAATATTGCTTTGGTACATATCAATTCTATTTTCTAATGTATCAATTTCCTTTTTAAGACAGTCAATACAATATTGTTTTGCTTCTTCCCTTGTCTCAAATGAATGATATTTTGAACAAGCTATATCCATATCATCCATGTCCATTTTTGAAATTTTATATAAAGAATCAACCTGATACATTGTTTTCTTTACAAGACTATCCTTAAATTTTTGAAGCATTAAATCTGCTAACTTATATTCTTTTGTTGTATATCCATAAAAACCACTATTGTGTTTTTCGACTGAATTTTCCACATCAAAATGTAAGACTTCTATTGATGGATATGTTTCATTGATATAATCTGTAACCTTTTCTTCGTCATACCAAATATATACAAAGCGTGGCAATTCTTCCATTTGAGCCAATACCTTAATGTAGTTTCTTTTATCTAAATTAATAAAATCAACGTCAAGACCTTTTGCCATATCCATATTTTGCAATTTATACCTTGTTGAAGATATGATTGCATTTGTATATTCTCTTGATCGATAAAACACAAGCATTTTCATTTACTTATTCTCTCCTTTCTTTCCAATAAATGACAGGCGAGAAATCCATAGATTCTCGCTTTATTATTTTAATAATTTGATTTATTAATGAAACCCTTTTTCTTGGCACATGATAAACAATAGTTATATCTTCCATATATAGTGCACCCACATTTTCTACATTTGTGAGGTCTTCTATGGCTTTCCCAAATGGTTGCCCAAGTTCAAAATAACATCTCTTACAATATGTATAATGGTCTTGGCAATATTCACCACATCTCTGACAATATGCCATATAATTCATCTCCTTTTCGAAATCCGTCAAGTCAACTTTTACAAAACTTCATCGACAATTCCGTACTTAACTGCTTCATCAGAATGAATATAGAAATCTTTCTTCTTTTCACGAATCTCCTTAATATCATCTTTTGTGAGATTGGTTCTGTCGATTACATATTCTTCAATCTTTTTATTCAGCCAGTCCATTTCTTCTCTGTCTTCTACCAAATCCTGATATTTACCACTTCTCCAAAAACTTATCTGATGATACATAAATGTTGAATGTTTATAGCAAAACCTTTTATGCCCTGCTAAGAAAATCTTAAAAGCTGCACTCATTGCATATCCTGTACAATATGTATAGATTGGAGTTTTGCTATTGAGAATAATATCAATTAATCCCCACATATCATAAGCAGATCCACCATGTGAATTGATATATAACTTAATTGGTTCACGCTTATAATCTTTCTCTTTTTCATCTTTCTCATCGTCTTCTCGAATCTGTTGTAAAATGCTCCATGTTAATTTACCAATAGATTCGTTGTCTACATCATCAGATAAAAATAATGTCTTTTTGTCTGTATTTGCATATGAATTGTCTTTTGAGCTCATAAATCCTCCTATTATAATTTTTCTACAATAATTCGATACTTGTCCTCTTCTTTTGTCTCATAATTGTGATATTTAATCACAAACGAGTTTTCATCGTTATCCTCACACTTGCAACTAACATATGTTCTTTCCTCATCAAGAACATCTCTTTCACTAATTCCTGCTTTTAAATCTCTAATTACTTCGTTCATCTGAATCATAGTCTTTATTCTCCTTGTAAAATTTCATCATTCTTTCATATAACTCAAGTGAAATATTTATTTATCCTTTCTCCCAACGACTAATTGTTGTTTTGTTACATCCAACATAAAATGCAATTAACCCTTGTGAAATTTCTTCATCTCTACGCCACTTTCTAAATTCCTCATTTGATATTTTAGCTTCTGGAATTTCTGACCAAGCATAAACATCAGCCAAACCTTCACAGGCGTAAAAATCATGCGGATAAATATCATATCCAAACATCTTATCTTTAAATCTTTTAAAGAATCCACATCCACCACATAATTCAATTGTACTTGGATCAAAAAAACCAACTATCACTCCATGATTTTTGGTGTATAATAGTAATTGTGTACCCGTAGGTGGACAATCTTTTTTAGATTTTAGTTCATGTATCATTTATTGTACTCACCTCATTTCTATGTGCAATATATAGTGGTATGCCATTACTACCGCTACTATATATCGTATTTGTAATCAAAAGAAATCCGTCTTTCCTTGGCTTTTTAAGTCTCTGAAACGCCCTATTTATGGGCATTCCAGAAATCCTTTACTGTATTATTCTCTACAGTTGAGCTAATAAACTTCTTACTGGCTCTCTGCTCATATTTTCTTTAGCCCATGAGATATAACCTGGATCAATTTCTTTGATTTGTGGAAGTGTCTTTCCTGAATATTTTCCAAATGTAATTACATAAGAATCAATATCTGGTAACTCTTCCTTTGGAATATCAACACCACCTAATGCAGAAACTACATCATCAGAATATGTCATATCAAGATTTGATCTGCTTGCTAAATAATCACACATATGTACAAAGAACTGCTCATCATTTTCAGGCTTTGGTAATACAGTCTTACTTCTCTTTGTAGAAGTCCATTCACCCGAATGACTTTCACATAATCTTGCAATATATGCTTTTGTATCAGCGTCTACATCATGCTCAACAGATGTATTTCTTACCCATTCACCTGCAAGCATTGGGTGTTCATGTACCGTATATTGAGAACCGTTTAACCCACATTTAATTGCATCATGAAAAATTGGTGTGCAGCGTAAACAATCTCGCTGTCGCTCATTGGTCTTTTCTTTTACATACTCTAACCCAAGAACATAATTCATTACTTCTGCAAACATTAAAATATGAAAAATCTGACCATGTGGCTGACACTGTGTTTTATTATGATACTTAAATGATGTGCTACTTGGAATTGTGAAGATATAATCTGGAATTTCCTTAATCATATCAGCACAATAATTTCTAATCTCATCTGTCTCAAACTTATTTAATAGTCCTTCAAAAACTTTTACCTTGTCCATATTTTCTCCTTTACTTCAATATCTTGGAATCCAAACAATTTTTACATAATTCGTATATCATCCTACCCATATATTCTCTTTCTACAAAATAAATGTGCATGTTATTTCTGCTTTGCCATGTAAGCAATGTTCTAAAAAACGATGTTGGATTCAATTTCGATTTATAGTTTTCTGTAAAAATATCCTCTATGCTGTCATTCTCTATAAGAAGATAATTTTTCTCTATATTAATCATTCGATTAAATTCTTTAAAAATTCTGTCATCATCTTTAGTTGCATTTGCTATGTTACCAGCTAACTCACTTACGGAATTCTTTCGTTCAATACAAAGTTCGTCACTAAAATAGGTGTCGATTGAGAAGCCCAATTCAGGGCAACTCTCAACCATAAGACCGTAATCACCTGTTTTCAATGCTCTTGACTTCCATTTGATGTTATTCCTATCAAACCAATCAGTAACATTTTTATTAGTATTCTCACGAGTGTCTACTAACACAACCATGTGCGACAGTAATTCTTTATACTTTTTGTCTGTATAATACTGTTTCATTTACATCTCCTAACAAATTTGGTACTCAGAAACCCACCATTCTTGCTCATCTGTTTCTTGCCATTCACCATCAACCTTTTTCATTTTTTGTTTTTTATATTGGTTTGTGACTTTTACAATATCTCCACGTCTGATAGGATTCTGTTTGAATATTTTCTTACTAATTTTTACTGGAATTGTGTTACCATTTGCCAATGCATACAGCTTCAATCGTGGAGAATAGTCAACATTGAGATCCAATGCTACACAATAACCTGCCAGCTTTTTATCAACAATATCTACATACCCAAGGTTTTCTATCTGATAAGCAATCTTTGTTCGCATATCAGTTTTCTCATTTGGGATATTCTGCAAGAGTTTATTAAGTAGCTTTGTACTATCTAATTCCATAAATGTCTTCTGTGTCTCCTTACCAGAACATTCTCTTAGTACATCAAAATCAAGTCCATACTCTAATGCTTTATCCTTCTTCATCTGTTTCTTGCCATAATATTTTGAAAACAAATCATTACAGGTAAGTAAGTATCGAATGCCACCAAATTCCTCAAAGAAATCGAGTTTAATCAAAATCTCAAGCTTTCTACTATCAACTTTGAGGTCAGAAATTCTTACCAATAAGTCAATAAACGTATTAAATTTCTCATCTTTAATGGAATATAAATCATTTGCAGCATCTTCGTTTAGGAATTTTACAGAAGCAATACCCTTGTAAATACCATCTTTATCACAAGAATACTTTGCAGTAGAATGTCTGAATTTAATGCTATGAATTGTAATGCCAAGTTGCTTTGCTAGTTCTGTGCCAAGCATGATATCATCTTCATTATTGGCATTATTTAGATATGCAGTAATAAATTCTCGTGGATAATAATATCTGAGATAAGCACACATGTAACCTATCATTGAATATCCTGTTGAATGGTTAAACCCAAACTGGTAATTAGAGCTATCCTCTATAATCTTCAAAAAGGCTTGTGCTTCTTTTTCTGCAATTTCTCTAGGCTGAGAGGACATATTACAATATCCTTCAAGAATAGACGGTAACGCAGCTTCAAGACGATCTTTTTGTTTACGTCCAATAGCTCTACGAATATTATCAGCATCACTACCACTCAAGCCACAAATATTTGTAAGGAATTTAATTGTGTCCTCCTGAAATATAAGGAATCCATGATTATCTTCCAACAATTTATCAATCAATTCTGATGGATTTTTGTTCGGCTCATGTGCTAATAGTCTGTCTCTATATGATTCTCCTGAAGGTCTGATTGAAGCATTTACAAGCGACAAGTCGTTTACGCAATGACATTCAAACTTTTTCATTGAATCATAGGCAAACTTTGATTCGAACTGAAATATACCTACTGGACTATCTGCAATATGCGCCCAAACATTTTCGTCATTCCAATTGACTGTATGGGATTTTGGATACGGAATATGTGCTAATTCACATGTATCTTTGATAATCTCTATGTTTTTCAGACCAAGCAAATCGTATTTTACGAGGGAAACTTCGTGAATTTCTTCCATATTAATACTCAAAATACGTTTGCCATCCTTAGACCAGAATGTTCCATAATTATCAGGTAGCGTTACTGGACTTACAATAATACCTGCTGGATGCATTGACTGAGAAATTGCTGTTCCTACAAGACCATCAAAATAATAGAATAACTTAGGATATTGTTTTTCTTTTAAGTCCTTCAAAGATTTTTCGTTATACTCAAGTTTACTTCTAAGTTCTTCCAAGTCTTTTAAGCACTTTTCATTATTTTCATATCCATCAATAGATTCAATTTTCTTAATCTTGTCATTGCAATCAGTAATACCATCGGTAAATAATGAATACTGAGCTTTTACTTGCTTGACATCTCCAAGTGGCATATTCAAAGCTCGTCCAATCTCATCAATAGTACCTTTGTCAGAAATCGTGCCGATAGCCAACACATAGGCTGTTTTATCAGCACCAAACTTTTCAATGATATGCTCATATACTAAATGTCTTTGTGATGGTGCAATATCCAAATCAATATCACCAATCTCTTTTCTATCCTCATTGGCAAATCGAGAGAACACCGTGTTCCATACTACAGGGTTTACATCAATAATATCTGTTAAATATGCAATGGTTGAACCACCAACAGAACCTCTACAAAAACCAATTGGTATACCATTATCCCAACACCAACATACCAATTCCGACATGAAAAGCATGAATCCAACCATACCAATCTTCTTAAATACTCGAAGTTCTTCTTTTATATTCTCCTCATATCGTGGATCTGGTTGGATAATTCCTTTATCAAGCTTTTCATGATACATTCTATAGATACGCTTTACAAATACCTCTTCTTCATTGTCATAAAGAATCGGATATTTAAAAGCTGTATCTAATTCGTAATCTGTAACAGAATCAGCCATGCGGTTAGTGTTCTCAATAGCTTCTAACACAACATCCATAGGTAAAGAGCCTTGCTGTCTGAACATATCAACTAATTCATCATACGATTTATATGTAAGGTCAAATTCATCTTCATTTGAAAACTCAATATGTTTTGCTTTCTGAAGAATGCTCCTACACTCAGCCTTGTAACTATCAATACTATGTGTATCTGTTCCTGCTATTAAAGGCTTGTTATATTTTTTTGATGCCTCATAAAGCATTTTGTTATATCGAATCTGATCCATAGACTTAACATGTGGCTGAATTTCATAATAGTCATATGTTTTCATCAGTTTGTCATATACAATCTTTGCATTTTCCAATTCTGATTTTGCTTCTTCTATCTGTAAATCAAATGCATTATTGGATTTTTCAATACATTGTTCTACATATATTTCATAAGATGTGTTATGAACGATTGTGCTATCTTCAATCCACTGATTTCTTGCAGCTTCTGAATTTAGTTCTGTATAAAGTCTGTTAGCTTCTGTTTCTTTATTTTTTTCTAATTCAGCTATTTTTTCATCAACCAATTTTCCAATAAAATTAGGATATTTACTCAATGGAGATGCAAGACATGCAGAAATTTTAATGACATTATCAGAAATATTAAAAAATTCATCGAACGTAATTCTTGGCTTATAGTACATATGGTCTGATTGTGTAGACAAGTCAACCAATGTGTTTATTTCTTTTACACCTTCAAAATTCTTTGCTATAAGAATTGTATGGTAATTATCTCTTTGTTTTGGCTCAAGTGCTGCTGTCAAATAAACCTCAACACCGTGTAGATATTTTAAACCTTTGCCATTTGCATACATTTTCTTCTCAATATTGTTATAAATATTGCCATGCTCTGTAAAACAAATAGCTTTCTGTCCAAGTTCTACTGCCTTGTCTACATATAACTTATAATTTGTACAACTATCTAATAAAGAATCTTCTGTATGTAAATGATATACTGTATAATTGCTGATAATATCACCTCCTACTCATATGAGTCAGTTTCAGGGTTATAATGTCTATTGTCGATTTCATTCTTCTTGCTCGTTGGTTGTGGTTTATATTCACATGCATGATTTCTCTGACCGCAAAGATAATGACAATAGTAATAATCTGGGTTTGGTCGCCACTCTTTTTCTTTTTCAATAAGTTCAAGAGTATCTTTTGCCCACTGAATAGCCTCATCGTACTCTTCTTGAATCCAAGGCACTTCTATCCACTTTTGATCTTTAAACATGTTCCATTTAAGTTTTGAAACAGAACCATATTCTTTTATTACAGGGATGGAATATAAATAGAGCTGTCGTTTGAAATCTAAGAAATGCTGTTGGTCAGATTTGCTAATCTTACCATTTTTCAGAATTTTAATACTTGCGGATTTATGGTCAATAATAATGATCTCACCAGTTTCTTTATCCTTTACAAGTAAATCTATATATCCGATAAAATCCTTGTCGTTAATTTTAAATTCTACTTTTTTCTCAACTCCAAGAACTTCATATTTTTCTAAATCAAGGTCAATGTTATCAAGGTAATCAATACCTTTGTCATAATATGATTGCCTAATATTTACGAATTTATTTGGTGGAGCATCGTGAGGAACATCCTCATCGAAGTGTTCCTCATAATACTCATTCAATTCAAATAAGGAAAGTTCACCTTTTTCATATTTTTCAAGGATTTTATGAATAAGTGAACCATATTCTCCAAAAAAACCATTCTCAGATTTATTACATTCTAAGTAATGGAGTTTCCATTCGTAAGGGCAATTATAATATGAATTCAGTCTTGAAAACGACCATTGCATCGTTCCAAGTAAAAAATCTAATTCTTCATCCATCATAATAATTTATTCTCCTTATTTATCTGGAAATGTGTTATCTATGCTTCTATCAACATATGGAAGCCTGTCAGTATATACATTGTCATCCCATGCAAATTTTGCGTCATATTCATCGTAATCTGTATAAAATCTACGTGATGTCAAGTCATACCATAATCCCATCTGGAAGTCTGCCTTGCCAAGCAATCTGTCTTTTATTACAGTTAAAACCACATCGTAGTTATGCCATTTAGATTTCGGATCATTTTTCTCTTTTTTGGAAACTCTTCTAAGACCTATGGATCTCATAGCAAGATTGATAATATTAGAAGTACCAGATATGTCATACATTTCAATATCAGAATTTGTATCTTGTGTTTTTCTCGGATGAGCTATCAGAACAACAGCTACATTGAATTTAGCAGCAAACTTAATAAGTGCATTTATCAGATTTGTTTGTGCCGTATTTTTGTCACTTTCAGAACAATTCAAGTCAATCATCATAAGATTATCAAGTACAATCAGCTTGCATCCAAACTTTCTAACACATTCTTCAGCAGATTTTAAAACTGAATCTACATCATTTGGCTCATCATCTCTATAGATGAAAAGCTTTTTATTATAATGTGCCTGCATCTTCTTTTGTATTGCTTGTGGAACTATGTAATATTTACGGTTGTCTCGACTTGTCCTTTCAACCATATTTCTTCTGCCAGCGATAATTGTATTAAACCAGTTTGCACTCATTCTTTCTGGCATTTCCTTGCTAAACAAAAATACAGGACTACCATCATCAATAGTCCTTGCTATTGTCTGATCAATAATGCTTGTCTTACCACTACCAGGTCTTCCTGATAATACCGTCAATGTTCCATAGAAGATTTTTAACAACTCATCGTCTAATGGTTTAATGCCAGTTTTTACACCATCCATCTGAGAAATATCAAGCTCCTCAATCTCTGAATAATCAACAACACTTTTTACAGGAACATCCTTTGCTTCTGAAATAAGATTCATAACAAATTCTTTTCCTCCAACTTGTAAACAATCATTGATATCCTTTAGCGGAACTCTCTTACCATTCTCTTTTTCAAAGAATTCAGGTGTTGATATATATTTTGTTCGCCATGTACCAAGACGATAAATACATTCTTTTCTCATTTTAATACCTGGATCATCGTTATCAGACCAGATAATAATAGATTCAAAATTGTTTAACCAATCCCAATTTTCTTCAATCCAATGAAGATTGCCAGCTCCAAGAGGAACGCTTACTGTATTGATATATCCTGCCTCAATAGCACTCGCACAATCTGTCTCGCCTTCTGTTATAAGTAATGGTTTTGATGTATTAACTCTATTCATATTGAACAAAAGTGCTGATGTATCAGCATCTTTTTGACACCACGTTTTAGGCTGACCAGAATGTTTTTCAACAGTTCTTGCAGGTCTGTACTTAACCATAGTCAAAACATCATTTGTATCATAAAAGTTAAATACACCGTTACCATGTGAATCCTCTCGAATATCCAAATAGTCAATTACATTTTTTGAAATGCCACGCTTTCCCCAATAGTCAACTACATGCTCTTTTTCATTTATTTGTTCTTCATGTGGATATCTATAATTGTGACGAGTTCTTACATCCTTTTCGCCAAAACTGTATTCGATACCAGCCTTCTCGAATAGATACTTGGCAGCTTCTAAGAATGTGTTTCCTTTTTCCATTAAGACATCAATAATATCTACCGTTTTATTACATCCAAAACAATGAAAAGTCTTATTTTTCTTGTTATATATAAAGCTTGCAGTGTCCTCATTATGATAAGGACAACAGGCTTTCAGATTTTTGTCATCAAAATTTTCTAATTCAAGTAGTTCTGCCATTAAAAAGGCATTATTATCGCCAAGTTTATCTTTAGCTTTTTCGATGTCAGTTTTTTCGATTAGCAATTACTCACCGCCTATGCTTTAAATTCTTTTTCGTAAAATAGCTTTCTAAGTCCATATAGAATCTGAACAGGTTTTGTTGAATAATATAATTTCGATGATTCAATATTTTTTCTGATAAACTCTATAGGTACTTTGTTTTTAAAAACCATTGTATTTATTGCTCTACATGCAATAGGGAACTGTGTTTTATCTTCTATACAATCCATATAAGCATCTACACAGTCTTTAATTTCTTGTTTCATACCTGCACAATCCCAATGGTAATGTTTCTTGTTTATTACCACGGACTCAGAGGCTTTAACCTTTTGTCCGTGGTGTAAACAATACTTATATGCGCAGACATATTCTCTTTCTTTTTTATCTGCCATATCTACCTCTTTTAATTAAATGGAAGTTCCTCATCAATGCTATCTGGAATATCCATAAAACTTGTGTCGGTTGGTGCATTTGAATTGGCAGTGTTGTTTGTTGTATTACCATCAGCAGAAGACTTACTCTCTGCAAACTCAACCTGCTCAACAACAACGTCTGTTGTGTATACCTTCTGTCCGTCCTTATTTGTATAAGAACCAGTCTGAATACGTCCCTCTACAACAAACTTTGTGCCTTTACGACCATACTTCTCGATAAACTCACCAGTTTTACCAAAAGCTACACAATTGATAAAATCTGCTGTCTGCTCTCCGTCTTTCTTGAATCTACGGTCAACAGCAAGAGAAAATCTTGCCACTGCTGTATCTCCACTCATTCTTACCTCTGGATCTCTTGTGAGTCTTCCCATCAAAATTACTTTATTCATGTATTTTTGTCCTCCTTATAATTACGCCTGTACTGGCTGAATCTCTTTAATCTTTGCTAAACAATCCTTTGCTTTCTGCACATCCTTTATTGCATTTGGATTTCCGCTAGGCACAAACTCTTTTAATGTTGTCATAAGAGCTTCGTTCTTTGTTCCTCCAAGCTGAGTACAAAGAGAAATAATCTCTTTCTTGATTGCTGTAATGTCTTCTGTTGGCTCTGTTGCTGCTGTAGATGCTGTGAACTTAGGTCTTGTTGGCTCAATATCAGAAGTGTTTGCCCACTTAATAATCTTCTGACCATGTGCTTCTGTAAGAAGTGTTGCATTGTCATTCTCAAAGATATGAGTGTTATCTTTCTGTGGCTCTGCCATATGTGTTTTCTGGTCTACTGTAAATGTACAAGTGAACTCATACTCAAAACCATCCCTCTGCTTTGCACCAACGCCAAGCTTCTTAACGCTTGTCTTACCTCTATCATCCTTCTCAATCTCATACTGATCTTTACCTCTCATAGTTGCGATTAAGTGAATAGGACTTGTTGCAAGCTTATTGATAAATGCATCGTGTCTAGGAGTTACCTTGCCCCATGCCTGATATGTACCGCCAGCCTTCTGCTGTAATTCAAGACATCCACCTTTACCATCCCACTCAGGAGAAGTGCTATCCATAAGAAGAATGTCATATCCTTCATTTACTGCAAAATCAATTGCATCTGAAAACTGCTCTGGATTGAAAGGCTCTACGAGGTCAATAATGTCATAATCAAACTCGTTAGCGTAGTATCTACCTCTTGCTCCCTCTGTATTAGCCATTAAGATTCTGCAAGGTTTTCCTGTAATCTTTTCAAGTTCCTCTTTCATTCCTGTAGCAAGTCTTAATGCTGAATAAGTCTTACCACCGCCTGAAGGTGCCATGAGTGCTACCTTTGTGTAAATTTTTTCTCTTACTGCTTTTTGTACTTTAAACGCCATTCTAAAGTATCCTCCTTATAAATAAAATTTAATTGATAACTTATATCTAAACGCCCAAATGGACGGAACACAGAAAATAAATTTATGTAAAATCTATCTTCAACAGTGATTTTTGAGCGTAAAAACCCAAGGGTATGCTGTTCTTCCACCCATACAAATACCATCCGCATTTATTTATTCTCTTGTTTTGTCTCGATTTTTATATAATTTTCGAGACATCTTGTTTTGGAATTTTTGAACTGAATTGTTCAAGACTAATTAGATATTATCTAAGATATTTCCTGTTACTTCATACATTTCTAAATCATTTAATTCACACCATGATTCAAAGTTATCTCTCTGAACATACCAACCAACATTCATTCCGAGAAATTCATTCTCACCATTTCCATAAGATACTACATTATATAATTTTCCGTTTAGAATGTCGTTTTCAAAGATTAACTTACCATTCTTATCATGGCTGCCTATACATCTACACAATGTCTTTGGATCTACTTCTTCAAAACCATCTGTTTCGCCACTAGAATAAAATATCGTGGCAGGTTCAAATATTAGATGAACTTCTTTGTCATACATATCTAAACCTTTTACATAATATCCACAAACCCATTGACCACTACTAATGCTCTTTGCTTTACATAGCTGCGTATCCATTTCTCACCTCCTCGAATCTCGCATGAAACAGTGATTTATTTTAAACTCGAATAAACAGACTGTAGTTCTTCAATAATAACCTTTTCAGGAAATGTAATGCATGTAACAATATCAAATGTCTGATATAAAATCATAATAATTCCTCCAACAATTACACATCCTGCCAAGATTCCAAGTCCAACAGTAGCCATATCATAATCCGAACGCCAGTCTTCCTTGTACTTTCCCCAACAGTATTTTGCCTTTCCAATCACATATTTTCCAATGAACAGTAGACAAATACCAATTAACATCCACACAACACTTGTTGCAATTTCATATGTAACATACTTACCACATAGTTGCTGTAAATATGGAAGTACATTTGCCGAAGTCCAATCAATTGCAAGACCAAACTTTTCTGTAAGAGCATCTAAAATTTTAATTACTTCTTCTGACATAAATAATTTTCTCCTTTCACTTACTTATTCTCTGTTTTACTATTATTATCCAACTCTTTTAATGTTTCCGTTATTTTCAAAACTTCTTCATTAATACATTCATTCAATTCCTTTTGATATTGCTCAATACTTTTCTTATATTTTTTCAATAACATTGAAATTACCAGATTCACCTCATCTTCTGATAATATATTCTCCGTATTTGAGCATTTTGAATGAATAAATAATTTTGCCGATGAATCAGTATCATTATTATAAGATCTAATGTTATCAATAATAATTTTTGCATTACTGCTTATTGAATCAATATTACTAATAAAACAACGGCAAGCGTTATATGCTCGATTATCCATATCCACCTCTTACTTATTCTCTATTAGATTTTCATTTTTATTGGAAATTGTGATTCGAATGAATCATAGATAAGTTAGATTTACTTGCTAAATAAATATTCATCACATTTAAAGCCGTTTTTATTTAACCAATCGGATACTAAATGACGATGACAAAAATCTGTAGGTTTTTCATAGCAAATCAAAGCAATATCATTTTCTCCAACATTATATCCATAGCAAATTCTTGAAAAATCTAAGACAACATCAGTAGCGTTTAATTTATTTAATACCTGTTCGTTAAAGCACTTTATGTAATAGTCATTATCATGATTTTCTTTCCACTTCATAAAGAAGTCATATTTAGGTGCAAGTTTCTTATACTGTAACCCTGTATACCAATTAGGTGCTTTTCCACAAATTGAAATTGGAATTATATTATCTGGTAACGATTTAAGTTTTGCAAAATAACTTGTATATATCACATTCTTACCTCCAACTATATATTCTCTTTCTATGGTTCAATTCTGATAATTTCTTTACCAACCTTCTCGGCATATTTTACACAATTTGCTGTTCCACCTTTTGAGCCATCCCAAACTGCAATAACTTTATCAGCTAAATCAACCATATACTCATTTCTTTTCTGCATTATCCAAGGTTTATATTCTTCATCAGAGACCAACTTGACAATATCTGCTTTAGAAAGAATGTCATTGTATTGGTCAACACTTTCTTTAATCCACTTACAGGAATGATTTTTACAAGGGATTGCACAATGCAGCTTAATATTATATCCTTCGTTTTTTAATTCTAATACTGCCAATGCAAACACCGTATCAACTCCAAGAGCCATTCCTGTAATTGCTTCCTCACAATTATTCTCTTTTAAAATTGATTTGAACTGCTCTTTTAATCTCTGCCAACGCTGATCAGATAGATTATATCCATATAATTTATTCGGTCTATGACCTGTTACACATATTTTCAATTTTTCACCTCTACAAACTAACTGATTATTGTTGCTGATATAATATTCTCTACTTTTTCACTTTTCTTTCTACCATAATGATTATCAATAAATTTACCAATTCTAAAATTATAAGTTTTTCCAACGGCTAACGATTTGAATAAATTATCATTTGGATAATCACTTCTGCCTTGTGGTCGATAAGTGCAAACTGTTCCGTCATCAAATTCAACTGTTAAATACATTTCATATCCAACTTGATGACCAATAGTTGTCTTATCTATAACAGTACCTTCCTTGTAATAGTCTGATTGATATTCATACCAATTCAATTCATCTATCAGCCACAAAATACCACCAAAAATAGCAAAAGATATTACAATTATTCCTAACAACCATAAAATTTTATGTAAAATGTTCAGAATAAAATCAATAATAACTTGAATAATCTCACCTCCATAACCAAGAAATGTCAGTTTCTTTCGGTCTTGATTTTCACACTATATATAGTGCTTATAGTATTTTATAATCACTATATATAGTATATTGTTTACTCTTCACCAACAAATACCAACCTATCAATATATTCTCTACCCTCATTACGGAAAATAGGAATATCTGTATCAATAATCCACTCTGTTCTCTTGATAGCATTTTCATCTCTTGCAGTTCTGTTTAATGCTTCTTGATATTCTTTACTAAACTCTTCGCCATCATTTTTATCAACCCAGAATTCACGTTTTACACAACAGCTTCCCCTCTTCTGATAAGTCGGCAAATCATTCCAGTTAATACCTTTTTGAATCATAAGCATATCCTGAATATCATTACATGACTTATTCTGTAATTCTTTGTGTGAGAAATTGGCTTGACCTACCATCTGAATTGAGTTACGAGAAGCGTCAAGTTGTCGCCAATATACGAGATTTGTTACTTCTTCTTTTGGAATATTGAAGCAACGAGCATTAAACATTGCACCTTTGTCAACTGCATTTAGTAATGTCTGAATATATCCCCATGTACCATCCTCATATTTTGAAACACCATCCCATTTACTAAATCTATATTCGTCAACATACTTTTCAAAAAATTTATTAAATGCCATCGTAGTCATACTTGCTGTAATACTACAAATTTTCTGCACCTCATAATCAAACCATGCTGAAGATGTGAGCTTCTTATAATCAACAAGGATTAATGTAATCTCGTCTGATTGTGTGTAACCAAGAACACAGCCTTGAATATTCTCGCATAAGTATTTCATTGTTTCCTGCATAGACCTGATTAACACTTCATCAAACGGTTTCTGGAATCCTCTTGTGAATGTATGAAACGCTTTTCCATCAATGCGGATAGCAACTGGGCATCTTCTCATTAATTTTGTCTTAGGAATCTGCTCATAAAATGTCTTCATGCGACAGCCTAAATCATCATGTACTGGCATATATGTACCTCTCTTTCAATATATTATTCTCCAAATACAATTACCATCTACTTGTATATCTACTATCTATAAATAACTCTTCCTTTGGTCTTGGATCTTTCAAAATACTATTATCTAATCTAAGACTATTACCATAATATCCACTCCGTGAACCACAACCTCTTATATATACTCTTCCGTCAAAATAGATGTTAACAATTTGATATGCAGGTTTGTCACAATATTGCCAATAACTGATTTTGAAGCAATTATCCTTGTTTACATTTTCTAAATATTCTGGTATAGAATCCCAAATCTCACACTCATCATTGATTTGTTTTAATGTATATCCTTTCTTAAGCATCTCATTAGCTCTCTCAATTCTTTTGTGTCTTGATTCACAATCAAAAGCATCATCAGGTGTGTCAAATAATTTTCCACATTCAGAACATCTATATTTAATTACTTTCTCCAAGATTTCACCTCCTCGCAAGAAATCGAAATTTACTGCGATTTTTTATTCTTCAAATGAAGCAGTTGCACGAATATTGAGCCTTCTGTTATAAAAATATCCCTCTACTTCTCTTCGAACAATATCATCAACTGCTTTGGTTAAAGCTCTATCAACTCTATCCATAATCATTTGTTCAAAATCAACACCCTTGATTTTACTTTCAATCGCTTGAATTACTTTATCATCTATATCTTTCAATACCAGTTCTTTAAGTTCCTCTTTACTTAAACCAGCTTCACATAACATTTGTCTTGCTTCTTGTCTTAAAGCAATTTCTTCTATTCTCACTTTTTCACCTCCCATGGAAACCGATACTTCTTCTTAATCATGGATATCAAGCACTGTAATAAATCCATCCATATTATCTGTTATAGCCTGTTTATATTTTTCATCGAATTTTTCATCTTTGATAATATCTTTACCATTCCATGAATCTCTTGCAATAGCTGAACCATCAGGAAGAATACATATGTAACATCCAAGCTTGCCAATATTTAAAACATCACTTTGCTTTGCTCCATCAACAAGAATATATCCATCGCCAAAACCCATATTCATGAACCAATCTTCCTCATGATACATCCATTCAGGTGTAATATTCTCTTTTAATGTTGATAAAAGACTTGACCAAAACAATCTGCCGTTTCTATCTTGTCTGTCATAGTAGCCCCAATTATAATATTCTCTGTTTGCAGATCCTTCTTCATCTACTTTTAGTTTTAATTCAGCCTTATACCTGCCACCAATTCGGTAGTAATCCCATGTAAAAACTGGATAATCAATCTGTTCGTCTTCTTCATCTGAGCCATATACAAGTTCTGAATTGTATGGCTTCATAATTGCTGCAATTTTATTCTCACTTGGTAATTCTTTTGTGAGTAAATGAACGCAATAATGCATTTAATTTTACCTCCTACTCTTATATTCTCCTTTTAAATTTCCGCAAGGAAAACCGATATGCCAAGTCTACTCTTCCTCATCAAAACCACAGATTTTACTAATATCTTCGAGGAAATCTTTTTCGTCAGGAAGACTACTAAGACTATATTCTGTAACAAATTTAACAGGATAATATTCTTTGGGATTTTCTCGATACTCTTTCTCTGCAATTGGTGTTAAAAAATAAAACCTTTCAGATTCATCTAGTGGCTCTTTATTAAAACCTTTGTATACTTCATAAGTATTCTTATCCAAATCAATAACATAAGCCCACTCACAGAAAAGGCTATCTGCTGCAAAGTTTAATGAGTTTTTCAACTTTGTTTTATTCTTAAACATAATTAACTTTAAAATATCTCCACCTGTATCTCTTGATAATTCTGGATAAAACTTCTGCCAAGGAAATCTTGGATTATCCTTCATTGCTTCATCAATATTTTTATTTATCTCATCAAAATCTTCCTTAGACAAATATGTACAATCATTCACTGAATTTCTTAATTCGTTAATATTTATTCCTTTAAGATATTCAAGCAATTGTACGCCTAAACCTTCAGGATACCCATCCCACTGTCCATACTGTGCAACTTTATATTCGCCATTACTATGTACAATTGTTAAATTTCGTGTTCCCATTTGTACCTCCTATTCTTATATTCTCTGTAAAAATTTCCGCAAGAATCGAATCTTTACTTCGATTCTTCCTCTTTCTTAAACCTATTGAATACTTTGTTATGAATATAATTTTTAATATCTACATAACATTCAGAACACAAATCTCGTACTTCCACCTTTTTTTTATCATATTGTCCTCTGTCAACGAAATCTGATGGGAATACATCAAATGTATCATCATTAATTTCAAAACAATCTTCACAATACTTACCACAAACATCACATTTGTATGCTCTCATCTACTCACCTCACAAATACTTATTCTCTTATTGGCTCAACCCTATATCGTTCATTCCAATCTGCTCTCTTCTTTAATAATGGAATCCAAGGACAGTGTAGGTTTTCAGATTCAGTTCCTATCAAGTCATCTTGATCGCAACCAAGATATTCTTCATGACCACAATTAGGACAAGTTACTCCATATTCAGGAACTTTATATTTAAAACTACAATAGTTAGGAAATATCATCTGAACATTCCAATCATCCTTTGATTCAACTTCATATACACAGTTGCAGCATCTACATACAAACTGAATATTTTTACCGAAATAATTACCTGCTACAATCTTCATATTCACTCCAATCAATTTCTACATACTGCTTATAATATGGATAATATGTAGTAGCTCCTGTCTGATCTTTACACCAGGTATCTAACAAATTTTGCAGACCACCAATATCACACTGTTCATAAGCATCTTCATGTAACTCTTCGCAAGCATTGTCAACTACATTATCAGCATCAATATGAATCTTCTCCACGCTGCACACCCATAATCTCTCAGGTCTGCCATCATTATTAAATTCTTCATCTGTATAACGCCCAAAATAATCGTCAAAGAAATCATCAACAGTATCGTAATACTCATCAAACTCTTCACAGTAAAGCATTGTGTCTACATCTTTTTCGTCAACTGGAACTGCTTTAGAAACTTTCTCATTCCACTTCTTTATTCTCTCCTCTTCATCGGCTTTCTTCTGTCCTTCGCAGCCGCAATGCATATACGCTTGATTTACATAGGGTTGTCCACAATAAGGACATAATATCTGTACACCATTAAAACAACTTCCACAAAACGAAAGTGCTTGATGTTTATATGGGAAGGGTTCTCGTTTCGCAGCTTCGGACTTGTCACCTTTGATTCCATAAATATTGTTTTCAATGATCATACCAAGACCATTACAGACAGGACAGATTCTTTCATGTTCTGTCAGATCCTTGATAAGAATTTTAGGAAAAGATTTCTGAATTGCTTCATGAAGATTTACTTCTTCTCTACGTGTTAAATTATCCATAATGTTATTCTCCACTATTCCTGTTCAATCTATCAATTTTATCTTTTTCGCTATCAGCTCTATTGAATGGAATAACTCTTCCATCCTCAATGCAAGTAATCATTACGACATTTGCTTTATTGTCTATTGCGTCAAATTGTTCTTTGTGAACTCTAACTGTTCTTATTGAACTAAAATCTACTGTAAAAGACATATAATACCTCCAATCTTCACAAGAAAGAAAAATTTCTTGCTATGATTCAAACTGATAATTTTTGTTACTTACAAATTTGTCAATTTTTCCATCTTTGAAAAATACAAATTCTGCATAAAAATCATCTGTATTTTCTGACATTGCACATGAAACATACTCATCAGATTCTTCATCATATTTTTCAAACCATCTCTCAACGCCATCATCAACTGTTGTATTTTTAAAAACAAAATATGGAAATTCATTTTCGTCAATTGACAAAATATCATTTGCTATTTCGGTAAATCTTTCAATAATATGTTCTCTTTTTAAAACTGGGATATTATCTTCTTCTGATACATCATAAGTATCATTTTGTTTTAAGAATTGCATAATAGAATTTGAAATAATCTGTTTATCACAAGTATGAAAAATCTGTTGATTTGACATCTCCCAACAAACCCTATCAGGTGTGTTATCGCACTCATTAATGAATTTGTTAGTTCTTGTCCATACATCGTTTCCGTCCATTCCAATAATTCCCTTTTTAAAACCAAATGGTGTTTGAATGTAATCATGAATATATTTATCTGGTAAGACGCCCCAAATTATAGGAGAAAACAACCATGAGTTTTTATATTCAAATATTTCTTCTCCTGTATAATCTTTTCTTATTCCATAAATACTACTACTGCTCATTTATTCTCTCCTTTAAATCAAAATCCACCTCGAAGACCACTCCAATCAGTATTACATCTGCTAAATTCTTCATGCTCTGCTTTCGTAATAGCCTCGTTCACGAAGTTCTTTTTCAAAATATTCTACAAATGCCCAATTACAATCTATGCCATCTCCATCCGTAGAACATTCATTTCCACATTCTTCACAAATGTTACAATCATATCCATAAGGATAATTTTTATTAACTATCGGAGATGTTCTGACAATATCTGCAATTAGCCACAAAATATCATGACGCCAAGGAATTGTATCAAGAATAAAACATTTTGGATTTTCTATATTATCTTGGTTCAACGCCTTATTTATAATTGATAATTTGTACTCTAAATTTTCTTTTTCTTTTAATAATTGTTTCTTTGTCATTATATCCTCTAACCTCACTTGAAAGAAAAATCCTAATTTAAAATCTCCTTTATATGTAATATTTTTATATTTTGAGGTTCTAAAAGCCTTATTTTTCAAGGCTTTCGTAACCTCTCAATTTGTTATTCTCTACTTTTTATTCATATTCTTTACAAATTCACGATACTTCCTTGTATATTCGTAAGAATCTCCAAAAATATTATTAACAGCCTTATAAAGTTTCGGTTCATACTTTTGAATTACTTCTAATTCGTATTCAAAATCTCTACCAAATGGGCAACCTGCACAACCAGTTCTTTTCAGTCCATATTCTGTATAACACTTGCTGTGCTCAATGTCATAAGAATTTTCATAGTCTATTTTGTCTGAGTCTTTATACCAAAATAAAGGTCTATAATTATCACAACCAGAATCATTTTCATCAAAACAACTTTTATATGCAGTTGCTCTTGCTCCACCTTCGGCTTTTCTTACACCTACAATATTTAGGTCAAATGGTATTTTTCCATCGCCATATACACCTTCTCTTAAAAGCTTATGTGAGACATCTTTCTTCGCATATTGACAGCATTTGTTAGAAATTTTAAATGTTGGTGGGTTTTCAATCATAAATTCTTTTAGCCATTTATTATGAGTGATATTAAATTGACTACCATTACCTTTTATTCCACACCACCATTCCAATGCAGATTTGCACTTCGGATACTTCTTATATAGCGTATCAAAATCCTCGTCTTCCCATTGGAAGTTATGTTTTTGTAATCTTTGGATAAATTCACTGACTTGCTTAGATAGAAATGGTTGTCCATATCGTTTACACGATAGTGGAATTGGCTTAATTGCTTTATATGAATCAATTGTTATATCATATTTATTTTCTAAATATTTGAGATGCTCTTTTGTTGCAGAATATTCTAATCCAGTATCAAACCAGACATACTTCACTTTATTGCTTTTATCGCATCTATAAACAATATCCAACATATCATCACTATCTGATCCACCTGAAATAGAACATAGTATATATAAATATTTGTGGCTGTTAATTTTTGACCACGCTCTTATTAAATTGTCTCCTATTATTGAGTTTACAGGACAATCCTGTAATAATTCTTCAATTGTATTAGCTTTCTGTACCAATATGTACTTTCCTCACTGAAATTAATTTCATTTCAATGAGGTAAAGCCATACTTAGTGAGTGTCTTTTTACGTCACTATCACATTACTTTTTCGATTCATATAAACCAATGATCCGTTTTATGAATCATTGTGACAACCTTTGCTAATCAAAGGCATTAAATACATATGGTGAAAAGCTAACCAAGTGGCAGCACAACCTCGCAGATTCGTTCAATACTGTTGACTTCGCATTTTGTCATTTTATGATTTGGATTATCTTTGTTATAATCCTGAATAAACATATCTATCCAAAAATCTACATACTCATCATCTGACTCCGAATCCATTACAGTATATCTATCAACTGTCTTGTAATTTCCTTTTTCTGTCACATAAGATAGATTTATCTTATAAACTGGTAGGGTAATTTTTGTTTTTAAGAAATTTTTAGGATGAATACTTTTTAATTTTTGTTTCAAATCTTCATCAAAAATTTCAAATGTATCAATTCCAGTCCTCAATGAGCAATTTTCAAAAAAATCACTTGGATGCACTACTTTTCACCACCTTTCTGATATTTTATTCTCTTATTTACTGGGATTCCCATAGCCGAATGGCTTAGATATGATTAAAAATTTTCAAAAGAAAGATTGGTTTACTGTGAAACTGATTTTTGAGTTGAAAGTAGTTGCTTATATAATTCTTCTGCTCTCTCATCCTTAATCATGTTTACGATATTCAATGTGTCTCCATCTTTTCTACCAATAGACATCCAAGTTTGTTCTCCCTTATGTTTATCAAATCCAACAATCAAACAATCGCTAATGCTTTCATTATCTATTGGATTATTGACAAACGCTTCATCATATAGTTTTGCAGTCGCCCTCAAACCTCTTGATTTATTCGCATGTTCAAAAGCTCTCAGCTCATCTTTACCAAGCCATTTGATCCATGCACCGCAATCATCACAATAAAGTCCTGTGTTATTGCCTTTTACTTCTGTATGTAGTGAAATACTTCCACATTTCTTACAACAATTCTGATACATAATTTCACCTCCAGTATATTATTCTCCAAACTCACAAGTGTCACATGTCGAGAAATACTTATCGTGGTCTATGCAACATTGTGGTTTGTTGTCATCTTTATTGATTTCAGCAATATCTTTGACAGTCCCTTTATCGAGAACTTCATTAAAGAAATCTATAACTTCTTCTTCGCCATTAAATGCATATTTCTCGTTCCAGTATCTAATATGCTTATCCAAGAACTTAATCAAATTCTTACTGAAGATATCAGTTGGATATTCATAGGTAATTTTCTGCATTTTACCATTTAACGTCTGCTTTACTTTCATCTGTGAAGTAACCATACCGAAATATTCAAACTCGACTTCTAATACACCCATCTCTTCTGTTTTAAAACGAGTAGACAGATTATAATTCATCCAGTCATAATCATTTAATGTGAGATATGTATTAGTTCTATCGTCTTCAATTTCATTGCTAAAAATCAAATCTTCACTTTTAATCTTCTTTAAATTCATTTGTACTTGTCCTTTCTAAAGTTGTGAAATGTTGCTTTCCTGTGAAGTTACTCAGATAAAATCTTCTGGAACATATCATCTACTGAGTCCAATAAGTCATATCTCTTATCAAATGCTGCTGTTGAGCTTCTTGCAAATTTACGCTCAACCATGTCGATGTAGTAAGTCATTGTTCCATCATCGCCCATATAAAACTCATTCCATTCATCATCAGACATCAATCTCTTAACATTTAACTGGTCGATGGCAAGATTATCAAAACTAACTACCTTAAATTTCTCAATAATATCTGCAAGATTTTCATATAGCCAATTCTGCTTTACAACAATGTTTTCATGATCTTCTGAATAAAAATCATCACCACGTCTTAAATGTTTATAACCAAGAATCAGCATCTTCAGATTATTATTCTCTAAAGCTTCTACGTCCGATGGTTTTAATACCCCGTTGATTACATGAATGACCGCATTTGGATATTGCTTAATAAGTTCAATAAAATTCTTTGTTGGATTTACGAGCGATACGCCAAGACCATAGATAAGTTTTTCATCAACAAGCTTTTTGATTAAATCCTGTTTCTTCTCAAAATGAATCTGATTTACCGTCATGTTTACAATAACTTTTCTATCTTTGAGTTTCTGTAAGAATGGAATTAAGTCAGGATGACTTGTAGCATCTCCACCACCAAGAGCAACTTCCTGATATGGATGAAGTGTATTAATGAATTTCTCATTCAAAATATCTCCAAATTTTCCATCTGTTGTACTACCTTCATGGCAGAATGGACATCCCATATCGCAAAAATTACAAATTTTTATATCCATATTCTCCGCAAAAACTGGTACAAACTCATCATCTTCTGTCTCTCTGATCTTTGTTCCATCGCTAAAAATTGTAGTTTTAAAGTTACCATTTATGTATCTTCCTAATAATTCCATTCTTAAAATCCTCCTAAATTAAATCAACCATCGTATCCATACTTGCCAAACGCAACAATTTTATCTCCACTTTTACTTGTATATCTATTTACAAATGTTTCAAGATCATCGTGCTCCCACTCCTCATAGGTTTTAGCATCCTCGTCTACAATATTGTTCTCTTTTGCATATTTGGAATAATACTTTTCTTTCGCAGATTCTGACAAGTCTGACCAATCTTTAGAAAATTCATCTTTATGATTTTCATAGTCTTGTGCTGCATATTTCTTATCATCATCTGATAAACTATTTGCTTTTACAAATGACTCAGAACCCCATTCATCAAAAAGAAGTTCGCCATTCTTCCACTGTTCAAATTCTTCCTCACTACATATTGTAAGTGAATGTGTGCTTGATGAGTTAGTTTCATAAACTTCTCGTCTAATCTGTCTCTTCATAAATTAATCCTCCGTTCCATATGCTCTTGGATACTCATGATCAATAGCATCAAAATTAATCAACCCACTACGTTTCATATCTCCAAAATATCCATATTCGTCACCATCTTGAATAACAACATACTTCTTATTTGTCAGATATTCCTCTAATGATATATTCTCTTTTTTAAGGAATCCACTAAGTATATCTACATCAACATATCCTGTACATGGCTTCTCAAAATGAAAATATCCATTGTCTGTTTCCCAATATTCGATTGTATCAATTCCCCAATCCTTTTCTTTCTGTTCAATCCACTCGTTAAATTCATTCTCTGTCTTGCCATATTCCTGTGCAAAATCACTATCTTTATTCTCTGGATGATTTTTATCAGCGATTGAATCTGAAATCATAGGAACAACAATCTTTTTAAGACCAGGAACATATTTTAATGCAAGCGATTCAAGCTTTTTATAATTTTCGTCATTATACTCATGTACCAATGAAGCACAAGCATACAACCATTTGTCATGAAAATTACCTAATGCTCTAAATGGACTTCTACCAAACTCCATATCATGATCCCAAATATGCCATTCACAATCTTTTTCACCAGTTTCTTTGTCATCCCATAAATAAAAATCCTTTGCAATCTCATCTGGCGTATAATGCTCATCTTTCTTCATAATACAAAGCGAATGCTGACTACTTGAATTTGTCTCGAAAACACCTCTACGAATCTGTCTTTTCAATTTTGCTTACCTCCTTGTTTTAATATTCTCTCTTTGTAACCAAAAGAAACCTGAATTTACTGTTATTACATATCACTTAATTCTTTATTAATATCTTTCTCAACTTCTCTTCTATGCTTCTTTTTAAATAATCTACGATTCTTCTTTTTCATCTTTCTCCAACCATTGTGATTATTTGCCCAACAAGCATAATCATGGGAGAACCAAGATTGATGATTTTCAGAAAATTGTCGTCTTTTAATCTCTGATCTCATAAAGCTCCTCTACTTACCATTCCCAAGTCCAACTTTATAGTCGTCCTTTACATCAATGGTTACTTCTCTCTGAAATTTTCCTTCCTTATCATAAAGTGATAAATAATATCTGTTACCACGTTGCTCTAAAACAACATCCTCATTCTCAAATAGTTGAACTCGTTTCTGTTTCTGCATTGGTTCATTCTCTACCTTCAAGTTATTTAATGCGTCTTTTGAACCTACAAAGACTGGTGATTTTAATTCTTCAAGAATACAGCTAATATCAGCATCAAGTTCACCATATTCATCCATATGTTTGTCAATTGCTTCGATTACATCACTTTCAAACAATAATCTGTTCTCCATTTTAATATTCTCCTTTCCACTCACCTAATTCATAGAAGTCGTTTATCTGGTCATCTAACTTTCTAACCTGTTTTCTCAACTCACTCTCTTCTTTTTTACTATCTGTTTTCTGACATTTCTTCCACAATTCCTCACGCTGCTTAGATAATTCATTATACTTATCAGATACATCTATCTCATCTACGACTGAAATCTCAATCTTCTCTCCGCAGTGAGGGCATAACTGAATTGGATAATTGTCTGTCTGCTCATACTCATCACCCCAAGAGTTAAATGTTTCTGTGTATGAATTACAAAATTGAGGAATTATAGTATCATCTGAATCTCTTACTACTAATCCAAAAGTATCGTTGCATACCAAATCTTCACCTGTAAATACAATAGCTTTATCATTCTGAATTTCATCACAGCAATAAGTGAATGGCTTATGCTTATATGCACAAGTATCATTGAATTTTAATTTGATTAATTCTATTTTCATATCTTTATCCTTCTAAACATCTTCCACATAAACAGTAATACAACTTCCAATCTCACCACTCACTTTTGGGAATACCATTGTAATACTATCTATGTAATATTCTTCTCCGTCTGTATCAATGACATCATTAGTATTGATTATTAATGGAATTTCGTTCTTTCTCATATAATCTAGCGTCTTAAAAACTTCTGATATATTCTCTACTTCTGTATATCCAAGAAGTTTATAATCATCATATCTGTCGCTAAAACCAACAATTCTTATATGCAAGTTCTATACCTCCTTATATTTAGTTATTCTCTCTTTTTTATTTTGGAAAACCGTGTGTAGAAATGCTCTTAGACAAAATTAACAGGAAATGCTTCTTTAATTGGATTATTTATTCTCCCATCTGATCTACAATACTCTGCAACTTGTTAATATATATCTGAGCGTTCTTTTTATATTTAAGTTGCTTAATATCAGCAGGTACAAAAGCCAACTTCGATTCACCGAAAACATCATTATTCGAATAAACTTTCATAAACTGGTACATAGTTTCAACATCAATCCAATCTAAATCTGGTTGAAAACAAATCACATCACCTTTCTGTGGATGCAGTTTTCTAACCTTAATAAGTGTCTGCTTAAATAATTTCTTTTTCTGTCTATTGTTCATAATTTAATTTGTCTCCTTTACATTACTTCTAAATGATATTCTTCAACATATTTTCTTTTCTTCCAAAACTTTCACCACGGAAATTTCACATATTCTATTTCTATAACTCGAAGCATCTTGTCCTCATTTTTATCTCTATCTAACCTTAAAGCAGGTGAACCAAACATTGCTTCGGCTAATTCGTTAATAGAAATATGTTCTCCAAGTTTGTATTCCTGTTTGTGTGGTTATGGAGGATAATAAGAAATCACGTCATGTTGTCGTAATTCATATGTTCTCATACTGTTATTCTCCTTCGAATATTACTCTTATGGGCTTTATGGCTTCGTCATTTGTTGGTATAAGAAGCACTTTGTCATTTCCAACCTGATCTTTAAATATTTTTGGGGCTTCAACAAATGTAACTCTTTTTGAGCTATCACTATCCAGCCACTCTTTAAACTTTTTAAGATTTTCTTTTTCAGAAATTGCAGCACATGGACTTACTTTATCTATTAACTCTAAAAATTTTTGTCTTTCATCTTGTGATAACTCCATACTGTTATTCTCCTATTTCTACATGGTCATTATCCAACAAACCAAATTTTCGTAAATAGTACTGTTTGGTTTTATCATCGACTCTACAATAAAAATTATGTCTTCCTGACTTCTGCAAAGATAATGTATTAATATTAAGCTCTGCGTTCATAATAATCAGTAATTCGTTTAATGTAATATCATAGCAATGAAACGTTTCGCCTATTAGAAGCTTATAATATTTCTTCTCTAATTCTGTTGTTTCTTCCATATTGACACCATCCTACGCTTCTATATATTCCAATATCCAACTGTCGTATTTATTTTCTTTAATTAATTGCTGATATAAATTTATCCATTCTTGTGCTGAAAGACCTTTGTACCTCCAAACGCATTCTTTCCAATGTCTGTGTATAAAATGACCTCTTGTTTTTAACTCAATACATTTCACACATTTATCGTATAATTTCTTGGAATACCAATTCGATCTCCTTCTATTCCAGCCATTAATCCCGTTATCTATAAATGCTTCAGTCGGATCATATCTGCTTCTCATATCAGTAAGAGTTCTGTCGTATAACTCAGTTTTTGCATTGTATAAACAATGAAGCAGAAAATAGATGTCTTCATAATCATTTTTAAAATTCCATTCTTCAATATTTAAATCAAAATACATTATTCTTCATTCCTTACTACATTAAACTTAATTGGTAACATAGCCGTAAATCTACTCTTCATCCAAGGTTTTTCTTTTGTTGCAAATTGATCACCAAATTCTTCTGCTAATACAAAATCTCCGACAGTGTAGACAATAGAATATCCAGTTAAATCTTTTGGAATCTCCTTATTTACATTACAGGTTTTAAGATGAATCATTTTATCTATGCACTCACCCATTAAATCTTGAAAGAATACAAACGTTCCATCACAATTGCAACGCTGCATTGTGAAATATTCAAAATCTGCATCTGGATCATGCTTAATAATTACATTAAAATAAGGTTTGTCACCTTTAAGATAAGGAACATCTATTAAAATTGTTCCATCTTTGGTGTAAGTAATAACCGTAAATAACTCTCGTATATCCTGTTCAATCATGGATTCATATTTATTATTCTCCATGCCATTACACTGACCTGATGCAATTCGTTCTTTTACAAATTCTAATGATTTACTCATTGTTATTCTCCTATTTACTCACTCTAAATACATTTGCATCACCAACTGCCAAATCTTTTTCTTCAATAAAAGAATTAAAATACTCATTATTCTTAAAATTATCTTCTAATTTTTCGGTAATAATATCATCCAACCGACCAAAGAATTTTACAGAAGGATAAAACGCTGGATATTTCTTTAAACGGTATTTATTAACATTCCCTCTTAATACAGATAATCCATGTCTTCTACGCTTATTGTTGTTCCAATGAATAGGATCAGCATAGAAAGCATTTTTGTTTCTTTCATACTCTTCCTTTTCTTCCTTCGCTAATCTGTCAAGTTCTTTTTCTCGTTCAGTTTTTGAACGAGGCTTCATGATTTCTTTGACATTTTCTCGAATTATATTATTCGCTTTTGCTTTTTCTGAATTACTCATCTTGTTATAGTTCATAGCAGCTTCTAAAAATATATTTTTCAATTTCTCACCTACTTTCATAACCAAAAGAAACGTGGTTTTCCTTGGCTTTTTCAACATCTGAAAGCCTTGATTTTAGGGCATTTCAGAGGTTGGAGTTTTACAAATTATCAGTTACACCTCATTATTCTCTTTTTTGTTCTCATACATGTCGAAATTTTCACACATATCACATTCAAATGAAGACCACTTGTTATCACACGACTTACACTTGTCATGTAAATTATTTTCAGCAAGTCCTTCTTCGCAAATATCTACAATGTGTTCACACAATTTCTGTGGTATTACACTTCTTTCTTTTGCTCCTTTTAATCCTTGTGTGCCTGTTCTACTTCCTCTTGGAGCTGATACATGACATGGATCTCCATTCTTACACATAGGCAGAAATTTTGGTTTCGGATGGTTAGTCCAAATATCTGTAGGCTTCATCCGAGTATCACCGTATTTACAATATGTAACCGTATATCGTGGAAGGTCTTGCATCCAAGTCATCTTTCTCATACCACCACGAGGATTTTCAATAAAATAATAAGTTGGGTTTAATTCTTTGATTAAAGAAACGACATGCTGATCAGTTGCATCACAGAATTTTGCATAATCACTGATTGGATCAAGATTACCAGTCTCAGGATTCTTTCTTCTATGATGACTTATTGCAGCAATACTGAACGTTGTACAGTCAGGCGATGCCCAGATAACATCGGGATGACCAAACTTTTCTAAGATATCTTGTGCAGTTACTTGACTAATATCTGCATATAAATCAATGTTTTCAAAATCTTTATTCCATTCTACGCTGTACACTTCATGACCTCTTGCTTCAAAAGCTTTGCCAATTGAACGTGTGCCAGCAAATAACTCTAATACTTTAATAGTCTCTTACCGATAGTGGTGCGCACCTTTAACTCATGAGACTATATTTTCCTTTCTTATAAAATTATATCTACATTGTTACTTAGTTTCGTGACAAGCCAAGAAACCAAAATTTCATTATAACTTTATTTTTCAAAAAATGAATTTTCCATAATACAATGATCAATCATATCTCTAAACGCAAATGGAGAATCTACAACTCTGTCTGAATATCTAAATCGTTTCAGAAAATCTAATACATCTCGTGCGTCTTTATGCGACAATGGAATAAATTTCAAATATTCTGGATGACCTTTAATACATATAACTGCCCACGAATGGTCATCAGAATGAAATCCTACATCTGTCCCAACGTCCATCATAGAATTCATAAGCTGATGACAATCATCGACTAATTTAAATGAAGCACTATGCTGGTCTATTGCTCTTGATAATTCGGCATTAGAATATGTAAGTAATTTTCTGGCTTCTTTATATTTATCTTCGGCTAAATCAAATTTTAATAACTCATCTGCCAATAACCACTGTCTTAACTTGTCTCGTATCTTATCTTTAATTTTCACTGCTTTACCTCCCTACGACCACAAAAAATTTCGGATTCTTGCGCTTACTTTTTATCTGTAATCTCAAATGGTACAATTGACTCTGGAATATAATTAACCTCATACTTGTACTTATTCACTTCAGCACCACCCAAATCCTCAATGACATACATTGTATCTTCATTCAGCCCAATAATATGTCTCTTATATGTACCATCTTCCATCTCTACAACAAGCGTCACCTGATCATTTGTCGCATCCTCTCTACTAAATGCACCAATCATTTCAAACTCAACCTTATCAGTACGAGTGTTAATTACTGCAAATCTTCTAAGAACATTAAAGTTCTCAGCTTCCTGTTTCATATTATATGTAACCTTTTTTGATTCAGTTTCAAAAGCACACCCAGTTAATGATGTTGCTACCATTCCAACGGCTAACATTACTACTAAAATTTTCTTTTTCATATAATTTACTCCTTACTATCTCAAAATCTTACTTAATCTCTTCACAACTTCTTCGCAAAATATATACAAACAAGTCTTCTTAAATGCTATTTTCAAATCATCAACAGCTTGTCTATATTGCTGACGTAATTCGTTGTCTATCATATTATTCCTTCTTCTCAATAATAGTTACAGTACCCTCAAACACTCCAAAATTTGATGACTGTTGAAATGTATGTGTCTCCGCAATGTCGTCATCTGTCATAGGTCTTGTAAGATACCATAATGAATCATCTTTCCATGTAATCTCTTCAAGTTTCTGGTTTGGTTCAAGCTCAATTGTTGTTGATCCACCAAAATCTTTTGTAACAGACTGGCATCCAGTCATTCCAAAACATAATGTTAATCCTAATACAACTGCTAAAATTTTCTTCTTCATGTTGTTTATTCTCCTTTTCTATATCCAGTCTCTTCAAGAAATTTATCAAATTCCTCTTTTGTCATATTGTTTGGATAATACATATCCACCACCATATCAAATGGCTTCAAATAATTATCCAACACATCTTCAGCATCTTCTTTTGCTTCCTGCATTTTCATATTGATATAATCTTCTCTGGTCATGTTCCATGCCGTAGGGCAATCTGTGACGGTTGAAAATCTACAATATAATCCGTTTGGCTGTTTTGATACGAATCCTGCCATTATTGCCTCCTAATCTTCATCTTCAATGTATTTTATTTCTTCCAGGATCGAACTTCCTATTACATACAACTTCTTTGAAATTATTCTTCTTACTCTTTCAAGGAATTCTTTATGAAGTTCATCTTCCTGCTCATACACCACCATCTTTTCATTTCCATTTCTATGACAGCAAGCATACGTTCCTTCCTCATATTCAGCTCCATAGTAATAAAAATACAGATTGTATTTATGATTATGTTTACTAAATAACCACGGATGAAGCGTTGCAACAGTTACATAGTTATTTCCGATTTTTATTCTAAAATCGCAATGCGATTTATTCTGTACGATTTTCAAAAACTTCACCTCTTTTCGTCTCAAATGAAATCTATGTTTCTTGGTAAAAATATTACTATATATAGTGTCCATATTTTCTATAAGCACTATATATAGTATCTCATTTACGCCTGATACACAAAACTTGGCATCGGCTGTAATTTAAACAGATTTTTCTCATGCATTGAATCAATCTTTCTTATAATTCCAAACAAATCCTTTACAAGTTTTCTGCTTTCCTGAACAACACGCTTGAATACCTTGATGACTTACTCCCAAAGAATGTGCTGCTTCTGTTATACTTTGCCACTCTTTTATAATATTTCCATTTTTATCTTTTTGGAAAATCACAACTGCATTTGTTCTATTTGGAATTGTTGCACGTTTAATTACTTCTTCAATATTAACGTTTCCGTTATTATATGCCCAAGCATATCCACCTGCTGTTTTACAATTACCCTTACAACAATCCGAAATATGTCCAGATGATATTCCAGTTATCTTATATGCCTCTTCCATACTATTATATTCTCTTATAATATTCTTGTTGGGTATATCTATTTGGACTACTTTTCTTTTATAGACACGTTTATGCTTTACTTGTAAATCATCCTTTATTTGTTTTGATGAAAATATATAATCATCAAATGTAATATTCTTTTGCAAGAGCTTTTCATAAAACCCTTTTACAATTTTTTCTTTTGTTTGAAAATTTGTATATCTAATAATTAACAATGGAATATTATTTTCACTACAATAATCTTCTTTTAATTTATCCAAATGTTTTCTATGCAAAAAATTTTCCTTCTTTTGCATATCAGACTCACTATTAAATGTAAACGGAAAATAATGCTGTTCTCCATGTAGTTCAATTAAAAATAAGAGTTTCTTATTTTGTGGATGAAAAATTGCAAAATCGAATGGCAATCTTCTTTTATATTTACAATCATCAAACTTATATTGCGTATCAAATATAATTTGTTCATCTGTCAAGAACTGGCTTAATTCGAACTCAGCTACAGAAGATAAACATCCACATGACTTAAGTTTTCCAGAAGTTAAAGACGATGATAAAGCGTTAATTTTCTTACCACAATCACAATCACAACTCCATAATGATCTATGATTTTTTATACCAAGAAATTCTTTTACAATTAATTTCCCAAATCTTTTTCCTTCTAAATTCTTTTGTGGTTTAATATTATCTCTTCTTATACATCCACATGATTGAGTATGTCCTGATTTTAAATGTCCTGCGGCAACTAAAATCAATTTAGGGTTGCCACAGTCACATTTACACCACCATCTCACATGTCCGCTTTTATCGTTGTCTCCACGTTTGATGACTGTTAATTTTCCAAATTGTAAATTAGTTAAGTCTTCTGCCATTTTAGTCTACATATCTTTCCATACCTGTTTTATAATAAGGAATAGGCATTCTCTTAAACCGATATTTTTCTACTCGATTATCAATTTTCTTTTTAATATCTTTGTCGTCAATCTCGCCTGTTCTAATATATCTATCCATAACAGAGTATTTAAATCCCAATGCATCTTCATCTGTACTTCCACACAGTCCATCAGACGGAATTTTTTCGATTAATTCATTTGGCAATCCAAGTTCATATCCAATAGCTTTCACTTCTTTTACTGTTAAGTCGCTAATTGGTGCAAAATCTCCAACTGCATCACCCCATCTGGTTTCCCAAGATAGTAATGTTTCTGAAAGATTACACGTATTAGCGACACGACCATTTACTGTCTGCGATACTGCATAAAGCGTAGTCATACGAATACGAGCAGGGAGATTTGTAGAAGTCTGCTTTGACCAATGATCTCCCAACTGTGGTTTAATCTCATGCTTTAAAGTGCGAACTGTATTGCCTATATTTACAACACAACTGTCGATTCCAAGATGGTCTATAAGCATTCGAGAATAATCAATATCTGGCTGTTCTCCCTGTGGCATCATTACACCAAAAACTCTATCTTTTCCAAGAGCTTCACAACATAAGCCAGCAACAACGCTTGAATCCTTACCGCCAGAAATTCCAACTACTGCCATACAATCTTTACCATTCTGTTCAAACCAATCTCTAATCCACTCTACGATCTCATTCTTTACTTTCTTAGCATCAAAATTACTCATCCTTTATCTAACCTCCATAATTCAATATTACAATTTTCAAATATATCATTTATCATTTGATACACTTCTTCCCAATTTGCACCGCCACGAACACATCCAATTTTATATGGCATTGCAATACTCATATTTTCCAAAACTGCATATGATCTCAAATTTTCAAAACATTTTCTTAAAGCGTCAATATCTGTATACTGTTTTCCGTCATAGCCATATGATTTTTGTGCAAATAAATTTGCATATATTCTTGCGTCAATATTAGACTGAAAATATCTAACAGAACCCAATAATTGTTCAGGTGTATTAATCGAACAAAAACTATGATAATCTTTATATACTTGCACATCATAATCACGGATCGCTTTTGCAACACCAGAATTAAAAGCACCTTTGCAATTAACCTGGTGTGCAATAATATCAGTGTTCGAAGTGAGTAAGTCTCCATCAATAATTTTAATCATTACTTACCTCCGTACATTCTGTTTCTAATATCCGCAAATGTATCTTCTCTTACTAATTCTCCATCTTTAAATACGGTAGTAAGTAAACTGTTATCACTCATTTCAAGTAACTGATCTTGACACTTTAATTCACCGTTATCATCGTATACTCTACAACATCCTTTATGAGATTTCTTTAAGTGACTTGTATCTGTCTTAGGATCTTTGAAAATCATTAACTTCTTGCCATCAATTACTCCATATGTAGCTTTCATTGCAATACCAAAAGTATCTCTTGTAACAACAATCATCTTGCCGTTTTCAACGATTGCAGTGAAGCAAAAAGCTCCTACACCATAAGCAATATTATTAGCTGCGAAACCACGCTTTTCTAATTCTTTCCAAATAGTTTCTACATTAGAAAGTGTGCAGCCATCACCATAAATAATACCGATATGCGGATTTAATACCTTATAACCTTTACCATTTACAGAACCACCAAAAATCTCCCACAACCTTTCAACTGTTTTAACTGAAATCTCTACAATATCACCACTATCAGGACGAACCAAGAGCTTTCCATTATGATTCATAATCTCTTCTTTACACTGTGGAAGAATATTATTTACCATATTCCAATAATCATAAGTATCTGAAACCATACTAAATGATGTATTTGGATATAACTCTGTTAAAAGTCTTTTAACAAACGTAATCTCATCTCCATCAATTGAGAAATTAGCACCCATTACAGAATGCTCAGTTGAGACAGCACCGATTCCAATACCATTATTCTTACAATCGGCATTGTAATATCTATCAATATAATTAATTGCTGGAATTGTAGATGTCTTATTAAATGAAAGCAACCATGATGCTGAACATCTTGTAGCTTCATCCATACAAGACATTCCTCTCATGCCAAAATCCGCACAAGCCATATTTCCAGGCAATCCGTCTGTTGTCTTGTTATACCAATAATCTGCAATTTCACGATACATATGACCGATAGTTGCATGACAACAAGGTTTCCATAATTCTACCTGAAGAATACATTCAATCCACTGAACAAGCCAAGCAAATTTATCATCCGTATTTGTAATCTCAATACAAGGAACACCCATAGGAACAAGTGTACCTTCTGGCAATGCTCTAATCTCAAGTGGTAAATATCCTAATCTGTGAAGCTCTACAATTTTATCTAAATCATAGTTGTCTCTACCAATCTGTACATCCATCGAATCTGTATAAAGAGTTAACATCTCATCTTCCGATAAATCGAAGAAATTTTTCTGAAAATCTCCCATTAAATATTCTTTGATAAATGCCTGCAATCCAAAGAAAACCATTTCATTCTGATTCTCTAACATTGATTTTCGAGGCACCCAATACGACACCAATTTAGTCAAACCATTTGGGTACATGCGATCATGACACTGTTTATAAGTATCTGATAATAATAAAGCCATTGTGTTATCCATAATTTTAAACCTCCATAACCGTAATTTTTTCATGACTACCATTAAATAAACTGTTTGTGGTAAATAATCTGTTCACAGTATTATTCTCCAAAGATTTGATTAATGTTCCTTTTTCTTTATTAAGAATTGAATTCTCTGTATGAGTGGCATATGCATAAATCTCAGTTACACCATGTTTCTTCAATTCTTCTGCACTATAATAAAGTGAACCGCCATATGCGATAATATCATCAATCATTAACACAGCTTTATCTTTCAAATCAATACCATTTGTTCTAATGTCTAATCCAAGGATTTTACCAGTCTTCCAATCTCTCTTCTTTTCACCATAACAATATGGTAACTCAGGAAATAAATCTGAATATCTCTTAGCTGCACCTGCATCTGGGAAATAAAGTACAAGATTTCTCATACCAATCTTTGAAATAGCTTTATCAACATACTCTTTTGGATTTTCTTTTACACAATTATTGAGTAATGCAGTAGAAACATCGCTATGAGCATCTAAAACATAAACTGATGAAAATCCTAACCAATTGATAAAATCGCAAAAATACTTCAATGTGAATACTTCATCATCATTTTTTACTCTATCCATTCGTGCATTAGGAATATATGGAAGAGACAAATAATAATCCACATTAGTAAAAAATCTTTCAAGATGTTTCTTTACTAACATCAGATAAAATATCTCATCGTTACTCTCATAAATCCATTCAATCCAAATACAAGGAGAGCCATCATAAGAGTCTTCCTCAATGTTGTTTATATCAATATTTACTCTTGGTGTTCCATCTGGAAACTTGTTGATTGTTACAATTTCGCCATTAATTTTAATCATATTCTACTCTCCAATCACTTCGATCTGACACATCTTCATAGTTGCTAATGCAGCATTGTGAGTATCAGGTGTGACACCTGCACAACAGCTTGCATCTACTGTAATATCAATCTCAGGATAATTTGCTCTAATAATAAGTGCATTTGAAACCACACAGATGTCGGTGCATAATCCGCAAACCTCAACACTTTCAAATCCAAAATCCTTCCAGTTTAACCAACCAAAAGTAGGCTTATCAATCAGAATATCGTTCTCAATATCAAAATCTAACCTATCTGAAATCTGCCAACCAACAGTATTCTTTACACAGTGAGTAACAGGAAGATGCTTACCCTCATATGTTTCCAAATAATTCTCAGGGTGTGTGTCTCTTGTAAAGATTACCTGTTTACCAGCATCCTTGTACTCCTTAATTTTCTTTGCTACATTCGATACAATTGTCTGTGCTTCCTTTGTACCGAGTGAGCCATCAATAAAATCATTCTGCATATCTACTACGATTAATGTTTTGCTCATTTTGTTACCTCTTTTCTTTGTTCTTTCATTACCAAATGGCTAACGTTTACTGCTTCTCTCATAGCTTCTGCAAACTCATAAGCACAATCAGAAGTAAATCTTTCCTGCACTTTTGCAATATCATTTGTATCAACTTCACTATGAATCCTTGCCTCAATAATATATTTTCCGTCTTTACACTGAATGTCTACCATCTACTTATTCTCCTTATTAAGCCAATCACAATATTTCTGACAAGCCTCTTTACTTCTGAATGCGATTTTCTCTCCATATCTTTTACCATTGTGATATGCAATTACATCATCATTAAAATCATCAAAAATATTTTCTATTCTGAATTCACTGTAATAATCATACGCATCTGCATAATCCTTGTTTGGCTCGTGATTTTTAGTAAAATAGACTTTCTTTTTATCGCCGCACTTTGGTTTATATGCTTTATGAAATTTAATCTCCTTATTCAATGAAATAACTGGCTCATAGATATATATTGGTCGAGAACATTCACACTCCTTGGTTACAGTTTCACCATTTGGATATACTGCAACAAGTTTTCTTTCTTCGTTGCATAAATTACATTTTGGTTTCTCATGAGGAACACGTTCTGCGTACCACACTTCTGAGTCTTCTAAAAGTTTCTCAAAAACTTCTTCCATTGTTTTATTGTAAAAGTCTTTTTCTACCTCTCGTTTGTAATTATCTATCTTGTACTGCAAATCTCTTTCTCTACAAGAAAAATCTAAATTTTTATCATTGTACTCTTTAACCTTTTGCCTTAATTCTATATTTTCTTTTGTTAATCTGCTGATTTCAGAGTTTACATCTTCACGTAAAATCTCTCTGAACTTTTCTTTCATTTCATCAAAAAACATTTCGACTTCACTTGGCTCATAAAAATCATCGTATTCTGGATACATATTATCTCCTTTCATCGTAAGAAATTCCGCTTTCTTTCGGTCTTGATTTTTATACAATATATAGTATTTGTTGTAATTATTTAATACTATATATTGTATATGCTATTTTGTTTTCAACTACTTATTGTATTATTCTCCATTTTATTTTCTAACCACATATAAATAACTAAATCCACCAGCATTACCTACAGGCTGTGCTAATAAACACATTGCTACATGGTCTGAATCATATACCCTATTACCCTGGCGAAATTGCTTTCCAAAATTTATCTCACCAATACCTCCAACTAACTGTGGCTTATCACCACAAGCAGAACTTAATCCACTTGTGGCTGATGAAAATTTGCCATCTTCTCATCTGTACAAATATATGTATTGTCATACTGAGCCTTATATAAATGCTCAATCAACAAAGAGATGCAAGTTGTCACTATACTGTTACCGCTTTGTTTATATCCCTGGGTATCAGACATTCCAACTGCTTTACAGTTCTCATAATCAATATCATCGAATCCCATGAGCCTGTGGCACTCTTTTGGTGTGAGCTTTCTCACAACTCTTAAATTGTCTCTATCTTCTTCGACCATTGGTTGCCGATTTCCTCCCTGGCATGTTGTTATTGTTGGAGAAATATAATCTTTGTCCCAAACATTTCCTGCGAATCCAGTTCCTTTATTTTCACCATAAATATTAAAAAGTCTTTTTATATTATTTGAATCTGCAAGAATCTGTTTTGGCTGTTTATAATCAGTTGCCACTAAAGTACCCATTACTGAATCCTGCTGATAAACTAAATCTCTCTGACCGATAGTTCTGAATTCAGGTTTTGTAGTGCCAACAATATTTTTTTTAAATTTTGGATCTGTTATCTGAAGTCTTTTCTGTACTTCATCAGATAAGAAATATTTCGCCAAAACACTGCTATCTGTTTCTAATAAATCCTTTAATCTGATTCCTGTGTCAAAAGGCTGTGGAAATTCAAAAGACTTGGTATCAATATCCTTACGAATAGAGATACAGAAGATTCTATTACGATTCTGTGGAACACCTGTGTTCTTTGCATTGATTGTCTGATAATATGAGTTATATCCCAAGTTATCAAGCCGAATCAGCCAATCCTTAAAACTGTCAATATACTTCTTTGATACAAGAGCATCTACATTCTCCATAAGCAAATACTTTGGCAATGTGTTATTCTCTTTTGCTTTTACAAGAAGTCTCTCAACTTCATACAATAAACCTGAACGAGTTGATTTAATGTTGTGACTGCCACAATTAGGGCAAGTATAACGAGTATCTACATCTAATTCTGATGGATCATATTCACAACCACAATCATGACATGTCCACTTTAATCCTTCCTGTTTACCGGCGATTGACAAATCTGTGCATGGAGTCGAGTATGTAAGTAAATCACTATATGGCAGTGACTCAATCTGCATCATATCGCCAAGATTATGTGAAATATGGTCTGCTAACCAATATTTCTCAATACCTTTTGTCTTGTTCTTCTTTCGTGAAAGTTTTTCCCAATCATACGGAACATCTTTTTTAAAATCATATCCAAGTCTCTTATCTGTAAGCTGTCTTACCATTTCTTCTTTGCTTGGATAATCTTCATAGTTTTCAATCATCTCATTAGTCAAACCACAATGCATTGCAGCATAACTAACTACTACTTCTTTGTCTAAATCTGCTGTTGCAATCATATTTGCATTAAATAGATGAGTATTATCAATTCCCTTCATCTGCGCACCAATACCACTACAAAGCTCAATTACACTTAACTCACAATAATTATTTTTTTCCTATGGTTTTAGCAGACGTGTTAATTCCATAGAATTTTACAACAAAATAAGTAAGAAGAAAGGATTTAACAGTAACTCCTAGGTAAAAATGATTGCGCAATCTCTGTAGATTAAAAGATTTTGACAGAGAATAAAGAAAAAAATATTTCTTGTTACTTTTATTTGGAAATTTTGGCTGAATCGCCAAGATAGAAATTTCTATATATGATTATTCTTCGTCTTGAAATGATTTAATTCGATTTTCTAAATAATCAATCTCATCATTCCAATGGTCTATTAACATGTCTTCGATTTGATGCTTTGCATCTTCTATACTGTCTGCAAACAATGTATCATATTCAACATTTAGTTCTTTTGATACATATATAAATATGTTTTCGTCTGCCTCATCTTGTACAAAACCAGCTACTACATTTTCATCATCTTCTTCATAAAATTGACTAAAATGTAATTTATAACATTCCTTACCAAAATCATTCTTTTCACCTGTTTCCCAATACTTCTTCACTTTATCACCTCGCTTAATTTGGCTGATCAGCCGTGAATAGAATTACTTCTATATTAGATTATTCTCTATTTATATTAACTATCTTTAAAATAATTTACTATGTTTAATATCAGTCCAATGAACAAGTTTCATTAAACCATGCACATTTCGATACCATCTATATCCTCTCGCATTACTACTTGGTTTAGTATGTTTTCCATAATAGAATATTTTTTCACCATCATAAAAATCTGTAGGAAAATATATGCGATTTGGATGTCTTATGTAATAAGTTTCTTTAGGGAAATCTGCATTACTGTAATCTAACACTCTTTTACCTCGCTAACTTTGAACCATAATAAGTAATGTGTGCCTTCACTTTGAAATACTCACCACAACTATGACATTTTACGTTTACTTCTTTGCACCAACCTTGAGTTACTAAATTCATCAAATCATATTCCATAACTCCATCTTGATATTCTTCATTGCAATATGGACATTTTGGATATGTAAATTTGCTTTTATTCACTCTATTACCTCACTATTCAAAAATTTCCTCAATAACTTTCGACTTAATATTCTGACTAAATTCTAAACCAACAGCTTTTGGATGACCACCGCCACCAAATAAACTTGCTACATCTTTACCAAGATCAATATCTTCTTTAACGGTTCTATAAGATACCGTACAACCATCAATATCAATCATAGCCACAAAATCAATTTCAGGATGCATTTTACAAAGTCTATTACCTAATTCGCTAACAAACCTATCTGCAAATACAAAACCACAAACCTTACCACACATAGGACTGGTAAACATAGTTTCATTCTTCTCTTCGATATATCTATCAATTTCATCCTGCTTAATCTTCAGAATAACCTCATCTTTAGCATATAATCTTGGAAATACCTCATCATGGATTTCTGAAATGCACCAATGAATAAAATCATCTCTACCGTAAAGATATAATAAATCATTTACCTGCTTACAAATAACACCTTCATCACCGAGTTCTGACCATCTCCAAGTGTCATAATCTCTCACAAGTTCAGCAAATCTCTCTAACGCTTTATTATTCTCTAACTCTTCACTCAGACAACCATTCATACCTAAGTAATGATAAAACAACATAGTTCCCGATGTTTTAATTCCTTTGGAATCTTCGATAACTACATCACACCAATCATACTTATTTAATCCAAGAGCTGTTGGATGATGATCTAATAACTGAACATTGCCTCTTTTATTCAGCAACTCAGCAGTTTCTTCATTGACACGAATATCGGTAATATAAATTGGAATTGTGTCGTCCTGTTCTATTTCCAAATATTTCTTTACAGTTGAATCAATATTGTCATAATCACAATATGAAATTTCTACATTATCTTTACCAAATGCAAGTTGTGCTAAAATACCACAACCGATTCCGTCTAAATCACTGTGGCTAAATAATCTTACCATTATAATTCTCTCCTAACTTCATCCATTCTTTTGTTGTTTCAACATATTTAAGTAACTCACTTTTCTCGTTTAGATATACACCTTCAATTACTAACTGCAAAAGACAATTCAGTGTATTCCCTATTTCTTTTCCTGGCTTATATCCAATCTCAATCAAATCATTGCCATCAACAGCCAAATCTTTCAGTGAGAAACATTCGTCTTTCTGTAAAACTTCCTCTAAGATATATTCGATATTGTCAATTTTCTGAAGCCTACTTTCTTGATCTGTATAAGCCTGCGCTTTAATATCTGCTCTACGAACATTCAGTAATCTTCTAAATTGTTCTTCTCCAATCTTATTGAGCCATCTCTTGATATACTTTTCACCCACTTCAAAAGTTGCATCATGATAATAAACAAGCTGCATTACCTTTTCTCTTGTATCATTATCAAAACGAAGTCTTTTCATAATTGTATCAGTCATATCAGCACTGACTCTTCCATGACCTTTGAAATGTCTAATGCCATCCTCGCCATCTTGATAACAATGTGGCTTTCCAATATCATGAAAAAATACAGCCAATGATGTAATCAAATCCCTTGGATTCAAGTCGGGTTCACAATCACATTCATAAGCATGTACTGCATGTACTGTATGATTCCATACATCATAGATGTGATATGGATTATTCTGCGGAAAATCAAACATATCTTTTATTTCAGGAATAAATAACGAGAATACTTCACGGAATAATCCTATCTGTATATAAAACTCGCTTGATAATGCAATTTTACAGAACTCACTGTTGATTCTCTCAATAGATATATTCTCTAAATTCTTATACATTTTATGAATGTTCAAACTTACATCAGAGTCAACTACAAATCCCAATTGTGAAGCAAACCGAATAGCACGTAAAATCCTTAAAGCATCTTCTGAAAATCTATCCTCTGCTCTACCAACACATCTGATTTTATAATGCTCAATATCTTCCATGCCATTAAATGGATCTACAAGTCCAACTTCATCATTGTATGCCATCGCATTGATTGTAAAATCTCTACGCTTTAAATCTTCTTTAAGATTTCGTGTAAATGTTACGCTATCAGGTCTACGACTATCTGAGTAATTACCGTCAATTCTGTAAGTGGTACATTCATATCCTTCACCGTCAATTACAATGGTAATAGTTCCATGTTGTAATCCAGTTTCAATAATTCTTTTATCCTTGAATACTTCCATCATTTCATCTGGTGTGGCAGAAGTTGTAATGTCATAATCGTGAATTGTTCTGCCAAGAATACTATCTCTTACTGCACCGCCACATAAAAATGCCTCATATCCATTATTTTGTAGACTATGGATAATTTCATTTGCACCAGATGGAATTTCAATTTTCAATCTTTTCATCCAAATTCACCTCAATTTTCGGTTCTTCAATAAACTTTGCCAATAGCCCTTCATGGTAGAACACCTTGTCACTTTCAGTAATTTCTTCTCCTAAGAAATATCTAAGTACGAATGGCATCATATAATTATCCAAACACTTAAATTCAATATTATATTCTCCATTTTCTTTATAGATTTTCTTACAGTATCCGTCAGTACCATTGATCTTGTGGAGTGAAAATAACTCTACTCTGAATGGAATATTAGATTTTGTATTTAATCTTTCTTCAACACAATTTCTCACAAGACTTAACATGTGCAAATTACTTGCAGTTGTCATATCATAAACGATCTCATCATTTGAAAAGAATACAATTCTCTCTTCACCAATGATGTCATATAATAACGATAATGTCTGATCCATAAGGTATTTTTCATAGGTGATATGTCTTTTAGGATTACAATTACCAAGAATAACCTGGCGAATATATTTACTATTTGCAATATGTTCGTTATCCGTGAATTGAGAAATAAAATCTTCCCATGTATCAGTCCCACGAAATATATTCTTATCATATTCGTGTAAAGATGAAAAATTAGCCTTTCTCATATCAATACTGATAAAAACTCTTCCAGTATTAGTTGACTTAAATATATCTTTATTAGATAAATTTTTATGAATCACAGTGAATTTGTTCATATCTTCCGCATTAAATCTCTGATATGCCTCTGACTCTTTGATACTTGTAATAGCTGCATCCTTTACATGATTATATTCTTCAAAATAATCCTGCTCACAATTATACTCCTGTAATTCGCTTACAAATCTAATCCACTTGTCAACAGTTCCATAAAACTCATCAAAAAGCTTAATTCTATCTAAAAAATATGGCTCTTGGAATAATCTAATTGGTATATTGCAATCCTTACAGAATCTTTCTTTTGCTCTATTTGATATTTCCATCAGATATCTCCTTTCACAATTCTCTCATTTACATACATCTTAAATTCATTGATTTTCTTATAATCAGGTTTATCAGGCAAAGATGTATTTTCTTTTGCGTATTCAAAACGTTTTTCATATTCATTCAATAAATCATAGAACTCAGAAATAGGTTGTCTATTTTCATCTAAATATTCTCCATTTCTAATACTCATAAGTAAATCGTGTTCATCTGATCTATAAGTGATAATCTCTTCCTTTTCCAGAATATCAATACACATCATATATAATCGAATCAAATGAGCCATATGTTTTCCTAATTTATCATGGGCTACAGCCTTTTCATTTCTTTTACCAAATTTGCTATAACTACTAACAATGGACTTCATTTCGTTCCACATGCCAGCCCAATCTCTTAACGGATAATGTTGCAAGTTTACATCCATAAAAATCTCACTATCATATCCTTCTTGAACAGCCTTATCAATATATAGTTTCACATCACTATTTTCATGAGGGTAATATCTGTTTTTAAATTCATATCTTGCATTATTGATGCTTTTTAAAATGTAGGCTTCATTTTCTGCCTGACCAACCAATCTTGCAGCCTTGTTTTCCATACGTCTGAGCTGAGAACCAGCATATCCTCCAAAGGTATGAACACAAATCTGCGAAAGAAACATTTTTCTATTATCCAATAATTCTTTACCAATTTTAGATAAATGTAAATAATGCTCAGGCAAACAGCCAAGTTGTTCAATTGTATTAGGATTACTTGATGCTAAAAGCTGTATCATTTTATTAAACGAATACATAGTTGTATCCGTATCAACATCTACGACCTGTTCAAAGTCTGTTCCAAGTAAAATATCTGATTTGCTGTTGAGTGCAATACCTCTCACATCTAAATCAGATCCTTCTTTATCCATTCCATATGCATGACTTCCACCAAGAGTTAAGATAATGATATTGTTACCCAAATTCTTATCTGTTCTCAGGAAGTCATACTCTTTTGATTTTAATTTGTCCTTAATCTGTTCAATTGTCATTGTCTTAATCTCCTAAAATAAATTTCCTTGACTATCTACCATACCTTTGTAACCACACCATTTACATTTGCAGTGCATGGAAGCACCATCAAAACTCTCAGTAATATAATCCTTTTGGTGACAATGCCATCCTATTTTACAAAAGAACTTTTGTAATGGTTTAATATAGTCTGCTAACATGTATGGTACAAATAGCAAGAATAATAGACCAATTAAAATAACAACATATTTCATATTTACCTCACTTATCTTCTTTCCAATCAACCATAATAAATGACAAAAATCCTAAACATATCTCTATTAATATAAATTTCCATAACTCAACTGGTTCTGGAAAAATAAAATTCATTAATAAATTTAATGTCATAAGCCATATTAAAAATCTTATTGTGGATTTATACATACTATTCTCCTCTTACTTATTCAAAACAATCAAAATGTTGCTCAGATATAAAGCATAGAATACTAAATAGCCACCACCTGCCAAGAATAATAATTTGAATACAAGGTTGAGAACATTCTTTTTCGACCATGTTATCCCCATAATCAAATTGAAAATTCCCATAATCAATAAAATAATGTTTAAAATATTCATATTTCACCTCCGAAATTCCATAAGAAATGTGCGTTTCCTTCTAATATAATTTATATACCATATATAGTATATATTGTGTTTTATAGTTGCTATATATGGTATATTGATAGAGTCAGTAGGCTATGACACCTACCAACTCTTGAATTTTACTTGTATTACTTATTCTGTGTATTATCTGCAATCTTTGCACCTGCAAAACCAGCAAGTACAGAACTAAGATCAATACCAGTAGACTCTTTCATTCCATCTGTTACCTGATTGAGAGTGTTCATAATATCTTTCATCAGCTTAGATGAATTGCCATCACCGTACATTGTAATCTTATCAACCTTCGCAAGTGGCTCTGCAATATTCTTAGCAATCTCAGGCATTGCTTTGAAGTACATCTCTAATACAGCGGCTTCGCCCATCTGTTTCATGGCTTCTGCTTTCTTTTCGATACCTTCTGCTTCTGCTAACGCTTTTGCTTTAATGGCATCCGCTTCTGCCTGTCCTTTACTACGAATACCTTCTGCTTCCTGTTCCATTGTGTATCTGTTGGCATCTGCTGTTGCTTTTTCAGCTTCTGCTTTCTTTTCCTGTTCAAACTTTTCTGCTTCGGCATTCTTCTGTCTCTCAAACAGTTTTGCTTCCGACTGTCTCTGAGTTTCGTATAACTTGGCATCTGCTTCCTGCTGTTTTGCATATTTATCAGCTTCTGCCTGTTTCTTTACTGTTGCTTCAAGAGTTCTCTCTGTAAGTTCTACTTCTTTCTCTTTTAAAGCAATAGCCTTTTCCTGACGAGCAAGATTTGCATCAGCCGTTGCAATCTCAACTGTCTTTCTCTCTGTTTCCTGCTGAATATTATATGCTGCATCTGCACTTGCTTTCTTTGTATCAGCATCTTTCTGTAATTCTGCCTTTTTAATCGCAAGTTCATTCTCTTTCTGGGCAATAAGAGTATCTGCTTCAATCTGAGCTTCCTGTGATTCTCGATTTGCATTAGCCTGAACGATTGCTTTCTTCTTCTGAGCTTCAGCCTGTGCATTTGCAATCTCTAATTCAGAACTTACTTCCGCATCATTTGCTTCCTTCTTTGCGATAGCTCTTGCTTTTGCAATCTCTTTTTCACTTTCAGCTCTTGAAATAGCTGCATTTTTCTGAATCTTAACAATATTATCTACACCAAGGTTCTCAATAACACCATTTTCATCAACAAAGTTCTGTACATTGAAACTTACAATATCAAGTCCCATAGCTGCAAGATCAGGTTCTGCATTCTCTTTTACAAGTTCGGCAAACTTCTGTCTATCTGAAACCATTTCCTCTAAATTCATCTTACCAACAATTTCTCTCATATTTCCTTCAAGAACTTCTCTTGCTACGCTTCCAATATAATCAACTGGTTTATTTAAAAAGTTCTGAGCTGCAAGCTGTAATCTTGTATTGTCTGAACTTACCTTTACGTTGACCGCAGCATCTACATTGATGTTAATATAATCTGCTGTTGGAACTGCACTACTTGTCTTTACATCAATTGGAATCAACTGCAAATTCAGTTCATCTTTCTTTTCTAAAAACGGAATTTTGATTCCAGCTTTACCAATTAACACCTTTGGTTCTTTTCTAAGTCCAGAAATTATGTATGCTCTATCAGGTGAAGCCTTTACATAACCTGCCACTAACAAACCAACTACAACTAATACAATTGCTACAATCGGAATTACCATTCCTAAGTTACTTAAAATACTACTCATCTTTTTGTCTCCTTTTCTTTTATATTAAGGTCGGTCATTTATCAACCGACCTAATTATCTTATTCTCCCAACTCGGCAAGTGCCTTATCCAGCTCCTCGTCAGACATGTTTTCAAGTGCTGCATCCTGTCTCTTAGCCTTGATTTCAAGCAATCTCTGTCTTATCTCAGCATTTTTCTTAGCGTCTTCTCTCTTCTTCTTCTCATCCAGCTTCACACTAACAATATACTTGACAATTTCAATCTTATTAGAAATCTCCTCATCTTCCTTTGACTTAGTATTCAAAAGACTTTCTTCCTCAGACTTCTTTACTTCTGCATTGAGTGTTTTAAATACTGAGTCCAGATTTGTGAGAGATAAATCCCACAAATCAATTACGTTAATCATTCCTCTGAATGGAAACTGATAATTATTTCTCGTTGCATTAATAAATAATTCATTGTTTGTCATAATAATAATCTCCTTTTCTAATTTAAAACTTAATCTTCATTACACGCTCTGTTGCACCCTTAACCTTAACAACTAAATCTGCTCTCTTTGTCATCGAAAAACCAATTCCTGAAAGCTGATCATCAGTATCTTCTACATGACACTTAGCACCTAAAGCCTCGAACACTCTCTTATGCTTCATTAAATCATTATCAAGGAACTCAAGATAGAATCCATTAGGCTCTTCGCTATTTACACAATCTTTCAGGAAGAAGAATAAATGTCTATGACCAATTCCATCCTGCTCGTCAAAATAGTTTGGACTATAACTGATTACTGATACAGGAACGAACTGATTTGTATTTACACCCCAAATCTCACGGCTTGAAATAGATGAATTTCCTGCTAATTTCTCCTTAATTGAGAAGTTTCCATTCTCATCGAGTGTTACTTCTGCAACCTGAACCTTTTCATCAGTTCTCATTGACTTATCGTAATCAAACTTGTAAATTTCTCCATTAAATTCAATCTCAGCTCTAAATCCATGCCTTACGCTTCCCGAATACTGATGTACAAAGAATTTATAAACACCTGGTTTCATTCTTGACAGGTCTTCCCAAGTAATATTCTCTACTGCAACCTTTCCATTTGGATGAATAATATCAACATCTAACTGACCACCCATTCTTGAAACATTTGGCTTTCTACAATTACTAAAGAAAATTTCATTCTTATCTGGCTCAATACAATGTGCATCAAGGTCGTAATTATCATGACCATCTTCATTCCACTGAATAGAAAATCTGAGTACACCATCGACATTACCGCCAGCAGCTTTTACATTTTGCTTCATATCAGAGTCAGTAATGTTTCCTGAATAAGCCCAAGATAATCCATTATTCCACTTGAACATTGTCTTAGCGTCTGGATTAACAGGTGCAATCATAGAAACAAAGTTCTTCTCATGTTTATTCTCTACAAAAGCTTCAATCTCCTTTGCAGTTGGAAGTACCTTATCAATGAAATTCTGTGCTGAAATCTCTTCAACCTTAGAAAACTTCTTAGGACTTACAGCAACATCCTTTTCCATCTGTCCAAAAATATCATCTGCACCAACCATTCTTCTTGCAGCACTCTTATTTGAGAACAGTACATTATTTACAGTAATATCATTCAGATTAGCAAATCTTCTCTGTAATGAATCCATATATCCAAGTTCTGTAATAGTCTTCTTTGCATCCTCAAGCATCTTCTTTGTAAAAATAGCCTTTGGACGCTTATAATTGCTTGGAGCGACAATCTGCTCATACTTCTTAACTGCTGTGTCAAGATCCATATCCTCACTTACATTAATAAGAAGTGTTCCGATAGAATGATTTCTAATTCTTCCGATAGCCATACCTGCTGTTACCGACTTCTCCCAAGCATATAAATCCTTTTCAGTATCAGAAGTCAGCTTATCGTATTCCTTCTTATACTTCTTGAACTCTGTGAGTACGCCTTTCCACTCTTCGCCCTTGTAAAGTGTATTTGAGTTGATAAGTTCAAGAATTGTATCAAGTGCATCCATAGTAATTTCATCGAGAGAACGCTTAAATACATTTCTTGTATCTCTGAACTGTCCTTTAACTTCCTCATTAGAACGACTACTTCTATTTACAAACTTATTTGGAAGCTCTAAGAAGAAATGATCCCACTGATGAGACTTTCCATTGATTTCCTCAAAGTTAAAATCTGTACCAATCTTAGGGAACTTAGTTGTATAAATATCTGTAACTGTATGAGCTTTTACAAAAGCATCAAGTGCATCACATACTGGTTGATATGTTGTATCACCAAGATTCAGTTCCCAAATCGTATGAATTTGGTTATCCTTGATAGTGACAGCAGAACCAATATTCTTAATAAACTGTCTACAACAACTACAATCATGTTCTCTACGCTCTCTGAAAATCTCATTTGTACCAGCAGGGAAGCTATCAAGATATGTATTCCATAATTCATCCTTATCTACATTTACCTCAAATAAATGTGTTGCCTCTTTCTGCATTTCATCGAAGTGCTTCTGTAAAGCCTTCTTAAACATCATAAATCCATCCATGTTTTGTACCTCTTCTTTCTTATATTTATTTTTGTTAATTGTTTCTATCGTTATATTCTCCGTTTATATCAAACCAGTTGCCTTATCTGGATTCTTATTAGCCCATTTTATCCATCTTTCAGCATAAGATTCAGTTTTATTATTTAATCCAAACACTTCTCTTGTGAGTATATATCCTTTGCCAATCGACTCTTCCATATCTTTTGTATTGTTATCTACATCATCTGCATCTAATGGTCGAAACACTGTCTTGGTAAAATATCTTCTACCATATTTCTTTGTTGTAGTAATTTTATTTATCTTATCCTTATATAACTTCCATACGCCAGATGAATCTTTGTTGATCTGTGCTACATAATCTCCTATATTTAACACATTGTCTCCTTTCTAACTTTCACATGAAACGAAGTTTTCTTAGTAAACTTCTGCTACATCATCATATTCTCTTGATAAATATTCAACTAAATCCTTATAAATATCTAATTGATGTTCGTATAAATAATTACATAATTCAATGTCACTATCGAAAAACTTTTCAATGGCTGTGGAATTAGCCCATCTATCAAAAGCACTTTCCGTTGAAACTCTAAGCATCCATCTATTTTTTGTTCCGCTATGAGGTTCTACTACCATAAAAATAACTGTACCTGTTCTTGCTTCTAAGTGACCTTCGTATTCGTCAATCTCATAATTTTGACCATTATTTACTTGATCATTTTCAAACCATCTTCTTATATTTTCCATTACTTTACCTCTCTTCTCAAGAAATCGAACTTTATTTGTCTTTTACTTATGATGGAAGAAATCACATCTTGCCTCTTTGTTAAAATCTTCCTCCGTTAAATCATATTCACTCTTACAATCTTCTGATTCAGGATAGCATTTCATTTTATCGTGATCCGCATGTTTACACTCACCACACCCTGAACATTTACGACCTTTAAAATCGCTATTTAACATATTTTCACCTCACAGTCCAAAGAACTTTACTTCGATATTTCTATTTTAATTTCTGTTCCATCATAGTTACCTGTTATATGCCTTTTGGCTACAGATATTCCCTCTTGATATTCATTAATGACATTCTCTAAAGATTCCATAATGTCATAAAAATCTTTAAGCAACCAAGGATGTGTATAAGATATATGAATTCCATCACATAAAAATCTCCAAAGAAAATTTTTTGCTTCGCTTTTACAACGCCACTCTTCTTCATATTTAAATTCCATAGAGCCAACATAATCATAATATTCAAAATCATTAACTACTACATCTCTATTAGTACAACCAAAATCTTCGGCATTCATTAAACTGTAATCCCCGTCTGTATATAATGTATAACTAATATTTATTTGCATATTTTCACCTCACAATCCAAAGAAAGAGAATTTATTTATCTTTAAAAATACAATTCAATGTATCTTCCAATACCATCAATGCTTCAGTGCTTGTAAACAATGCGCTTCCATCATCAGATAAATATTTTGAAGGTAGATCGCTAAATTTTGTATGAAATATTTCTAATATATCGTCTTCATAATTTGATATGTCTTTTAATTTTGACATATTTTCACCTCTTAATCATCTCTCAAGTTCTTCGCCAGTTACACGACTATTTTTACTTTCTTTCCGCAGTTTGGGCAATAATGGTAACTTCTATACATTATTACCTCGTTACATTTTGGGCATCTATTTGAATTATATTTTTCATTTCTGATTAATGAAGTTGAACTCCACATCATCGCAATAAATTGAAGTTCGTCTTGATTTAATTGTTGATTTGAATTAATTTTATTTATAATATCTTGCGTTCTCATTTTTCACCTCATCGCAAAGTTCATGTGAGCAATAAATGTTCTCTTTCCTTTATGCAAAGAAAAAGTGACTCATTATTCTAGCAAACATGGATATTTGTATCTATTATCAACTCTTCTACTTGCAAATCTTCTATTAAAGTTCTTCTCTTTACTATTCTTTTTCCATTACAATAACTACATTTTTCTTCCCAATATTCATCTTCATCAAATGTTATTTGTCTTGAATGTTGTATTTTTCCATTCCCGGAACATACAGGACAAATGATATTTTCAAATTTTTCCGACACTTCCATTTACTTCTACCTCACTTGAATTTTAATATTGTAAATTTTGGTGGATTCAACTTTTCGGAATACCATCTAATCATATTAGGGTATCCTATTCTGCTCCAATCCCTATACCATTTATAAAGCGCATACCATGCCATGTTTTCTTTGCCTCTGAAATTTATTAATCTAAGTAGTCTCTTATATCGTCAACTGAACTAGCAAGGAAGCTATCAAAAACTTCATCAATTTTTTCAAGTAATGGTTCGTTATCATATCCATCATTTTCCATTTGATCTGCAAAGTTTTTTTGTTTGCATCTAAAAATACCGCTTTCCTCTCTGCACCACTCTTTTTTATATAAATTTCCATCTACCTCTAATATTTCATTTACACCATTTTCTGTTGTCTCAATACTGTATTTCATTTTTCATCCTCCTTAAATTCTAATTTTCAAAATTCCAAATATTCGCTATATTACTTTCACCTGTAGGATAAACCAGTCTAATTGGCTGTTTTTGTTGATAAAGTTTCGTTCATATCTTTTAACTGAATCATTTTCTTTTCCTCCAAATTTTCTGATTATAATAACTTATGAAGCCTAATATTAATTTCTTGAATGTTTTTCTGCCATTCCCTAAGTTCTTGAAAAGTCATTCGATCACAATATAATTCCTTTTCAACATCTTTTAATAATAGTGAATCAAAACCATTCAAAATTGATTCTAAACTTTCTTTATCTGACATAATATTTCTCCCAACATCTTGATAATAAATTTCCTATTCCTATTACAAATTAAATTCAATACAAGGTTTCCCATGATATTCTGTAATCTCAAACCATTCAAATTTATAAGATAAATCTTTTTCAGTAAGTTCATTAATCTCAGCTAACTTCGATTCACCATGATTATGAATCCAAATAAACTGAATGTGTTTTGACTTATCTATAAGATCTTTTATACGCATATAATCACTCCTATCTAAATGCTCATTTCATCTACATAAATTGTGCTATCTTTTATTTCCCACTAGCTCCTTTCTGAACATATTTATCAAAACTATTTTTCATATATGTAAAATTTGTTTTCTGTGAAGGACTGAAATTTATCTGATTTTTATATCTCTGAATCCATTTTTCAAATTCCTCATCTTGTTCTTTCATACAAGCATAAGCCATAATAGCAATTACAGCCCTTTCACACTGCTGATATACAGGCTCGTCCACCCTTACGCAATCCTCAACCATATCTCTGTAAAACTCAATATCCTCTTCTGTAGCGTCAGGATTTGCATTTTCCTGAACAAAAGAAAGAGTTGTTTCTTCTGAATTTTCTATTGCTGTTTCTGGATTAATATGTAAATAATTCATCATTAAAGTGGTATATGTTTCAATTTTGGCTTGAATAATCTTTTTATCAGATGTACCAGCTTCTTTATCAAGCATGTCATAACTCCATTCACCAACTACTTTCCCATGTAATTCATTTACAAGAGCATTTACAAACTCTGCGAATTTCTCATCTTTGAGTCCAAATTTTGTAAAATTGTAGAATGTTGCAATCCAACAAAGAATATCCTTAAATACGAATATATTCTGAAATTTGTTTCCACAAACTTTTGCAATACGATTTCCATATTCATTTACCTTTTCAAATTCATCAAACGAAGAGTTCTCTTCAAGGTACTCATTTCTATCGTTTGGTGTCTTTTTCCAATCATTAAGATGAAATGTTGCCATCACAGAATTTGCAACTGTTTGCTCGTATGTACCGTTCTTACGCATTGACTTTGAGTAAGAAACACAATTTTTGTAGAACTCGTTATTAGCAATGTTCTTAATTTTTCTTGCATATGTAGGAATCCATGTTAGAGCCTTCTGGTTTGAACCCATACTCTTGTTGCGGTTATAACGTCTTACAAGCTTGCTTATTTCCTGCATAGTGCAATTTTGATGAATTACAATACGAATCTGATAATCATCGAATTTCTTCTTAAGTTCATCTGGTAACTGTTCGAAAGTTTTATTTTTAATATCAAACTCCCGATTTTCCCAAAGAATACTACCATCTTTATCCTTGATAAGATGTCCTTCACTATCCCTCATTTTCGCTTGATACTGAATAACACTATTTTCAAATGATTTTGTTGTTTTCCAATTCATATGACGGAACTTATTTAAAGCTGTAGTTCTTTGAATACCATCAACAATATATTGTTGTGTTAAATCTCCACCAAGCTCCTCTTCGCCAAGAATAATAGGAGGAATGTAATCATCTGTAAGTACAGTAACAATAAGTTCATTTATTGCCGGATTGTCCCAACAAAACATTCTCTGTACATCCTGATTCTCCGATATATCTTCACTATTTACACTTTTTAAATATGAAGATAATGCGATTGCTTGTTCCCTTACTTTCTTTGCCATAATAAATTCCTCCCATTTTTACATTAATTCTCTAACGTTTTCATAAGCCTGAATAGCTGCTATATGATTACCATAATCTTTTTTAGAAATATGTAATAACTCTTGTATGTCTTTAGTTTCATAACCTTTTATCAAATATGATAAAATTTCTTTTTGAATATCTGATAGTTTGCTTAAATAATTTCGTATCTTAATATCACTTAAATCTTCATAAAATAATTCATCATACAGATTTTTAAATGTACCAGGTATCATTTCTTTTAAGTCTCCACCATCTTCCATTGGATCATCTAGTGATATATTCTCAATTCTTTTAGGTCTTTTATGAATATCATCCTCATCCCGTAGGATCTTTCCATTTTTATCTCTTTCCAGATTACTTGATTTAAGAGTATATTTATTATCTCTTATCCATGTGCTTGTCTTTCGCATAATATTTCCAGTAAGAAAAGTCTTAAAAGAAGACTTTGAATGATCATATTGAACAACTGATTCTATAAGACAATCCGTTGCTACATCATATAAATCCTCGTATTCGCTTGTGCTAACTTTCCCTTCCCAAACCTTATGACATATTGGTTTTAACTTTTTCATGTCATCCTGCATGTATGTATTAATGATGTCCAACATTTTTTGATTGGATTTAATGATTAACATAGTTTCTTTTGTTATCATTTTATATGTCCCTTCTTATTTAATTCTCTATGTAAATACTCTCCAAAAGTCAATTCACCAACTTGTATATTTGTGTACTTTGTTTCACTAAAGCATTTGGGACATCGTGAAAATTTCTCATTCTTATCTTTCGAGAATGACATTACATTTTCCATTGGAGTGTTACAATTTCTACAAATAATCATTTTCATCACCTCGCTTAAAAATCGAACAGTTCATTCATAACTCTTGGTTCATATTTTCTTCCATCTAATCCGTTAATCATCTTTTGTAATTCATCACTTACCGATTCAGATATCTTCTTTCCAAGAATAACATTTAGAACATCTAACTCATTCTTAATACTTCTCCTTTTCACTCTCCTATCTTTTATCATTTTGTATGCCTTATAGCCTTGTGCTGCATTAAGGTTACAGAATTCTATGTAATGGTTTATGTCACAAAGCTCCTTATCAACTTCGCTTAACTGATTAATCAATTCTTCTTTTCTATGTAATGCTTCAGAAGCAAGTCCGTTTAATCCAGATATCTTATCCATCCAATATTGGATATTTTCTGCAACTGACACCGTTTCTGTATTCTCTTGCACTTCTGCATGTGTGATTTGTTTTACCAACTTTGGTGGCGTGTCGATTTTCTGAATATGAAAGACCGATTTCAATGCCTTTGGTAAATTATTTTGATACACAGAATTAGCTTCTTTATTTCCAAATACATCAGCAAGTGCTTCATTAGATGTTGGAACGTATTTATTATTTCTGTCACGCATAACCCAGCGAGTTCCATCAGTAATAACATATTGAGCCAATACATTCATCTCCCTTCTACTATTATTTTGTAATGGATCATATAGGACTCGAACCTACGACTTACCGGGTATGAGCCGGTTGCTCTGACCAACTGAGCTAATGATCCATAACCAATGCCAAGACTGACGGGTATTGACATTGGATACATCCGTAAGTGGACAAAGCTTTACAAGAATTAATGTGACCTGTAATCCACAACTAGCCGACCGCTAGGCTTGCCAACAAATTTTAAATCAAGAAACGAACTGTTGACTATGTAACTCTTTAGTGAGTTATTCTCCATAAGAACTTACGCAGCTTACAGTCTGCGCTTACAGATTTTAAATCTGCGTTCTGAAACATACCGGGTGGAATGTTACATAGCAGGGCATACCAGATTCGAACTGGTGAATGCAGGAATCAAAATCCTGTGCCTTACCGCTTGGCAAATGCCCTATAAGTTATTTTCCATATTAAATTGTAAAAAATGGATTTTTAAAGCAGAAATACTCGAACCACTTGACTTTCAAAGAAAATCTATGTATTATAATTTAACGTAGAACTTTTGTTCTGCCTTACGATAGCTTATGCTGTTGTATGTATTGGTTGGATAGAGTTGAGCATTTGGTGTTCCAGCACCGCTTAACTCTATCTTTTTTGTTTTACAAGAACAATATTAGAACGTATGTTTGTTTTTGTCAACTGTTTTTTCGAACGTGTGTTTGCTTTTTTGCTCTGTAAATATATTTATCACATTTTCAGTCCGATAAAATGGACATTTATTCTCTAAGTTTAAGCGGAAAATTTATATTGTGTATCATTAGTTCTTGAATTCCCTCCAAACATAATCTTCCGAAGATTTCATTGTCTTGATAATCAACTGTAGATGCATTATTTATCATATTCTTTCCTTCATCAATACTGATTTGTCTTGGTTTTGTATGAATAAATGTAAGTCCATTAAATGAATCTATCCAAATTTTTCCAGGTGCTTCATCAATAATCTTTTTTGCCATTTCTTTACTTACATACATTACGCAGTTACCTCCTCTAGTCTATATTCTGTTCCAAAAAATAAAGAATTAAAACAAACCTTATCAATTAACTTTTTCTCTTTTTCATCTGTAACAGTTCCTAATTTGTTAATTACTTCTTCTTTTGAAATAGTAATTAACTGTTCACCAAGTAGCATTGAATATTCTGTCAATCCATTTTTATCATCTGCATTAATACAACCGTGAACTGGCATATTCAATTTCTTTATTTTTGAAGTCAAAGGCATCACTGTGATTATCGTAGCGTGTTTTGTTCCAATCGGATTCGACACGATAACATATGGACGTTCTTTTGTTTGGACTGATCCACCTTCATATTTTACGTTTGCCTTAATTATATCGTATCTTTGTAAATCCATATGTATCCTCCTCTCTTATATTTATGTAATGGATTACCTTTGATACTATGCATTATATACCTGCAAATGATATATGTCAAGATATATTATTGTAAAATATAATATTTTATGATAATCTATTTACAAAAATGTATAGGAGGTAAAATATGTTACAGCTAGACATAAAATCCATTCTTATAAATAAAAATAAAACACAATATTGGCTTGCAAAAGAAACTGGTATAGCACCTAACGCAATAAATAAAATATATAATTGCGAGACAACTAATATACGATTTGATACTCTTGAAAAGATTTGCATTGCGTTAGAATGTTCTCCAAATGAACTTTTCAAGTCGTCAAATATCAGAATGCAATCACTTATCCAAAATAATTAAATAAATATTTCACTTAAGCTAACCATAGAAATTGGTATTTCCAATGGTTGATATTGTGGATTTTTAATTAATCCAAATTCATTTCTATTAGCTATTTTAATGGTATAATTGGGTTCAACGATCTCGTTGCTGAACCCAATTATTATGCCTACGCCGTAATTCTTTTCGTATTTTTGCAGCGTCTCTATCATTTCTCTTGTGCTTATTACTTTCATTACATATTCTCCAAAACTGTTTTCATTCCCACAGCTCCATTGGCATAATTATTAACTGTTGTATTTACACTACTATGCCCCAACTGCTGCTGAACAAATGCAAGATTTCCATTTCTGTTCATTATACTAGCATAATAATGTCGCATCATATGTGGAGTAATACCATTTCCATAATTCTCAAATATCTGTTTGATATTTCTCTCTGTTGTACGTGTACCATTTTTATTTACGAACACAGCTTCTTTGTCTACAATATTATCCAATGTATTTCTATACTCTAACCATTCTCTTAATGCTTTCAGAGCAGATCCAGTAAGATACACAGGTCTTTTTTCAGTTTCTCTTTGATATCCTTTTGGTAAAACCATAATATGTGACATATCATTAAGATCAATATATTCATTATTTTCATCTAAATGCAAATCTGATAAATCCAAGCCAGCAAGTTCAGACTCTCTTATTCCAGTTCCTCTTAAGACACGAAAAATAGCAATATTTCTATTCCTTACACATTCATCCTTTTTCCACATTATTTTTTCTTCCATATCATTAAGCTGATTTTCTGTTGGAAGTTTTTGTGTTAAGTTGTTTTTAGAAGATATTCCTTTATATTTTATTTGTTTACTAAAATCTTCCATACTGTTATAGAGTTCTCTCAATAAACATTCTCTATATGAATATACATTTTTTATAAAACTTTTTATAATATTCTTTCTTGTTTCCGTTGTGGTTGGTGACATTCCATTTGTTTCTTTATATCTAAGGTATGAACTAATATTTTGTGGTCGTAAGTCACTAAAATCAGAAACTTCTATTTCAGAAATTGATTTTTTATTAATGATATTACTTTCAATCAACCACTGTAAAAAATCTTTAATTGCCACTAAATAATTTAACGCTCCACTTTTACTTTCCAATTCATTCAAGTAACCTCTTAAAAACTGTGGTGCGTTTAACTCATCCAACTTCATATTAAGCTTTTCAGCATTTTTGTTTTGTACTTCTATTTTGTAACACATGTTCATCAACCTCACTTTCCTACATACATATTCTCCGTTTGCCATTCAGGTAGCAGTTCATTATTCTCATCATAATATCTGGGTTTAATTTTCTTTGCGTATTCCATACGCTCGTCAAAATCATCGCACCACCTAACTTCAAGATTTTTAGTTCTCATTTGCAACTTTGTACATAGACAACACAAGTTTTTTACATGATCTTTTTCTCTCATATTCGGTCTACGCATTTTATCACCAACTTGATTTTTACTAAGACATCTTAAACAGATAAATTCACTTGATCTGTTTGTATTGTCATGTCGTTTACACATATTCATCACCTCATTTTTTTGCAACAAAAAAGAAGCAGTTGATTTCTGCTTCTAATACTCATTTCTATATTTGATTTGCTTTCAACAAGAAAGCAATTTTTCTTTGGATTATCAAATATATTCGTAATTAATTTCTCTATTATCTATAACTGCTATTCCATTTTTATCCTTGTTATTGAATATAAAAGTAGATTCCTTTATATCAGTTAAATCTAATGCTAAAGAATCAACTCCAATAAATTTCCCAGATACTATAACCGTTTCAAAATATCCTTCCTCTTTCCCTGTATCAAATGGAATGACTATACCTAATTCGTCTGAAATATCTGCCACTTTTCTATATCCAATTTTGTTTTTAAGTTCAGAAAAAGTGATAACCGCCATATCACCAACTTCTGTATATCCTAAAATTTCATCTTCATCATTTGTAATCGGATAAGGTTTATTCATTCGAATAATTTTACCTTCAAATTTTGAATAATTTGTCATATTAATATCTCCCTTCCCGATGAAATCGTCATTTCTTTTAACAATAGTTATCCATTGCTGGTATGTCTTGACTTGCAACAATATGTTCATCTTTTATTTGTGGAGCTGAATCAATAAACTCACCATTGAAATTAACTAGAGCTATTGTATCACTTTCAATACAAATAATTTGTGCTTCAGGATTATATACCTGAATCCTTTTTAGAATATATCTCATTTTATCAAAGCATTTTTGCATATCACGAATGTCTTTCTCTTTAATGCCATTAGTCATTTTATATCACCCTCCCCTCTAATCTACCTGTATAGAATTGTTTCCAAATCATTAATCACAATTTCCATCTGTCTTTTTACTTCTTCTCCTTTAATTTCTGTAAGAGATATTTTATAATCTTTAATTTTCTCTTCAATTTGATCACAACACCATGTAGGATTATTTCGTTTTCTATCCATTTATATTACCTCTTCCAATCTTCCAAGTAAATCATTCTTTACTTCGATTATTGCATTCAGCCTTGATTCAGTTGCAGTAACCTTACAAGCTTCTACACTATATGTCATTTGCTTTTCTAAATCAGATTCAAGTCTGTCAATTTCTGTATCAAGCTCATTGATATATTCTTTTATCTTTTCTCTCATATCTGGTTGATTCTCATATTTATACAACTTTTCTAATGGCTCTTGCATTGCTTTATTTGCCTCAAAATCAGCCTCACCATACATATACATTTCTGTATTTGATCCGCCTAAATTCCAGTTGACTTTCTGTATTAGTTTACTCATTGTTGTCACACTCCTTGTCATAAAAAATAGAACAGATATTTGTTTTCGTAAGATCAAGTTGTTTCTTTGTAAAAAAGTCTTTTAAATATTCATTTGCCTGTTCTTTTGTCCCTACCGGAATACAAACCCATCTGTCATCATACAAGTCCATTTTGACACCATACCCAGAAAACAAATCAGGTATAAGTGTTACATATGCTTTTAGTACAGTCTGTATTTCGTAATTAGAGGTATTAAAGTTATACAATAAAATGTTCATTAAAATTTACTCCCTTCTTATAAAAAGAAACAATTCTTTTTTATGATTATAATTTATATTGCTGTATTGAATCTGTTTTAACAACCTAGGAAAGTTCAGTTTAGTTATTTAAATATTTTCATGCTCTTGCCAATTTCATTGGCATAAATACCATCAGAGCAGCCTCTTTTATCGCCTCGCCAGTAATTGTAACAGCCACTTAGTTCAGGATATTCTTCACATTTTAATTTATAAGGTTCTACGATTGTAGCGCAATATATACCATTAGGAATATGCCCGTACTTTTTAATGTCTTTATCCCTAACTATACTTTCGATAAAATGTGTAACAGATATTTCTACAATATCTCCTTTTTCAGCTCTTAATAATGGTCTGTCAAATTCATACGGAATATCTTTCATACTTTCTCCAATCAATAATAATTCAGGTAATTACATAAATAATTCCATTTCACTTACCATATATTATATTCTCCTTCCAAGGAAAGTTAAATTTACTTGGTATTTTTATATTATATAGCCTGTAAACCCATCGCAAGTAATATCTGTTAATTCTGGATTTATTTGTGCAAAGTTGATATTATCATCTATGCAAATATATAAATAATTTTCATCTACTGAAATGTGTTGTACTTCATATTTCCCATATGGAACTAACGGAAATTTAATATCATCAACTTTTCCATAAGCTAACTGAACAATTTCGTCTTTTTCTGTTGTTCCTTGAATATAAAAGCTTGTATTTCCACCTGTTATTGTTAATATATCGCTTACTGTCATTTTCATACACTACTATTTTCCTTTACTTTCCATAGTAAACTTAGATTTCTTTACTTATTCCAATTCCAACCAGATTTGCTCCATAAAATACTTCCGTCTGCATTGCAGCTTAATTCAATTCCTTTGTTCTTGAACCATAATTCCATCCAATCAAAGAAATCTCTTGTTGGGTTAATTATAAAGCTATCAACACTGCTCATACTTGGGAGCGTAATTTTTATTTGCGAATTTCCGCTTGCACCATATTCGTCATATTCGTATCTAAAAGGACAACCTTTTAATGCAAGTTCATTATTAAATTCTGTTACCATTTCTAATGTTATTTTCATATCTTATTTTTCCTTTCCAAAAGAAAACTTGGTTTCCTATTATATATTCTCTATTATACACAAAATGGAACCACCTATAAAGACAATTCCATTCTATACTATTCAAAACATTGAATAAATTTTTTCATCCATTCTTTATCCACGTTTCCACCCAAAATATTTTCTAATCTACTCATAATATATTCTATATCATAGATTTCAAACAAATTTTCTTTTTCCAAACTTTTAATATTCTCTTTAATTGTTGATGCGAGTTTGACTGTAACACCTTTCGCAGAAATTTGTGTTACAGTTAATGAATCTGCAAATTTTAAAAACAATATACGTAATTCGTCATCTTCCCCTTTATAATAATTTGTTTTAAAATTATAATCTGTATCAAATACAACTAACTCTTCATTTTTTGGCATTAAACTTAAATAATTATATAATTGCATATGTATATTTCTCCTTTTTATTAATTGTAAACATATGTTCTATTTTTGTCAATGGCATTCTATTCCAAGGAAACTATTATTTATTGTGCCTTCTATTCTACACAATATCATCCAACAACTCAATCGCTTCATCAAGTTTTTCACTCGCTTCTTCCATACTATCAATTGCATCTTCAGAACACATTCCTCTATAACTGCTTTGTAATCCTTCTGGCATATTATCAAATGCATCCTGTTCTTCACTTAATATAGAAGATAACTCACTTGAAACTTGTTTTAACTCAATTTTTGTACTCTGAATCCTTGTTTTAAGTTTACCTATTTTTTCTCTTCTCTGTTTATTCATTACCTATCACCCCATAATGCATGGACTACATCATAATCACTTGGCATGCATGTACATGTCAAAGCTCCAAATTTCAACTTATTAAATTCTTCTTTTGTAATTTCAATTCCCATATCTCCATCAACAGTAGTATTGTAATCAAGCTTTCCTTGACATTCTGGACGAAAATACCATACTCTATAGAACTCTTTACCAGTCTTACTATTTTTACCACTAAACAAACAGGTAATTGTTCTGCCTGAACTAATTTCAGTTGTAACAGTTTTTCCGAAATATGGATTGTATTGACTATATACATTTTTCCCGTATTTCAAATTTTCCTGTTTATCATGTTCACTCATTTCGAATAACTGCTGTGTACCCCTTCCGTAAGAAGTATCATATACTTTACTACTGTTCACACCAACTGTAGAATACAACTTAACTCCGTTTCTATCAGTAGTTTCAACTCTCTTTACTCGCTCTCCATTGATGTAATCATTACACAATCTGTCTGCATAATGAACATTTCCTTTTTCATCAACTGTACGAGTAATTTTCTTCATATCATAGTTATCTTTAGCTGCCTTTGCAGCACTTCCTGCATAAATTCCTAAGAACGCTAATAGTCCTCCGAACATATTCATCAACCACCCTTCTTATTTTATATTACTATTTTCTCCACTTTTCCATTTCATCTACAGACTTCTTGTTTAAGTTATTATACATATCTTGTCTCTTACGAGATTCTTCCTTTTGATTAAGATAATAAGGAATACCAAATACAATAATAAATGCTATTAAATATGCCATATTAATTACCTCCGTTTTTCTTTAATTATATCATGTGTTGTGTCCTATTAAAAAGACTAGAAGTGCTTTTCATCGTAGTTCTAATCCAAGTATTTCTTTTACGTATATAGCTTTTTCTTTATTTTCAAGAACTCTTCCTTTAATATTATCATTTACTTCAAAAGCTGTTATCACTTTAAATTCCAAATCAGAATGAAGAAATGCATCAATCATGTCTAGTCTCTGTGTTGTCACTACATATGGTTTCTCTTCTCTCGCTAATTCAACCCATTTCGGCAAATCTGTATAATGTGTTGTTTCATCTGGATAATAAACAATATCATCATCCATATCAATGTTCAGTATCTCTTTTGCATACCTTTCAACCGCATTATTTTTACCTAATAATAAAATCATTTAATCACCATCCTTTTGAAATTTCCGTTTCCTATGCTACAAAATCTGTATCTGCCATATCAGATAAATTACTTGTTGTCTTAACACTTTTAATGTCATAAGATAATCCACTCTTTATCATTACGGCTTTTGCAAGGATTTCTACTTCCTCTGTATTAAACCCAGATGCAAATACAGTTTTCCCATTGTTAAAAGTTACAATATAATGATTCTGTTTCATTTTTAATTCTCCTTTCTAAATCGCTGATTCTTAGGCTTTCTTCCCAAAATAATACTTAACAATCTTTTTAAAATCTTTATTGCTTGCATAAGCAACTCTAGGCTTACTTCCATCAATATTAAATTCTGTTACGCTTAAAATTGCATATCCTTGTACCGTTAATGTAGCAAGATATACAAGTAAATTCAATTTATGCCCAAGGCTGTCAAATTGGATTTCTTTTCTTAACTTCTGTACTTCTTCATCATAATTGTCATCTACTTCAATAATGTGTGCAGAAGCATATGTATTAACTTTATACAATCTATTATTAATTTTTCTTACCATATTGTTTCCTCGCTTTCTAAACTCAGTAAATCATCGTTTCATTTTATTCTCTTTGACCTCGAATGAAATGTTACAAGTTGCAAATGGACACTTCCAACATTCATAATGTTTACCTTTGTCACACTTTTTCTCATTCACAATACAACCCTGCTCATGAATGAAATCTCTTTCTTCAAATGAATTACAAATAATTTTTATAAAATTCATATTTTTCTACCCTATCCTTCCTGCTGAAACTCTTTTTCATTAGTTTTTCCAACCCATTCGTCTCTTTTCATTCAAATCTTTATTATATGGACATTCTGGATTTTTGCATTCACCACACCATCCAATATCACTTGCAGATTCACGATCATATGCTTCATCATAATCACAAAGTTCGTGATCTATATTTTTTGTTTTTCTGCTCATAATAACAACCTCACTTTTTTAAGAAATCCTCATTTTCATTGTTTATGCAACACATAAGGTAGCTGCAATTTCAAATTCCTTTCTTGATAATTTGAATGGAATTTGCTCATCTTCTTCCTGTAACACAACATAATTTTCAGTTTCTTCAATCAATTCACAGGTTTCTCCATCCATACAAGGAGTTCCATTATCGGTTTTCAAATCAAACCACTCCTTATCTCCATCTGTTTCCTTTTGAATATATCCACCGTATTCCAGTGATACATATTCCTCTTTATTGTCAAAACCTGTTAATGCGTTAAATAATGTTGCTGTACTTACTGTATACTCTTTCATAATTTTTCCTCCATTCTGCTTATAACAATCTATTTTTTTCATAAACACCAATGCAAAGTTCCTTGTCAGAATATCCAATATCCTGAAATTCCAAATATCCATCAATCATTTCCCACGGATAAGGATAACTTCTACCTATAAGCTCTTTTTCAGGAATTTCTTTCATAATTCTGATGTCAAGTTTATAATCGTCATCTAAGTCGTTTAAAATTTTCCGTAGTTCTCCAACAGTTTTAATCATTTTTACCTCCAATTATCAAAAGAAACTCTTGTTTACTTGCCTAGTTTCTTTCATATTTATAATAGCTTCCGAACCATACAAGTTTTGGATTCATAATCGTACCAACATTTTCTTTAACCTGACCACTATCGTTAAATCCTTTTTCAGTCATTTGTTCTGCATGTTTATTACGTTCCTCTTCTGAATCATAATGGTATTGTTCTATCACTTCTATATAAGAGGTATGCTCTCCATTTTCATATGAATGTTTCTTGATAATACTTTCTTTTACAATCTGCATACTTCATCACTCCTTTACTTCTACATTTAATGTAATCTCATACTGTTCACCTTCAATCAACCGTTCATTTAACACTTCTGTTTCTAAGGGATAATTCATATCATCAATAGAAACTCCATTCTTATCTACAAAATCATAAACTCCATCTGCCTTATTCCAAAAATCTCTTAATGTTTTTGCCATAATAAATCACTCCACTTCTATATTAATTCATCGACTTCAACTACATCAGGATTATCACTAAACCATGAATCATTCTCTGCAATTTCCTTTAACTCAATAAAATCTCTTTCAGAATCAAAGCAATCGTTGTGTTTCAAATAAGCTGCTTTCACCCTTTCTCTTGCATCTTCATATGACTCTGCCTTTACAATTCCAACAGCCAATTCTTCAATCCTGTAAGCATATAAGTTTGTAATATCTAACATATTAAGCACTCCTTTCCGTTTGAAATTGCTATTTCTTATGTTCTAAGGTTCTTCGTCATCTGCGTTTAACCAGTCCATATATAATGCGGTTGCATCATATTCGTCCTCTGTTAAATAACTGTAACTTTCCAAAAATTCTTCTTTTGTAAGGATTTTAAAATCTGCCATTTTAGGAATATCTGTTATAAATGTCTTGTTCATATCAAAATCAATGTCAAAACTAGCTCGACATTCAGAATGATATGTATAAAATCCTTCGAAGTTATTTTCATCATGTTTTAATCTATACAAATCAAATTCTTTTCCGCAATTAGGACACTTTATTTTCATTTCCATCACTCCAATCTATGCTTCATAATCAAATTCGCTTAATCCACCACTTGCAGATACATATTCTGCTACATCTGGAACAAATATCATAAGATTATCAGGATATTTTCTTTCATCCTTAATTGCAAAATATCCTCTTTCTTTTACGCCATCATTTTCAAAGTAATAACCAAAAATCATTTCTATTAAATTTTTCATTGATGTTTCTGGTTCGTATTTCTGTTCTCTGATCCATGCAGCAATGTAATCACAATCGCACCATTTCTCTTTTGGATATTTACTATAATCTTTTTCTTCTGTCCATTCTCCTGTCCACTGATCTACCATAAAATCATACCTCCTCAATCTCAATACAGAAATCATCAGGATCATATTCACTGCCTTCAATGTCCCAATCTTTCATGTATTCTTCTTTTGCGTTATTGGCTTCTTCTTCAGCTTCACCATAGGAATCAAATAATCCCCACTCAAAATCGGAGCTGTCTCTTAACTGACCGCCATCATAACTGATAATATATTTGAACATTTCAATCACTCTCCCTTTAAATTAGGACATAAACCAAGTCCTCCGTCAATTTCTGGTACTCTTCTATAAGCGTTTCTGTGAATACAATCTGCTTTATCACATTCTGTACAATCACATTTCTGATACTGTTCATATGTCATTTTCCAACCTGTCTCTGCAAATCTTTCTCTTGTCATCATATGAATCACTCTCCTTTATACTTCGTTTCCGTCTTTATCTGTTATAAAAGCGACTTCTGATAAATAAATACTTTCAAAAGCTTGATTTTCATATTCACCAGTTCCATTCTTCGCTATTTTCTTTGCCTCTTCTAAAGAAGTTGCTTCAATCGTTTGATCGACTTGTGCGGTATAAGTTACTCTATATTTTTCCTTAATACCTTTTGCTTTCTTGTATCTTGCATAATTTGCCTTATATTCAGCAGAATCTGGTGTGATTTCCTGAATAATATTGTTACCACTCATTCCATATTCTTCCATTACCACATAGATAATACCTGTGCTTAAATCATAATAGCTTTGTGTTTCACCATAATCTTCATATTGATCATATCTTGGATTCATAAAAATACCATCAGCTAAAATACTCATAATTTTTCCTCACTTTCTTTGTAAACAGTTCTTTCCTTTGGTTTTATGCAACCTCTTTTATTTCCTTTACTGTTTCTTTCCAACAACTATCAATCAGTCCATAAACTTCATCAATATCATATCCATGCATCTTACATCCCTCTACACAAAAGATTGCATATTTAATAGGAAGTTTAACATCCTTATCCAGTTCTACTTCTAATACAGAACCACCACCAGACCAAGAATCATACAACCCACACATTGTTTCTTTTCCAAGAACTATATAAGATTTTGATTTTTCATTCTTTCGTGGATCATATTTTCCTTTTTCGTCATATTCTTTATTCTGTAATTCGATTAAATCAAACAAATCAAATAACGGCATTTTTACAAGAAATGTTACAGTTGCCATATGTGATGGAAGATTTTCAAATTCCTGTATGCAGCTTTCTATAAATTTGTCTTTGTTTTTATCTCTATCTACATAATATCCATCATCCCTATGTACTTGTTTACATGCCTTTCTTAATGCAGTTGCTTTACCTTGTGTTTTTGCTAACCATAGCATAGATGATTCTTTGTCAATACTTCCATCTCCTGAATTTCCATACCAATTCAGAACATTATCGCAAACGCAATCGTAATTCCAATTACCACAATCCACCATAATATTTACTTTGACTTCATTATTAAAATCCTCGGCGTTGTAATAAAAATATGTATTTTCTCTTACATACTCCCATATCTCATTAAAATTATCTGTAAAATACTCTTCCTCTTCATCCGTCATTTCTTCACGAATATCCTTTTCAAACTCATCTTCTCCATACTCCATTGCATAATCCATAGCCCAATCAGCTAATTCATCATTAAATGCCTCTCTTGGATTATCATGCTCAAATATCTCTTTTAAGAAACTATCAGAAAGTTCTCTTTCTCTGTAGTCAGTATAAATTTCGATGCCACCATCTTCATTTACACCCCACATTTTCTTTAATATTTCATCTATTCTGGTTTTTAATATTTCTATTGTCATATCAATCAACCTCGCTTTCTTCCCATAAATCAATTAAACCAGGTAATACATAACCTAAATCTATCCAACTAAATTCATCAAACTCTTCAAGTTCTTTTAGTTCATCTTCTGTTGGAATTTCAGCACCCATAATTCGCTTTACATCATCTTCTGTTCCACCAGCTTCAAGTATTCTATGTAATGTCATTTCTAATGCACCAGAAATATCATCATTTCCTTTTACTGTGATTGCATTCCGTGACCAATATTCATTGCAAAGATGAAATGTTACAAGTGTTTCATTTTCTTCCAATAAATCTTTTAACTCAATCATTTCGCTTACCTCCTAATTTTTTATATTTCTCAAACACTTCTTCGCATCTCGCTTTATCACTGCTCCAAAATACTAAATGCCAGGAATAAACCCATTCTCCATTTTCAAAATATTTATATTTCTCTTGGATTTCCCATCGTTTATTCCAATGACTTCCAATTCCTTCAACCATTTTGTATTGCCGTAATTGTACCATTTCGCTTACCTCCTACATATCCTGATTCGCTATACTATCTAATTCTTCAACAATACTATTCATATCTGTATTAGTAAGTTCTCCAACCGCATATAAGATTTCTGTCAATTTTTCATATGCTTTAGCACCGCCTTTGGTGAACGGCTGCCTTCCACCATCTTCATCAATTATTATCTTGTCTAAGAATGGTTTTTTACTTCCTAATGCTACTAAAATATCTTCTAATGTATTCATAGTCACACCTCCATATTGTTGTTAATCCATGCATTAATTTTTGCTGTAATAGCCTCTGTATTATCAAAGAAAATACCTTTATATCTGCCAACAAAAATTAAATCCCAATTTGAACAAATTGAAATATAAACTTCTGTTTGAATTTCATCGTTAGGACAACAGAAAATATATAAATCTTTTATATCTTCATCCGTGATTTCTCCGTAATCTTCCCAATCATCAAATGTAGTTTTATATCCAATTCGCTTTATAGGCGTAATTAAGTCACCTGATTTTACTTTAAACACACAATCAGGATCACCCACCTCATACCGTGAATCTCTTTGCAATATAATTATTTCATTTACTCCTTCCAAATAAATAAGACAGACACATATGTTTGCGTCTGCCTTATTATTCTCTGTATTATGCCTCTTTGACTTCTAAAATCTCGTATTCAACATCGCCATTGTCAAGTCCGTAAACTCGCTTACATTCTTCAACAGATGACACTGTACAACTTTGTGTTCTCCATTCCCAATTACTCATTGCATCTTTATATTTGAATGTTATATTAAGCATCTGCATTTTCCTCCTTTGGTGTAATAAGCTTTGTGATTCTATCCTTATGGAAATTGCAAAATGCCTCAATGCTACCATTTCCATATACCCAGAACCACTGTTCTTCATAATCCCAAAAGATCATTACTTCGTGTCCATATGTTACATTACTAAACACATAATTGTTTCTTTTTCCATCTGTTGACTTAAAACAATCATTTACACTACTTTCGGATGCTCCATTATTTCTTGCTTTAAGATATAAATATCTTCTAAGATTTTCTAAATCTCTTTCTGTCTGTACATCAAAAATTTCTACAGTATCATCATATGAAAAATTATCATTGATTTCACTTTGAGATGTATTATCTTTTGTCAGTCTCTTTAACTCTTTACTAATTGCAAAAAGTGCTGATTCCTCATATTTCTTGCACTCTTCTTCGCTTCTAAATACAGTTCCATCCTCTGCAATGTACTCTGTTCTTACTACTACTTCTCTTGTTTCCTTTACTTCGTTTGCTCTCATAATTTTAATCTCCTTTTCTTATACTATATATTGTGTTTGTTTGTTTTATTTACTACTATATCTTGTAATTATTCTACCGAGAAATTACAATTTCTTTTGACTATATATATTCAACGATATCCGTGTTCGTATTTCTAATTTTACCTTCTAATATATAATCAGATTTTTCTCTGCCACTCTTACAGTTTCTATAATAATTCAGCAACATTACAAGTTCGCCATCAGGAATATTGTAACTATATTCAATACCTCCCTTACTGTCACAATGAATAACTTCTATACCTTGTGATTTATTCTCTAATACAATCTTACATCCATTGTTTACTTCAATTTCTCTCATACTAGACCTCCTTATACCCATGCTGGCTTTACTTTAGTTTCTGGTAAACTTTCCAGCCACTCAATTATATCCTGTGGTACTTCTTCCATCTTCCAAGCAGTTCCGTATTTATAACCACACACTGGACATTCTCTACCGATAAAACCGAGTTTGTGATCTTTATATGAAATCCAACCTCTTGTCTTATATTCTGTATTTGAATGTCCTAAACAATCTTTCTCTTTTAATTCGTATGCTTCTCCATAAGTGACTTCTTCACCATCATAAACATCAATAGAATATTCCATATTTGCATATGTTGTTTCCTCTTTAGTTGGATAAAATGGTTCTCCATTTTTCAAACATTCCAATGCTCTTTTCTTTGCGTTATCTTTTTTCTGACAAGCTTCTTTTGTTAAAGTCCATTTCTCAATTTTAACTTTATCCTGAGTGTGTTCTGTCCATCCAAGTTCTCTCATGTGTACACAATAAGGACGCATATCATTCAAATGCCATCTATCCCAAATATCACATAATTTGTTAAGCATTTCCGTTGTCCACTCATCTGTTGGTGAACCATTTCTAATTTCATCTACACACTGACCAGCAGAGCCAAGGCAATCTCCATTTGATAATGGCGCAACTACACCACACATACTTAATTTTGAATCTTTATATTCAATTTTTACAAATGCATTTCTATCTACTTCGTTTCCTGTTCTTGTGTAAACCTTACATTTACATGGGTTAATGATTTTATACATAATTACGCCTCCTTAATTTCTTTCAACATACTGTCGATACACAACATTAAATTTTCTTCCATATTTTCTTTAACCATTTCCAGATGTTCGTTTACCTGTTTTCTGATTTCTTTTTCTGTTACATTGTGACCGTAATTTGCAATCACTTCATCCATAATTTGCCTATATGTAAAACCTAAAAGTAAGTCCTCATTTTCATGTATAGGCAAATTGTAAGTAAACTCTTTCCCATTCCGTGAATCCGTTTCAGGATCATATAACCATTTACTCATAATTCGTTTCCTCCTTAATTTATGTAATCTCTAAACTGTTCCACCATGCTTTGCCTCCACCTTCAATTCCATAGAAGCCAATAAAAGCATTGATATGTCTCATTGTCGTTGCTGAATACCCATTCCACAATCTCTGGAAAACTCCATTATGTATTCTGCAAACGACTGTATTGTAGCTTGTCAGTTCAATGTCTCCATTGTCTAACTCTGTTACTTTCGCTTTTCCGTAAAATGATTTTCGTATATCATTTACTACAGGTAAATCAAATTGTTTCATGTTTATTCCTCACTTTCTTGTAATAAAATAGGCAGCTAGGTATTTATTCTCCTAACTGCCTTTACGTTTACTTATTATTCTGTTCTTCCTTTTTCTTTCCTCTTTCTCTAATATGCTCACACATTTCATCCGAAACGCCATGCTGTTTTAACTGTTTCGCAAAGCGTTCATAAAATGGTAAGTCTTTCCACCGTGGTTTTCCCTTAGCCATTATTCTCATCCTTTCTATAATTTACACTCATAGGATGCCAACTCATATCTAATCCGAAATCATATTCAAGTATTTCTACAATTTCGTCCTCATTAAACGCAAGAGCTTTCATTTCTCTTAATATAATCTCCTCGAAATCATCTTCATCCTCAATTAATCCCATAAGATAATTGATAAGATATTTGAGCTTCTTACCATGCTTTCTATAATCTTGCAACTGTTTCCGTACATTTTTTGTTACCATTTCGCTTCACTCCTTATCTAATTTCTTCAAAAGGTTTTGTATTTTTGATTCGTTCATCATAAAACAATGTATATCCGTTATAATAAAATCTTTCTCTTTCATCTGGCTTTGTCCATATAATTGTTTCCTGTTTTAAACCATCATAAGGAGAAGTTTTAATATCTGCCATCGTTACTCCATTCGATTCATAAATCCGTACTGCTATTGCATAAGGCTTGTTTTCCATTGATTTTTACCTCCAATCATACCAAGAAAGCTTAGTTTCAAGACCATTCACGATTTAATTCTTCAGATATTTTATCAATCATTTGCATATCAATTTCATATGCATTATTGTTATTTTTCTTTGATAATATATCTCTTAACTCACTTGCTACTTCTCTTCTTCCTTTTAAGTATGCTTTTTGAATTTCATCGTTTACTATCTTATTCAAATCCAGCATATCTTTCCTCCAATCTACGCAAAGTAAATCTTAGTTTCAACCTAGATATATTCTAACTACGAAGTCATTTATTTCAACTGCGTTTGGAGTTAATTGTAAGTTGTGTTCTGTGACTGGTAACTCTCCCCATATACCAGCTTCGTCTAACAAATGAATCTCTTTGCCTTTATTTTCTTCTATAATCTGTTTAACTGTTTTTTCTACCATATTTATCATCCTTTCTAAAGAAATGCGAATTTCCTATCTTGGCAACATGTAATTGTAATCATTGATTATACTAATCATTGCAAGTTCTTCATCCATCCATCCAGAATCAGGTTCATGAATCTTTTCTAAAAATTCATCTTTTTCCCTTGTAGTTTTGAATCTTCCTGCCACTCTTGGTCTGCCTTCCGTATCTTCCCAAGGAATATAGGTTACTGTCTACCCTTTTTCTTCAATAATATCCATTCTGTTTCTCCTCTTTACTCCGAAATCTCTTTATATGCTTCCACTAAAGTGCAAGACAAACCCTGCATTATCTCTTCGCATATATCCACAATATTCTGAATATATGCATTCTCTTCTTCTGCTGTCAAATCTCTTTTCTCTTCTGCTTCTGTTTCACAAATCCAAGAGTCAAGAGTATTATCTGCAATCATTAAACCTCTAATAATATCAAAATTTGTTCTTGCCATTTTTATTTCTCCTTTCTAATGAAAACACGTATTTATTTGTTAATATTTTTCAATCATTTCTCCGACATGTCCGTTTTTGATTTCTCTAATATGAACTTTCCCATCATTTTCGATTTTCGCCTTGTCATATAATTCACTTAAAATTCTGCTTGCTGATAATTTCTCAACCTGTTCTCTATTTCCGTGGATTCCGTCTTTCATTTTGCTTACCTCCTTATGAAATATCCATTTACTCTGCGTTTTCTTCTACAAATCCAACTTCATAAAACGAATCAATGACAGAATCAAAAGCATCTTCATGAATTTGCACCACATGACCACATTTACATTTATATCTCCAACCTGTGAATGAATATGAATCTTCGCATTCACAAGAATCTGTTTTCATAGATTCTACAAGTTCTATTTCTCTTTTGCATTTTGGACACTGACCAAAAAGATGAAAACTCAAAACTTTATTTTCGGATGAAACTTCTTTTGTTTCATCCTGCAAATTTATTCCAATACTACCAATTCTTACCATTGTTCATTCTCCTTTTACCTTGAAATATCTGTTTCTAGCACCATTTCCCAAGTTCATACATAACACCCGAAACTCCCTTATAAAGAGAACTTCTATAATATTCATCAATATTATCTTCTGTGTATCCATTGTCTTCTTCTGTGAAAATGTAATTAATTTGTTCGCACAAAATAGCGATCTTCTCTTTCTGTTCATCTGTTAGTTTATCTAACATACTATCACTCCTTTTATAAATCTAAATCATCCTCGTTACAAACTTCACCACATTGTCCATCAGAAGTAAGAATTAACGCCTTGTAGTCTTTACCTCTAAACGGAGCTATTCCCTTGCCTTCCTTAATAACATGTCCAATACGCTCTCCATATGCATTCCCTGATGGCTGAAATATAATTTCCATATCTTCGTTATATTCTTCCAACATCGCTTTTAATTTTCCAACTGTCATATTAATCACTCACTTTCTATTTTAGGATTTTCCAAATGCAAATACGATTCTTTCAACATTGCAATTGCAGGGTTTCCGTTTAATGTTAATCCCCATGCAAGATCCTTTGCATATGCTTTTGAAAAAGTCATTGCATTTTGTCCATCCTCCCACTTTGCAACCTTTGATTTACTTGATATGCTTGTTACATATTTGATTTCTGTTCTATTTTCATAAGGAAATAAAATCCCCACTACATATTCTTCTGCTTTCCGTGACATAATTATTTCTCCTTACTTTTCAAACTATTTTCATCCACAATGCAGTAGCATCCAAGCGAATCACCAACCAAGTCATCATCTAAATCTAATGACTGTAAGATTTCCCTAAACGTGCCTTCCATATAGTCATATCTGTAGATTTCAAGGTATTTCTGACCTTTGGTTACATAATTCTCTTCTGTTCTACTTCTGAAACAATCTAAAGCATTTTGCAAGCAATCTGCCTTTCTCTTTGCATTATTCCAATAAGTAAAATATGTTCCGTGTGACCACTGCTGATTCTCTGGCTGTGCAGGATCGTAACCACTTACAACCGCATATTGTGTATCACTTTCGCTTTGTAATAATGCATAATTATCTTTCCGTAATAACTCTATCCATTTCATCTTTTACACCTCCCTACTCTTCTATTCTCGTATTTCTCATTTTGCGTAATTCAGATAAAGCATTTTTAACATCATATATCTGTGAGTTAATCAATTCTAAATCACATTCTGCCTTATCAATGATGTTTTCAATGTCATCCTCACTATCATAGGAAACATTTGCAGCGTCTGCTAATCTTTCAAGCTCTGATTCCAGATTATTTATTAATTCGTTTTTTGTGTTCTCATATTCTTCAATTGTCATATTATTTTCCAAACTCCATTTCCTTAATAAGTCTTTCTCTTACCATTCTATTTAAGTCCTTGTTGACTGTGATTATTTTATGAGAAGTCCTGTTAATATAAATGAAATGACTTCCTTTGCACCGTGCGAATCTATAACCATTTCTATATAAAATTGGTTCAAATTCTCTTAACTGTTTTGTTCTTCTATATGTCATTAACACCAATCCTTTCCTTATTATAATGTGACCGTGTAGCCGTTATCACAGCTTCGTATTTATATGTTGTATATATTGGTTTGCTTTTTTGATATTTTCTGTTACCGATGTTTCATTTTTCATCACTCGCTTTCTAATTGTTTATTCTCTGTTACATTGCTTTTGACTTTAATGTTTTCTTTGCAGTTTTGCGTTTCTTCTCTGTGAATGGACTTTCCATTTCATATCTAATAATTTCAGACAGATAATCAAATACTGCACACTGTTCCAAGTTCATAATATTTTCAACAAAAAACTCTGTACCAATGCATTTCTCTTTTAAGATATTCTCCATTTGCTCTGTTCTGCCTTCATAATACGCATATAGTGAATGCATCACTCTGATATACTTTGCAGTATATGCTTTCCCATTATATGTATCTGCATATCCGTTCCACTGTAAATCAGTAATTAGAGTAATGATTTTATCAAGCAATTCCGTTCCATTCTTACGAATTGACTTGATTCCGTCTTTAATTGGTGTAAAGATGCCTACCTGGTTTTCAATTGGATCTCCCTTTACAGCTACATTATGATTATTACAAACTTCTTTTAACTGAATATAATTTTCGTCTCCATACTCGATTGCAGCTCTGTAATAGTCAACCTGAGACATCTTACGTCTATCAATACCTTGACCAAGAAATAATTTAATTGCTTCCTTTTCTGAACATTCAATAATCTCACAAATAACGGATTCGATTTTCCCTTTAAAAGCCCCATAAATTCGATGCATACCATCTACACACCAAAGTTTTCCATTAAGATATAACAGCTTCGGTACTTCCCATTTATATTTGTTGTACTTTGTTCCGATTTCCGTTGCTGCAACTACATCACACATTCTTTGCCATGATGGAATATGTATATGTAAAGGATTGATATTGACAAGTATCTTGTCGCCAAACCGTGAATTTACTTTTGCATTTTCAACAATCTGCTTAATTGTGATTGTTTCAACCTTATCTGTAAATTCTTCCTTATTCCGTGCTTCCTGCATTTCTCTTTCAATTACTGATGGTTCTACTTTTCTTGAATAACACATAACTTTTACCTTTTTAACCTTTCTTGTTTTAATTTTTTACATAAAAATAACGGCTTGCTTTCGCTTGCCGTTTAGTTACTAAACTTCTTCAAATACACCAGATTTAACCATATCTGTTTTCCAACATTCAAAATCGGGATATTCTGTTTTGTCTGCTAAGTCTCTATAAACTTCATGCATCTGATTTTCTGTGAATGTTTTGCCTTTTAGTGGTTCTTCATAAGTGATATATTTCATTTTGTTTCACTTCCCTTTCTGAATATATTCATTTGCATCTTTACAACTCTGCATTCCGTGGCAACAAATCCTGTCACCGCAATTCACACAAATGTTGCATTTTATTTCCCTTACCTGTTTTTCAGTCATACTTCCTCCTTCTCTAACATATATTCATAATATTCAGTTTCGCTTGCGAAAAGCATATATTTACCTTTTACAAGCCCTCTATAACCTTCTGGCGTGTTATAGCCTTTCATGTTTTACCTCCTTGATTTTATCTAAAGCAATGCAGATAATATTTCTGCAAAACTTTTATGTTCTTTACTTTTCTTGTTTCTCTTTGCCCGTTCCTCTGTATAGCGCATATTTTCATACGCTATTTCTGCTTCTGGGCGAGTGTCTATGATTTCAACTCCGTTGTAAGCACGGAATATTATTGCTTTCTGCATCATTCCATCGCCTCCCTTGCATCATGCAAAATCCGTGTAATTTCACTTTCTGATGTTGCTACTTTGATTTTGCTGATTGTGTTTTCGTTGTAACGTAATTCTTTCGCAATACGAATTGCATCATATCTTGCTTTTTTCATTTACTTATTCTCCTTTTTTTGTACACAAAAAAGACAACCTACAAATTGTAAGTTGCCTTTAATGATTTAATATGTTGTTTTAGTTCTGATAATATCCAATGATTTCAAAATCATCTTCATCACACTGATTATACACAGGATAATAGTTTTTGCTTCCTGTGTTGTAACATTCTCCGTTCCATTCTTTCTGAATGAGAACTTCTCCATTTTCGAGGGAAACAGGTTGGAATTGTGATAAATTGCATGTGTTTTTATCCGGGAATTTCTCTTCAAACTCTTTCCGTGAAAGTTCGGATAACACATTCGTTTCAATTTCTCTTGTTGGTACATCGTCCAATAAATGTGTGTATCTTGCACCGTTTTCTGTTTCCAATAAGACCATTGTTTTCATGCTAATTCCTCCTTTTTCTTTTTATTCCACCACATTAATAAAGCAAAGCCAACTGTCTTGCTAACATTGCCTTGCTCATGTTGTGTGTTTTGACACCGCTTTTAGTTTTAATTTCTACCCGGACTGAATAGATCCGTGATGGTTGTTTTGCCTTTGCAACTTCATAATCACAATAGGCATTGTGGATTGCTTTTGCTTTTTCTGACATAGTTTGCCTCCTTAATTTTGGGTATAAAAATAGCACCTAGTAGTTTTGCCTACGTGGGTGCTTTGGGTTATGATTGTTTAATTTGATTTACTTGCTCTTACATCTGCGAGTTGCTTTTGTAAAGCATCAATTTTCGCTTGGATTTCTCTTTCCTTTTGGTCTGATTCATTTACCCATTCCATTATATCCCCTGGTTGAACCTTTAGAAATGCACAAACTTTATCTATCATTTCCGTATTCATAGTTTTATTTTGCGAAAATTTTGTTGGTGTGTTTACAGAAATGCCTGCTTCGCATAAGTCTTTCCATTGCATATTACGTTCTTTTAAAATATTCGACAATTTATAATAAACTATCAATTTACTTCACCTCCATTTTATACGCCTCCATTCTATCACAAAATCTTGTGATTAGCAATACACTCTTCTAAAATCATGTAATGGATTTTTCGTGCATTCATAGTCAGTTACTTGACCACAGAATTTCCCTAAACGCACGCCACTAGATCCGCATTTCCGTTTTCGATCGTGTGCCATCATTTGCTTATAATTCAAACGCTTTGAATCGTCTTTGAATTGCTGCGTATAGTCATACATTACCTTTGTATATTCATTACGCATTTCAGTTTTGAGAAATTTCTTTCTACCTGGAATATGAATAAGCACAGTAATTTTGCCTTTTCTCATTCTAAAATCAGAGCAGAAAATCTCTACTCCGTTTTCACTACGCAAGACAATTGTATTGATCGGAAATTGCTTTCCGTGGTAAAGTTCATTTCCAAGTGTTCGTCTGATTCGCACTTTCATTTTGCGTTCACTCTCCTTTACATAAAATGCACACTATTAAAAGGCAGAACCGAAATTCTGCCTTTCGTACTATACATTTTACGTTGCTTTTATGCGAAGTAATGCTTGATTATAATATTGCTGATAGTGCTTGCAAGTCCGCTATAATCATAAGTAATTTCACCTGTTTTGCGGTTCTTTTTTGCCTTTACAAGCGTGTTAATCTGACGCTTTTTAAATGATACAGTTCCCTTTTCATCGTCTACGTCAAATTTGTTAGAAAATCCCTTAATGTAGCAATCGTTTAAAAGTTTCTTATCCTCTGCGGTCAGTTTCACTCTTGTCTTATCTGTATACGGAGTTTCAAAAGGCAGAGAGAAAGTTTTCTTGATGATTGTTTCGAGTTCTGCGCTTGCCTTTTTATAGGCTTCTTTTACCTCTTTGCTTATTACAAGATTTCCGTCATCCCCCGCTTTGGAGTTAATATGAATTGCCTGTAAAGCTTCATAAAGTTCAGGTGATTCAAAAGCAGGAATAATTGCATATTTTACAAGTTTAGAGTTATCCCATGAGCCAAGTACACGAAGTACAGTTCTTACAACATCAGCAGAGTTGCCAAAGTGGTCAGCATTTTTTTGTGACATAGTAGAAATAACTTTATTGTATACTTCTAATGTGTCCGTCTGTGTCTCCACAAACTTACTCCGTGATTCATTTGCAGAATCTAATTGTACCTGGAAAGCTTGTACTTCTTCTGCTGAATAATTGCCGTTCTCGTTAGCAATCTTCTTCTCAAGTTTAGCGATTGTATCATCGAGTAACTGAATATTCATGTTGCAAGACTCGTGCTGTACTGCTATCATAAGTTCAGACTTAGACTCTTCTGTGATGTTTTTTGCATAAAAATTGATTGATAATGTTTTCATAAAATACCTCTTTCTCCGACTTAATGCAATCGGTGCTATAATATGATTTATTGTATTTGTTGTAATAGTGTTATGCACACTATAAAAGAGCAGACTGGTAGTGCTGATCTGCTCCTCTAACTATGTATAACTTTGACATACAGAACACAGAGGTACAACGGTCATGTGAGTTGGAGTTACCCAACATCAAGAATGCTAGGTGTTACCCTAGTATCTGCCACTTTGTACTTGTATCTGTCTCTTATGTATTTCTTCTTACAAGTAAGTTTTTAATTGAACCTTGTAAGAGTACGCTTTTATTTGTTAGCGTAAGTTATTTATCTATGTGTCGGTTGCTTGTTCTATCGTTAACCACTCCTAGAAAATAATCTAAGAACGTGAACCCTATACCACTAAAGGGAACTACCCTATTCCTACAAAAATATTGTAGGTTCGTCCGCAAAGTAATAAGCTGACAGACTAGGTTTTTTCTAGGTAAAACCATATAACCATTTTATATTCATCCTTTTGGGACTGCTTTGTATAGTGGAAACGTTGGATATTAAAACCACTAGCAACCCTACGCACTTCTAGTCTTTTGCTTACAACTCTAGGAATTGCAAGCAGTACCTATACATGAATAGAACTGTTTATATTTTTGGTGTGGAATTAACTCACGAATTGTGATAGAATAGACTTGTTGAGGGACTATCTATACAATTCATTTGTGAGTTAGTCGGTTATGTATTCAAGATAATCTTGCTCAGTTGAAAAGAGTATATAACTCTTTTCTTCTGATACATAACCCATGTATCCACTAGGTACATAGTACCCTTTTGGATTATACATCTTTCAGTGAATCAACCTTCTTTCTTGCTTGGTGCTTGTTTATTTGTTGCTTAGATTGTATCACACGTTTGTGTGATTGTCAACAAAAACTTTTGATTGCAACTATGTGAGTTTGCCGAGCCTTAGCACTTTGTTGCTTTTCTTTGTTTTGTTGAGATTATCTTATCACAAGAACTTGTGATTGTCAAGAACTTTTTTTCTAGTCAGTTGTTCGTGTGGTTCGTTCTTAACTGTCTACACTTTATCATATGTTTGTATGATTGTCAACACATTTTTATGATTTTATTATAAATTGATTAGTATAGATTAAAACTATGATAAACGATAAAACATAGCTTTAAACTATGTCAGATAATAATATCAATACTATCTCATATAGTTTAAAAAACTACATCAACTTAATAGTAAAAACAGTGGTCAATATATATCTATTAACCATCGTTTTTATATGATGGGGGTACTTAAAACTAAAATGATAGTCACATTTTGGCAGCATCTGCATAGCTGGTTATTCCACACACTAACTCAAAAATGTAACCTTATTTCCAACCTCAAAATTCCCAAGAAAATCAAGCAAAATCCAAAATTTCATCCTTCAAACCACTTATCGTACCCAATATCGTCAATCCACTTATTTTACAAGCCTTTTATCCACTTCAACCCCTAATTTTCAAAATCCCATCACACTAAAATCACACCATCAATCTCAAAATCTTCCTTATATATAAGCATTTTCACCGATAACCAGTTTTCATGAAAAATTATCCAATAATCGTGATATAAATTCTCAGACCAAATTTAATTCAAAATTTAATTCAAAAAATAAAAACTCTCATATTTAATTTCTTACATCATAACTAAGTACTCACCCAACTAATTTCAATACCCAATCTTTAGACTAAATCGCACGAAATCGACTCAAATTTCAATCAAAACCACTTCAATGATAAATTCATACCTAACAATCTAAAATCGAAAATCACACTCATTTTCTTTAATTTAACCCCATACATAGGGGGTACGTAAAAACCACATAATAAATCCCTCTCATATCCCATTACTACCAATAAAAGGATACGCAAAAATAAAATTCCAAACAGAGAATATATAAGCACAAACATAGAAAGGAATAAAAAAAACAAAATGAACAAATATGAAATAGAGATACCAAAATATCTTAAACAGAGAGAAAGCAATATATCCAAAGCCAATAAAAAATCAAAGCACAAACACCATTATGAAGAATGTTTAATCCAATATAAATGGAATTTTAAAAGTAATGCATTTACTCAAGAAGAAAAAGAACGTATTCATACATCATTATGCAGTTACTGTACTATCTGTGGAAAAATTGGAGGAATAATTAAAAATAGTAAATATCGGAAAGAGATTGAAACATTGCAGAAACAAAGACAAATAGGTAGTAATTTTTGGATAAGTATATCAGGTGAAGAAATTTATAAAATGTATCATGATAAGCTACCAGTATTTTTTGTAGATAATATCTTCACAGAGAAGTATGTTGATTTGGAACAGAATAATACTTCAGATGGAGAATAAAATTATAGGTACATCATACATGTACCCAAATGAAAGTATTAATTCAAAACACCATATATCTAAACCAACCAATAACAATCAACCAAAAAATTATGGAGTTTGTATGTAGCGTAAGCGAAATACAAACGGAATAGTCTGTCTTATTAATAATGTTATATATCTTCTTTCAGTTCGGCAAAGTTGGTTTCAACCCCTACCAATTTCAAAAATAAAACAAACAAGTGGGGGTTCAGACCTACTTTACTGAACGCTCGTAAGTTCATCGTCCACTTAATCTCAAATGGAGAATAAATAAATATCACATACAAGGAGGAATTTTTTATTGCAACAGAAAACAGAATACTTTACTCGCTTCCCAAATGATTATATTCAAGGGAACATCAAAACAAAATATGGAGTTAGTCGAAAATTCTATATTACATACATCCTTATTGATAAATATAGGTCATATGAGGATTATAGTTGGATTACGCTTAGAAAGGTTTTAAATTTCTATGGATACAAAACACATAAACGTAGACCAAAAGCAGTCCAAGAAATTCTTGATGTATTAGAATATATGATTAACAACAAAATGATTGAAGTTCAACAGGATCTTGATTCTATTACTTATGATACTGGTATTGAGATTAAAATTATTCCTGAAAATTTTGATGCTGTTGACAAGTTTTCAAAAATCACATCTTCTCAGCTTGATTTTATTATGATGAATGAATCTAGCATCAATAAAGAGAATATACTAATGGCTTTTCTTTATATTAATTCATATATTTTCATTCGCCCCAAAAATAAAGATAATGAAGAAACTATGTATAATCCCGAAACCAAACCAGAAGCTTTTTGGCGAAGTATAGAATCTATGTCAAAAGAACTATCTATGTCAAAAGATACCATTAATCAATGTATTCAATATCTCACATCTTCTATTGGCGACAAAGAACCACTCCTAATCAAAAAAGAAGTTGGTAGTGTTCAACCTAATCCAAAGAAACCACCACAAAATGTACCAAATATATATGTGCTTAATAAAGAAGGATATGAGCAAGAAATTGAATGGGCTATTGCTAAGATGTTGGAAATCTATAATGTAGACTCATTTGGAGAAATCAAAAACGGCAATAAGTCGTAACTAAAACAGAGAATAAACATATGTAACAAATAAACGCAGCACTCAAAGGAGCTGATTACAATGAACAAATTATTTTTTAAAAGTAAAGGAGAACTATTAAAATATGTCAAAAGAAAAAATTTATACACAGAACCATAACACATTTTCAGGTGAAATTGATATTTATGATTTTTCTACAGAAACACCAAACAAAAAGAGAATAAATAAATATGTAGAGGCAGATAACCTCGAAAAAACAATTATTGAAAAGGAGCGACAGAAAAAAGAAATGAAAAATTATCAGTCAATGACACTTGAGGAACTTAGAGAAATGAGATTAATAAGCAATACGAATGGTAGACCATCTTCTACTCTTACGGACGAAAAATGGCAGAAAGAATTTGATATTAGAAAACTTTTTGTTAGACCAGCATCTGGTATTACAAAATTAGGTCAGAATATGCAATATTCAAAAGAAACAGGATATTGGAATGAAGAAACAATGGGTACATATCATGGCACTACTAACTGGCAGGAATATTGCTCTTTTATTAATGATATGCTCAGAAACATTAGAGCTGGACAAGTTGATTATTGCTATTTTATTTATCAAATTATGGATTTACTTAAGTTTCATTATAATGATTTAAAAACAAAATATTGTGATGGATATTGGGAAGTTTGGTTAGAAAGATAAGCTTGTGCTAGGAGGAAAATATTGTGTTAAAAAGAAATTATTTAGGGACTACTATTTCATTTGTGTTACCAGAAAACCAGTATAAAGGATACGTTGTTGATTGTACTTATAAATTTATCAAGCATATGAACAAATATGCTGTAAATCTGTGGTTAAGACGTTCTGATATTAGCGACAGACTACCTATTGGAAGTCAAGGAATAAATACTCAATATATTGCAAGTGACAAAGAGAATATCCAGAATGATATTGAAAATATGATTGAGCAAGCTGCAAATAGTACATTTTTCGATGAATACATTGAGAGATTTGAATATTATGTGAAATGTTTTAATTATGGAAATACAATTTTTGAAGAAAAGTGGGTGAATTAATAATGAGATTATATAAACTTTTTAGAAAACATTATAAAACAGGATATACATACACGGTTAGGCTTAATGATATTGTGATCCAAGATGGATGGGATTACATTAAAACATGGAAAATGAATGAGAAAATGGCTTATTTTGAGAAGACTGGTCACTTCTCTTCTACTATTGTTATTGATAGAAATTTCGTATTACAAGATGGATTTACAAGTTATAGGATTGCAAAATTAAAGGGCATAAAGTATGTGGACGTGTATTTTGTAGACTAGATTGGAGGGAATTATGTTAGATATTAATTTAAATAATGGTAAGTCATTAGTAATTGAGAATGATGAAGAAACGATTATTTTTACTTTATATGATGAAAATGGACAGCTTTTAAAAGAAAATGCTATTGAAGCAGAAGGCATTGCAGAAATTGTATTTGGTGGGGAGGAATAGATTAAATAGAAATTTCATTTGGAGAATATATAAGTGAAACATAATAATTAGTTTTATGAAGGAGGAATGAATTATAGGACATTTAAGAAAATCTCAAGAATGGTTTGAGAAGAAAGTACAAGATTATCATCATGGATTAGTTGATATACTTGGAGAATATATGGGTTCAGAAAAACCTATTAACCTTGTTTATCACTGCCCTATTCATGGAGATACATACACAACAATTAATGCTAAAAATATTTGCAAACCATATTTTTTACCATGTAAGAAATGCCAATCTATAAGAAAATCGCAATCTGTAAAGAAAGCTGATAAGAAAAATAAACAGTTTTATTACGACAGATTAGTTAAATACTGTAAGGAACGTGGTGGAAATGTTTTAGAAACAGAATGGACAAGAGCAAAAGATATATATCATTTTAAATGTGTGAATCCAGACCATCCGATTTTTACTACTACTGCTGATGCATTATATAGTGGCGAACATTGGTGTCCATATTGTTCAGGTCGTGCAGGTGATTTTCAAAACGAATTAACTAAGTTATGTGAAGAAAAAGATGGAAAATTACTTAGCGAATATAAAAGCGCAGGTGAATATGTGACTGTACGATGCAACAAACACAATTATATATGGGATATACTGCCAAACAATATAAAGAAAGGTAGATGGTGTCCTATATGTAATATGGGATTTAATGAAAAGGTTGTATATGATTATTTAATAAATATGCATTGTAATTTTGAAATTCAATACTCATTTGATGATTTAATGGGTGATAATAATGAAAAATTACGTTTCGATTTTGCAATTCTAAATTCTGATAATTCTTTAGTTTATCTCATCGAAATAGATGATGAGGAACATAAAGATCATCATTTTGGTAATTCACCAAGACAAATTCAAAGACAAAAAGCAATACAACGAGATATTCAGAAAAATGAATATTGTAAGAAACATAATATCCCACTTTATCGTATGGAAGTTCCTTTCAGATGTTTTAAAAAGTGGAGCTATGAAGATTATTACAGATATATCAACACAGAGTTAAAAAGATTTATTGAAATGGCAAACAAACAAGGGGGTATAAATGTTAGATACACAGATTAATATGTATTCTGTAGATACAGGTCATTTTTATAGCAATCATGAAAAATACTTACATGAAATGAACTGTAAATACAGACGTGAAAGAAATTATGTAAATAATATGCTTCCAAAATTAGAAGAAGAACTCGTAACGCAAGGTTACAACAAAGATGATTTCTCTGATTGGAAACGTTGTACCGTTGAAGACTACTATGAACAAGAAAATGATTCTGTAAAAGAATATATGAAGTGGTGTTTGATTATAAAACACAAAAGAGAGAAAGCAAATTTATCAAAAGAAAAACTTCTGAATCTTTTATCAAATAAGACAATTCAAAAAGAGAATCTATCGAATAAAATCGAGTATTGCAAATCGCATAATATTCCATATAATAAAAAAATCGAATTAAGAGAGTTAAGAAAAGACGAACTAAATGATAATAATATCATTTCAGTGTTTGAATCTTCCCTTACACGTATTATCGGCATTAAAAAAGACGAACTAACAGATATTCTTATTGTAGTTCAAGTTTATTATTTTGATGTGTTTAAAGATTTATCTTTTTATGGATTTATATATAATGGCGAAAAATACAGATACTTTACATCTTCTGCTGGTCAAATTCGTAAGAAAAAAGCTGTTTTTATTAAAGAATCAGTATGGAATGAAGTTGAAAAGACAGTTATGTGTGGTCTTACTATTGATAAAATAAACACAAAGGGTGGAAACAATGTAAATAAACATCTTGCATATATGGCATTGGCGAATTCAGCTACTGACCAGTGGAATGATTTTGATATAGACAGATGTATTGTTGTAGATGATTTTGAGACGAATGTGCCAGGAGAATTTGATTTTATTGATGAGACTGATTATTCGATTGAGAGAAAAACTGGTACTGTTCCGATTACTCATACTGATGGAGCTGGTATGATATTACCAAGCGTAATGACGAAAAACACAATGTTTCGTGCCCCCTGGGTAAAAGGTTTATTGGGAGTATTTGATTTTAAAAAGTTTATTGAAGTAAATAATTGCTCTCCTATTATCACAGATATTTATGGGCAAGACCATGATGTAATTGCCGAAGATATTAGAATAATTTTCACAAAAAGTCAATTTAAGATGTATAAGTTTTACGATTCATGGGATGAGTATAAGACATATTTTAAGCAATATCATTGTCAAGCTGGTAGATGTAACACTGAGGAAGACAGAATTAAAAATGCAAAAATCAATTATCAGATGTTACAAACTCTCACAAATGTAACAGACGAAGAGATTGATTTACTTACAAAGAAGTCTGTGGAACGAATCACAAACATCTGTAACTCTGTTGATACCATGAAAGATATCCTTGGAATTACACCTTATAATACAAATATGACAGCTTTTCAAAAAGCAGTAAAGATTTATCCTGCTCTACTTAATGATACATATGCAAAAGACGTGATCCGTGAAGTAAAGAATAGTCTTTTAAAAAAATATAGAAGTGGAAAACTTGAAGTAAATGGAAAATATACTTTCTTACTTCCAGATTATTATGCAGCTTGTGAGTATTGGTTTGGACACATTGATACACCTAAAGGATTGTTGGCAGACAAAGAGGTATTTTGTTGGTTATTTAAACAATATGATAAACTTGACTGTCTAAGAAGTCCTCATCTTTACAAGGAACATGCTATTCGTTTCAATGTGGCGAATAAAGTATATGAGGAACGAGTTAATAAAATCAGAGAATGGTTTACAACAAATGCGGTATATACAAGTACATATGACCTGATCAGTAAAATTCTTCAGTTTGATGTTGATGGAGATAAATCATTGGTGATTGCTGATCCTGATTTTGTAAGAATCGCAGAACGTAATATGAATGGCATTGTACCACTTTATTATAATATGCGTAAAGCTGAACCAAGAATTTTGAATAATCAGAGTATTTATGAAGGATTAAATGCGGCATTTACAGGTGGAAACATCGGTATTTATAGTAACAATATTTCAAAAATCTGGAATAATGACGTATTTATCAATGGAACAGATGAGGAAAAAGAACATGCAACTAATTGCGTTAAGCGTTTATGTTGTCAGAATAATTTTGTCATTGATTACGCTAAGACATTATACAAGCCTGAGTTTCCGGAAACAATTGGCGAAGAAATTAAAGAGTTTACCAATCAGAAACTTCCTGCATTTTTTGAATACGCCAAAGATAAGGAAAAATCACAAGTCGATGATAGAAATGATAGTTTTGTAAATAAACTCTACTCTCGTATTCCTAATAAATCAATTAATACAAGAGGTATGAAACTTGGAGAATTAAAATATAAGGATATGATGAAAAATCCTGATATTGTATGTTCTAAAGAAGTATCTGATTTGTATGACGAATTGAATAAAAAGTATCGCTATATGGTCAATATGAAAGACGAATATATAGATAATCTTCATTATGTAGCTTGTTCTATTAGAAATCAATTTGCGGAACTTGGATATTCGGAAGAAATGATTGCAGATATGCTTGTGCAATATTTGTATGAAGGGAAAAAACGTGGAAAACAACTATTTTGGTTTTGTTATGGTCAGTATGTTGTTATTAATTTAGAGAATAATCCAAATATTAAAAAGAAAAAGACTAAAATAATTCAATGTATTGATTGTGGTGAATGGATCGAGATTGATATAAAGGATACTAAATCTTGTAGATGTAAAAAATGTCAACATGAAGAAAATAAAAGAATTAAACGAGAATATTGGGCAAAAACACACAACTAGAATTACCAAGCAATAAAAAATTCATCCATAAAGAATGGATTTTTATTATTTATAAAAAATTAAATAGTCCATTTTATATGGGTTTTCATTTGTGCCTATATGGAGAACAACATATCGTATAGGCACAAGCCTAATTTATAAATTAAGATATTATTCTATAAACGAATTCGTGCAGTTGGGAGGAATGATTATTTTTGACAATTACACAGGAAAAGATTATTAAAGAAATCGCAGAGAAAGAAGATATAAATGTAGCGACAGTCCGTAAAGTATTCAAAAGGGCAGAGAAATGTATATTCGCCTACCTATCTTCTACTACTCCCACTGATAATACAGTGGTAAAAATTTTAGATGGATTAAGCTTGGAATGTAAGTATATTCCAGAAAAAGAAATCCATACGTATGATAATATCCAATGTGAGTCAAAAATTTGGACAAAACCAAAAATAACTCGTTATTACAACAGAAAGTTAAATGGATATTTTGATTAAAACAATGAAATCAGCTTTTCTTGGCTGATAAAACAGAGAATATATAATTGTAATTTTCGTCTAACATATGGCTATAAGTTAGTTGATGTGATGTCATATGAAAAACTTGTGCATGTGTGATAAAACCAGTTAAGTTCATCAAGCGAGACTGTACCATGCATTTCTGTGGAAGATATAGAGACTTTAACCCTTATGGTCGTCCTGAGTCGAAGGCGTTTTCAAACAGAACAATTCTAAAGATCATTTCTAAGATTGGTACATATTCATATTGTACTCCTCTTCTTATAGATCGGTGACTGTACTACAATTCTTGCAGCATGGTTGCCGATTATTCTTTTTGAGTGTGTAGCTCAGTTGGTAGAGCACTTGACTTTTAATCACGGTGTCGATGGGTTCAAATCCCTCCACGCTCATTACTATCCTACTTTGTAGGAAATAAATTAAAGGATGTGAAAAATATTAAGCTTATTAGTAAAAAAGACTTAGATGAATTAATCTCTAGTGGTGTTATTGGCATATGTCATCAGACAGGAAACAAATCTGAGCAAGGCATTCATTCATGTGGGTATTATGATGTCAAGAAATATAATTATGGCAAACATAATAATCTTGGAGACAATAACTATTTAAAAACAAATTACGCACATATTGGCGTTTCTATTACTGCTCATAAAATTTATATTGAAGACAAGTATGTAAAGTAATATGCCAAAAATAAAATGAAAGGCGGTGAAAATCATCGCAAAGAAAAAACATGAAGTAAAAGTAGAAATCATTGGAGGTAACGCTGAAGGTGTTACTGGTAGTTGTACTCGAATAAAAACTTCTGAACATTGCTATCTTTTTGAGTGTGGAATGATTCAAGGCAATCATACTGTGCTTGAGAATTACAGAGCCAATATGAAATATATCCAAAAAGTAAGACCACAAGAAGTCGAATTTATTATTATTGGACATCTTCACGCAGATCATATAGCCATGATTCCAACATTATATGCTCGTGGAAAATGTAATGCAAAAATAATTGTACCTAAAGGTTCAACTTCGATTCTAAAAGAAATGTGGCTTGATTCTTCATATATTAATTGCAGAGATATTGAAGTCATAAATCTTAAAAATGAAAGAAATTATGAGCCATTTTATACTGAAGATATTGTATATAAAACACTTGAATTTGTTCAAGAAATTGATTCTGATAAAATAGTAAATTTATCTGATGAACTTGCTATTAGATATACTGATGCAGGACATATTCTTCTATCCAAACAATGTGAAGTATATATAAACGGAGGTTCACATACTAGAAAAATTCTGTTTTCAAGTGATCTCGGTAATATTGCCACACAAGATACAAGAGTTTTTGTTGAAGATTTTAAACCTATATTTTCAGCAAATATTGCAATAATGGAATGCACTTACTGTAGCAAAGACAGACAATGTACGAAAGAAACATATAAAAAAGATATAGAAAAAATCAAATCTGTTATAGAACAATATTGTGTTGACAATAATGCAAGAGTTCTTATTCCGTCATTTTCACTTGACAGAACTCCATATATCTTATGGATTTTATATTCCTTATTTGGAAAAGATGAAAATTTTAAAGTACCAATTTTAATTGATAGTCCATTAGCGAATAGATTGTTAGATTGTTACTCTTCTATTCTTGAAGGTGATAAAAAAGAATTATTCGATGAAATGATGTCATGGAAGAATGTACAGAGAATTATCCAACCCGAAAATAGTAAAGCTGCAATTGCTGATAAAGGTTCAAAAGTTATTCTTAGTAGTTCAGGAATGTTGACAGCAGGGAGATCAATTAAGTGGACTCAGAGTATTTTACCAAGAGAATCTGATTGTATTTTATTTATGGGATATTCTGGCGAAGATACATTAGCATGGAAAATAAAACACGGAAAAGACAACAAAACAATTAATATTAATGGTAAACCTTTTAAGAATAAAGCACAGATTTACGATTTAAAGTCATTTTCTAGCCATATGCAACGACAAGATATGATTAATTATTACAAATCTATAAATTGTGAAAAGATTTATTTAGTTCATGGTGATTCAAATAAAATTGAGTTTAAACATGATTTAGAAGATGCAATATCTGATTGTCTTAAATCTACAAAGGTTGTTGCTGTTAATAACGGTACAAAAATCTCATTATAGAGAAATATTATGAAATTGGAGGCTAAATGCCTATGAAAGATATTAAAACAAGTATGATGCTTTATCAAGGTGAACAGTTTGAAGCTGACGACCTTGAAAACAGAAGGCTTTTTATCAATGATGTTATTGATTCGGATGTTATTGATACTATTGTATATCATATTTTACGTTATAATCGGGAAGATAAAGATATTCCAGTTGAAAGCAGAAAACCGATTTTATTGTATGTGAATACAAATGGAGGCTCAGTTCCCGATGGGTACGCATTAATTGATGCAATAATGACAAGTAAAACACCTGTCTATACAATAAATCAGGGATATTGTTATTCAATGGGATTCTTAATTTTTATTTCGGGTAAGAAACGTTTTGCTATGCCAAATTCAACTTTCCTCATGCATGATGGCTCAAGTTTTGCATGGGATTCTACTGCTAAAATGAAAGATCGTGTTGATTTCGAGGCAGGACAAGTTGAAGTGCATACAAAAAATTATATTATTGCACAGACAAAAATTGATGAGAAGCTTTATGATGAGAAATATCGTGTTGAATGGTATTTTTATCCAGAAGAAGCTAAATCAGTTGATGTTTGTGATTATATTGTTGGTAAAGATTGTACAATTGATGAAATTATTTAAGGAGGGCGCACTGCTCTCCTATTTTATTGGAGAAAAAAGGAGATTAAAAATGGCAGCTAGCAAATTAAAGTTCACAAGAACAACTACAGACAAATTAACAGTAAAGGCAGGTACACTCTCGGAGGATTGTACTACTATTACCTATACAGATGAGAATGATATGGAGCAGGAAATAAAGGTAGCTGATCTGCTTACTTCGTTTAAGAATCAGGTAATTGATTTTGCTGTTGCATTAAAAACAGATGAGGAGCTGGATGTTCCGTCTGATGAAGAGTAATAGAGAGTAGGTGAATGATTGTTTAATATTGAAAAATTCAAAGAAGAACTTTCAAAATATGGACTAACTCTTGAAACATATGACAAGATTATCACAGATATTGATTCAAAAATTGATGGTGAAAATGACTACGATTGGTCAGAAATCAAGGATAAATATGGAATTAATTGTAACTCAGATACTATTCGTAAGTCCTCTTCTACTCCATTTGGAGGTAAGATGAGAAGTGAGTATGAAAAGTATAAGGCTGGATTAAATCAGAATGTGTCTGAGAATAGTGAATTGGATGTAAAAATTCAAGAACTAAGACGAGAGAAAATAAAACTATCTGATGCTAGAGTTGAATATAATAAACTCATTAGGCAGGAAGCTCGTAAAGAATCATATGCTGATATGGTTAAAAGAATTATTTGCGAAAATGTTGAACCAATGAATATTCCCGTACATTATACGTTATTTAACAGTTCAACAGATTTACTTGCGCATTTAACAGATATTCATACTGGAATTGAGATACATAATTGGAAAAATGATTTTGATTCAGATATTTTAAAACAACGAATTGAAAAGTTTACTTCTGATATTCTTGATATACGTGGAATGCATCAATCTGAAAACTGTTATCTTGTAATTGGCGAGATTCTTAGTGGAATTATTCATAATAATCTTCGATTACAGAACAATATGGACTTAATGGAACAGTTTAAATATGTTTCAGAACTGATTTCTGCTATGCTCTCTCGCATGGCAAATCACTTTAATCATATCTATGTATATACAACTCCTGGTAATCATTCTAGGATTTCGCCTAAGAAGGAAGAAGCTTTAGATGGCGAAAATATGGACATACTCTTGCCGTTCTATTTAAAAGCAAGAATGCAGAATTTTGAGAATATTACTATTTGTAGCAACAATATTGAGCCAGAAATTGCCATGTTTAATATTCGTGGTAATAATATTTTTGCTGCTCATGGTCATAAAGATTCGCCAAGTAATGTTGTACAGAATTTTACAATGATGTTCAATATTAAGCCAGACATTGTATTGCTTGGACACAGACATACTAATGGTTTAACTACGGTTTATGACACAAAAGTAATTGAGTCTGGGTGCGTGTCGGGCAGTGATCAATTTGCATTATCAATTAGAAAGGTAAATCGCCCTGAACAAACAGTTTCTGTTATTGGTGATAATGGATTGATTTGCTTATATGACATACAACTTAATTAAATTAAATAACAATTGTAGTCCACTGTTCGGCTCAGTTTGGAGTAATTGTGGAAGCAGATATTCACAGCTACAATTAATATATTATTTTTTGGCTGACGAAGCCACTATCAGAGGGAGCGTACCTTATATGGATGCTACCCTCTTTTATATTACAAAAATATTATGGAAAATAAAGGAGAAATTTAAAATGAACAAGACAGATTTAGTAAAAGTAGTTAAAGATACAGTATCAGAGACATTAGAGGGAGTAACTGCAAAAGATACAGCGATTTTTGTAGACGCAACAATTAAAGCAATTCAGGATGCTGTTGTTGCTGGTGATAAAGTATCTATTGTAGGATTTGGTACATTTGAGACTACTGAACGTGCTGCTCGTATGGGTAGAAACCCGCAGACAGGAGAAGACATGGAGATCCCGGCTTCTAAAGCACCGAAGTTCAAAGCTGGTAAAGCATTTAAAGACGCAGTAAAGAATGCTTAATTTGATTGGTGGTGTTTAATTTGAATAGAAAAGAAAATAAATATGAAGCAATTGATATGTTAGATCTCAATGATAAGGTTGAGGATATTATTGATATTTATATTTCTCGCATTTATCACACTGATAAAACTGTTGGCATAATTGTAAATAAAGAATTCGCAGAATACATTATGGGGAATTTACTCGATTTTGATGATACAAGTGTTAAAGAGATTGATCTTGTTGATCGTTTAAATACGAATGAATATCTTGTATCTGTAGATAATGACGGATATGTAACTGTGCTTCCTATTGAAGAGTTTAAAATTATTGATAATACAGATATTTTGTATATTGATATGGATGGTGATATCGAGCAGAATATCATTGATTACTGTGTAAACGAGGATAAAGAAGTTATTCTGTTTAGTCAGGAAGATAACTGCGATGGTGATTGTGAAAACTGTAATTGTCATGATGATACTTATTTACATACTTCTGAAGACGAAGATGGAAATGCTCACGGATTTACCGCTAGTAGATCAGATGGCGACTCTTATATGAGTTATTCTTACTACTCTAGCGATGAGTTAAGTCATGAAGATATTCAGAAGATGTTAAAGGCTTTTGGATTTTAGATTATAACATACGTTATAGAGAATCAGTGTGTAAGTGTTTAAGAGACAAATTTGCTGATTCCGAATAACATTTGAACTTGGAGTGTGTGGTGTATGCTGCACACTCTTTTTATATGGGTAGGTCGTATAGCGGCAATTACGCCTGACTGTAAATCAGGTGCTTCGGCTTCGTTGGTTCGAGTCCAACCCTGCCCACTAATTTGATATTTCTGTTAATGGAAACAGAGAATAAATATATGTGCTCATGATTGGTGTCATAGCTGATTGTGGGATTTATGGAATGGGACTGTCAGAAGTCATGAGCTGACAGAGTAGAGTCACCTACCTCTCTCCCATTCTATTTTTATGTATTGGAGTAGGTGAGAAAGTAGGAAAAATTATGAAACATTCAGAAGAAAAAATATTAAACGATTTAAGATTTATTTATGAAAAGTATGGAGAATTATCAAATTTTTCAATAAATGATTCTCAAAAGAAATATGGTACTATTTCTATATCTAAGTGTAATAAATTGGGAAATAGAAAGAAACTGTATGAATTAATCGGAAAGACCTATGATGAGAAAAATTTCTATGATTGGTGTGTAGAAAATAATCATATGGAATTTATTGATAATTGGTCTTATGAAGATAACAAAAAGTCCCCAAAAGACGTTTTATTTTCTGAACATAATAAATATTGTATTATTTGTCCAGACTGTGAAACAAAACGTTATTATAATATTAATTCGATTACTAATATGGGTGTATATTTTAAATGTCCATACTGCAATTCATTTGGTAAATGGTGTTTAGATAATGACAAAATTTTTCTTGATAGAATTGATTTTAACAAAATAGACTTTGATATTTACAAAGTACCAATGGGAAGTAAGAAAAAGGTTTTTATAAAATGTGATAATCCTAAACATGGTTCAAATCCGTCTACTATCAGATATATAACTCATGGTCTTACTCCATGCGAATGCCCTAAGTGCCATTCTATTGCTCAATGGGGTATTGATACAATTTGTGATGATTTTCTTGATAAATATTGGGATTATGATAAAAATACTTGCGATCCATTTGAATTAGCGATGACAAATCAATCAGAAAAAATTTGGATAAAATGTCAAGATGTTGAGTATCATGGTTCTTATGAAACTAAGGCAAGTTATTTAACAGCAACTAGAAATAGTATAACTTGTCCTTATTGTTACAATACCAGAGTACATAAATTAGATAGCCTCGGTTATCTATATCCAGAAGTATTACCTCTATGGTCTGATAAAAATAAAAGAAGTCCATATGAATATAAACCAAAATCAGGACAGAAAGTATGGTTTAAATGTAATTGTGGGAAACACTCCGACACATTAAGGAGTATTTCTTGTGCATGGAATAATAACTTTGAATGTCCAGAATGTGTACGAGAAAAAGATATTTCTAAACTTGAAGGCAAAGTCAAAACATATATTAACGATACTCTTGGATACAAAACTTTACATGAAGATAAATGCACAATAAGACCTTTAAATCCTAAAACAAATAGACCATTGCCATATGATAATGAAATTATTGATATAAAATTAATTATAGAAGTTCATGGATGTCAGCATTATCAAGTAACAGGTTTTGCAAAAATGTCTTCCGAAAAGTATAATACAACTCCTGAACAAGAATTGGAATATTTACAATGGAAGGATAATTATAAAAAGCAATATGCTTTGGATAATGGATATTATTATTTGGAAATACCATATTGGACAGAAAAAGATGATTCTTATAAAGCTCTTATAGATAATAAAATAAATGAAATTATGAAAGAAGTGGCTTAGTAATTATTACTATCTCACTTCTTTTTTATTTGAAAGGAAGTGAGATTTAATGGGTAGAAAAATACAGCATAACAATATTGTTACTGATGAGTTATTGGCTCAGTGCAATAAAGAGAATATAGAGTTAGGAAATGACTTTTTGGATTATCTTCGTTCAGTAGATAGATCCCCAAATACAATCAATGCATATAGGCGTGACCTTTTTATTTTCTGGGTTTATCTGCTTCAGCATTGCGACAACAAATTCTTTATTGATTTATCTAAGAGGGATATTGCTCGTTATCAGAGTTTTTGTCTTACTGAATATAAATGGTCGCCAGCTAGAATGCGTAGAGTAAAATCTACTCTATCATCGCTTTCAAATTATGTAGAAGCCATATTGGATGATGAGTATGAGAATTTTAAACCGATTATACGCAAAATTGAAAATCCTGCAAATGAGAAAGTATTCACCAAAACTGTGTTATCTGATGAGCAAGTACAGGGAATGCTTGATTATTGGGTTGAAAAAGGTAAGTATGATAAGGCTTGTATTTTAGCATTAGCTGCATTTAGCGGTAGACGTAAGAGTGAATTACCACGCTTCAAAGTATCTTATTTCGATGATGAAAATATTATATACGGTTCTTTATATAAAACACCTGAAAAAATCCAAACAAAAGGAAGAGGATCTCGTGGAAAAATGTTAGTGGTATATACACTTGCAAAACCGTTTAAGCCATATTTTGATTTGTGGATGAATTATAGAAAAGAACACGGAATTGAATCAGAATGGTTATTTCCAAAGAAAGTAAATGGAGAATATATAGACGAACCTATGGATTCAAGTACTCTTGATAGCTGGGCTGATACATTTAGCAAACATTTAGGAGAAGACTTTTATTTTCATAGTCTTCGTCATTTCTTTACCACCTCTTGTTCTCGAAGCGGTCTTCCTGATGATGTAATTCAAATGTTAGTCGGTTGGAGTTCGCTAGATATGGTATCAGTATACAAAGATATTGACGCAGATGAACAATTTGCAAAATATTTTGCTGATGGAGAAATAAAACAAGTAGAACAAAAATCACTTTCTGATTTGTAGACAATCCCGATAAAGCTTTCGTCTAATACTTCGTCTAATTCAGAGAATAATAAAATATATAAAGATTAGGTTGCGCCTTTACAGGCATATTGGATAGTGGTATTCAATAGCGTAAAACCTATGTCAACGTAAACCGACATTAATTTCCTAATCTTTTTTACTTTTAAATGGAGAATAATTATAAGCCGAATGCTCTGAGTTATGCACTCATCAAGGTTCTGTGAAAATCAGACGGACTAACAGACCGATAGAACTGTATTATCCCAATAAAGCCCTTATAAACAGGCACGAAAGGTATATATAAAAAGGTGACGATAATGTAGAGAATAAATAAATGAAGTGATCAACAGCTACTCGTAAAGCTGTATATGAAAGCACGAGGTAAAAATATTGAGTTAGTTGCTACTCTAAAAAGTACCTTCGCTACTGATCATTTGCGTTGTAATAATATAGTGTCCAAATATCGAAGCTAGATTCTTAACAGCCATCTTCGAGGCACACTATATCACATCTTGGCATTTCTACGTCCTTTAGATTGTAAGTCCTACTACTATTCTGTTTAGACTCTTGTAGCCAAGCAGTATCTTGGTGATATGATTACAATACATATGAATAACAAGAATCGTTTTCTGATGGATTATGTGCATTATTAGGATTGTGTGTTATTATATCGAGTCGAGTGCGCACGAATAACATGAATAGTATAACCTTCTCTCCTACCGACATCTAGGACAATCGGTTACTCTCAGCCTTAGAAATGAGAAGATGTTCGTGCTTCTCTGCGTTAATGAGAACCTTAATTGACGGATAAGAGTCATTAAATATTATCAATTGGTCTTTGCTCCAAAGACTGAAAATATATGGAGAATAATATATTATCCAGGTCATCAGCATGATTGAACATGCGTCTCATATCAGAGAAGATTTCGGTTCGATTCCGATGTTGCGTTGCAACTGGATAAATTAATGGAGCATCAATACATAAGCGCAATGTAGTTTGGTTGATGCGAGTTATCACCTTGCTCTTCTTGTGCGTTGGTTAGCGAGAAAATACAGGTGTATAGGTAAGCATGAATTAGGTTGCTGATAAGCGACCATATTCTAAATAACTGCATGTGTACAGTGCAATATCAGCTAGTTAGTGCTTTATGCTGATTTTATTGGCTCGTAGTTCAGTGGTAGAACGGCAGACTGTTAATCTGCATGTCGTAGGTTCAATCCCTACCGAGTCAGCTAGAGATACTTGACTTTATATTTTTCAAAGCACTCTGTAAAGGTTATGAAAAATAATTATGGCTCTATGGTATAAAGGTAATTATATCCGACTGTCTATCGGAAGCTTTGGGTTCGATTCCCAATAGAGTCGCTGTGTTAGTAGCTTAGTAGGTTAAAGCGTCAGATTGTGGTTCTGAATATCGTGGGTTCAAATCCCACCTAACACCTAACGATTAAAAGGAAAACGAAAAATAAAAGAAAGGAGTGTATATATAATGGCAAGTAGATTATCTATTGAAAATGATAGATTAAAAGTCGGTCAAGTAAAACGAGTAACATCGAATAATGGAAATAAAATTGATTCTATTACTCTTCTGCTTAATGAATCTGTGGAAGTTTTATTTGCACCAAATGGAAATGCATTGGAATTTACGGTATCAAATCCAAATATTGATATGAGCAATTTGGACTGTACTATTGATAAAGAGACTTTAAGGGATTTAGTAATCAGTTTCAAAGACGCATATAACCAAATAATTGCAAACGAAAGTGAGGGTACAAATTCATGAAATTAGATCAGAAATTTAATGTAGAAAATGATATTGCAAGTGTAGACATTACGGTTACAAGTCTTGGCACTGCTGATTTGACAAGTGAGCAGGAAAAAGAATTACTTGCAAATTACAACAAGTATATCGAGTATAGCAAAATACAGTTCAAGGGAAATATCAAGCTTAATAATGGTGTTCCAGAAGTAACAACAGATCCAAAAGACGATTCTACTATTGTTGAATTGGAGATTACGGATGTAACAAATGAGAGAAAACTTATCAATGAAGATTTAGCATTTCATTTTGAAAGAGATGTAACAAAATACCCTGATACAGTATTAAATACTGTTCTTGATAAGAAGGAATTATATGCACAGGCTCAGTGTGTATTATTTGCTACGAAAGTTAAGGAAGCTGTTACTGAGAAATTGGCAGAAATTCGTGCATTAAATAATACTTTTGAAGGAACTACAGAATATACTCTGTAATTTAAAGGGCGGTAATATACCGCCCATTCATGCAAGAAACCCTGATGGCTAAAATCTTATGTCTGTGTGCACGTGGGTATAGGATGTGAGTGGCTCATCACCACTCTCTTGCTCTTTACTTTTTATTAAATTATTGCATTACCATATCTATATCGGTAAACAATCTACCAAGTGAATCTTTTGGATAATATACTCTATATCTGCTACTATCACTTGTTAATTCTCTAGTAGTGTCTGGCATTCTCCATCCAATCTTCTTAACAACTGATGGAATATTTGGATAGTCTGCAAATGCAGTTCCTTTCTTAGATATTGTTACAGATACATTTTTGTAAGTAATCGATGTTGTTTTCATATTATATTCTCCTTGTCTTTTATTATGTTGTAAGAATTATATATCATAGTAATACAAAATTCTATTGATGAATAAGTAGAAATTTAATGTATAAAATTTAATTTTGCAATTGTCTGACAATAATATTTGTAGAAGCATTGTTAAATTAACAAATAGCATTCTCATTATTTTTCAAAGCATTACTGTTTGTGCAATGTGCATAGATGTTTTAATTAAAATATTGTCTGATAATTTTGTAATTAAATTATATTTATGTTTTTTTGCGGTTTTCAGACTGGCACTGTTGTAGCAATAGGATGTGTCCTATACAGATTAGATGAAAGCTCTGAGTTTGAGTATTCAATGAGAAAAACAATAAAATATGAAGTAAGAAAGAGTCATTTCCTTTGGAGGTGGCTCTTTTATTATGTAGTATTGGCAGAGTTGGTATTGCACCTGATTGCTAATCAGAGGTCATCGTTTATTCGATGCATAGGTTCAAGTCCTATATACTACGCTCATGCCGTGTGTCCGATTGGTCGAGGGTGCTGTCTTGAAAACAGTCTGGATGTAAAAGTCTTTGGGGTTCGAATCCCTAACACGGCGTATGCACCTATCTTTTGGCAAGAATGAAGTCTCCAAAACTTCTAACCTGTGTTCGATGCGCAGTGGGTGTGCTAAGTTAAGTAAATTGCACTTTCATTGGAAATTTAATATTGGAAATTATGAGAAGTCATTTCGTATGAAGTGGCTTCTTTTTTATATTGTAATAAAAGGAGGTGGTCGTTAGTTTGGCTACGACAAAAGAAACACAGCCCACAAAATTAACGGCTGCACAATTAAAGAAGAAAGTTGAAACACAAGAAGAAAAAATCAAATCCATCAAAGAAGGGGCTTGGTGTTACATGTGTGATACTCATAAAGCTAAAGATAAATTTTATGTAAGTACAGATCCTATGAGTAAAAGTGGTCTTACTCCAATTTGTAAAGACTGTGCAAAAAAGATAGCGTTAAGAACTACAAATGGTGTTGATCAAGAGCCTACGAGGGAATCAGTGCAACTTGCCCTTAGATATTTGGGAAAACCTTTTCTCGAAAAGGTATGGGACTCAAGCATTCAGGAAGTTGAGAATCTTGCTTCTGGAAAAGTTAAATCTAATGTATGGACAGCGTATGCACGTCAAATTGCTATGCCAAATTATATAGGATTAACATACTTCGATTCAGACCATTTTGTTAAGGATAAAACTGAAAAAGAATCAGTAAAAGAACCAACTACTGAGGAAGAACTTATTGAATCACATGCAGGGTTGGATACATATGATAGTTTCTTAAAAAACAAAAATGATGTTATTCGATTGCTTAGTTATGATCCTTTTGAAAAGGAGGACGTTGCCGATCAACCATTTTTATATTCTCAATTGTTAGGAATTCTTGATTCTAGTGAAGATGCCAACGAAGATATGATGCGTACTTCTTCTGCTATTTCTATTGTTCGTGGATTCTTACAGCAATCTAAAATTGATGACACCATATCGAAGTTGATGTGTGACATTTCAAATATTGAACGCAATTCTGCAACAATAAAATCCCTACAGGAAAGCAAAGGTAAAATAACTTCGGTTATCACAAGTCTTGCTCAAGACAGTTGTATATCATTAAAGCATAACAAAAATGCAAAAAAAGGTGAAAATACATGGACTGGAAAAATCAAGAAAATTAAGAGTCTTAACCTGCGAAGTGGTGAGGTTAATGGTTTTGATATTGATACATGTAGAGGTATGCAACAGGTTCAGGAAATTAGCGATGCTTCTATTATGAAACAGTTGGCACTTGATGAATCTGAGTGGTCAGATATGGTTTCTGAAATGCGTATCGTTAACACTGGTCTTCGAAAAGAAAAGGATGCTTACCAAGAAATTAACAGAATACTATTAAGAGAAAATCTTGATTTAAGAGATACATTAAAAGAAAACAATCTATTAAATGAAAAACAGTTAAAAGATTTAAAAGATGTATATTCTGTCTTTGCAGAGTTTGATGAAGTTGAAGAATCTCCTGACGATGAAACAAAGGAGGTCACTGAAAATGAATCAGAATAAGCAAATGATTATGAATTATTATCAGAATGAAATTCTTGATTATGATAAAGATTTTTATAATCAATATGGAATATACGTAAAACCACATGGTTATTCTATTTCATCTCGTAAAATTGAGTCTTATATTCAAATTGCTGAAATTCAAAAATATCTGCAATGCAACCCAGTAAAAGCTATAGATCTTTTTTTTAACATAGAGCTTTTAGATGGGCAGGCACTTCTTGTACAAAGAAGTTGGGTTTGTCCAAATGTACTTGCTGTATGTACTCGTGGATATGGTAAAAGTACAGTTATTGACCTTGAGATAATGTCAAAAGATATGTGTTTTTGTAATGTATGGACATACATTGCAAGTGGTACAGGCGGTCAGGCTGAACAAACTTTTACTACTTTGGAACGACTTGCCAATGATAACATTGATACATTTTACGGTTCAACCGGTTCTTTATTCAAGAACGAGATTGAAATTAAAAATGCAGCAGGTGATGGATTTTCACACTCGTCCAATGGTTTTTCCTATTCATGTTATAACGGATCTATGACTAGGACATTGAACGGAAATATAGATGCCAAAAGAGGTATGCGAGGCACAGTAATTTTTGACGAAAGTGGTTTCTTGTCTGATGAAATGATGAATGTATATGGTGCATTCGCTGTTGTAAATAAAAGTTTAAAAACAGGTAAAGATGTAGATGGTAATTCAATTGATCCTATTCGTCAAAGGTGCTTACCACGAGATTTGTCGTATCAGAAATATTATATAAGTTCAGCTTCTTCAACTGATACTCAATTTTGGAGACTGTATCGTGACTTTTCTAAACAGCAAATTATGGGAAATCCAGATTATTGTGTTTTACATATAGATTGCGAACAAGCATTTAAACCAACTCTTAGGGGAGAATTAGTCACCCCTCTTCTATCTCGAAATACTGTTGAATCGGAAATGAGAACAAACCCAGAAAAAGCAAGACGTGAGTATTATTGTATTTTTACTACAGATGCTGGCACTGATGCAATTATTCGTAGAGGCGTTATTACACGAAACGAAGAAACAAGAAAGCCTCTTCTTTACAATGATACAGGTGATAAAAAATTCGTCATCACATATGATCCTGCTAGAAGTCGAGATAATTCAGTAATTCTTGTTGGTGAAATTTATGAATACGAACAGGTAGACGGAAACATTGATACAAGAATGAGATTGGTAAACTGTATTAATCTTATTGATGTTGGTAAAAAAATCAAATCTCCTATGCAGACACCAGATCAGATTGAATATTTAAAAAAAGTAATTCTTGATTATAACGGTGGAGCTGACGCATATGGAAATATTGTTGGTGTATACATTGATGCAGGTAGCGGTGGATCTGGTGTTAATATAGCTGATTATTTAATGCCAGATTGGACAGACTCTGCTGGCATTGTTCATAGAGGCTTAATAGATAAAGAATACTCTGCCGATTATGTTAAGAAATTTCCAAATGCAGTAGACAAAGTACATCTTATGTCTCCTACTGGTTACAAATCTGAAATGTATGAAGCAATGATAGAATTGATGAATCAGGATAAAATCAGTTTTACAGCACAATATGACCATAAAGGCTATCTCACTGTTTTTGATGTTGATGAGAAAAAATTGGCTAAAGAAAAAGAACGAATTTCTGCTGAACTCAGAAAACAAAAAGTTAATGAAAAGGAATTTGAAACTAAGCTCAATGAAGAATTAGAGAAAATTGAATCCGTTAATACAAAAACTATAAAACTTGATTGGCAGGATGAAATTGCTCTTGCTAACATTGATGCTTTAAAAGAAGAACTTGTAAATATGGTTCGTAAGAAAAGAGATTCTGGAAAAGATTCATTTGAACTTACGCCTGAAAAAGCCAATAAGCTCCACGATGATCGTGCGTATACGGCGTGTATGGCTTCTTACGCCCTCATGTGTGAACGTAGAAAAGCTATTACAAATAGAAAACGTCCAACCAACACAAATGATCTTATTAACAAACTTCCAATCCGTCAAGGCAAAAGATTTTCAATGTTTAATTAAAGGAGGTGCATTAACGAAAAATGCCAAGAACAAAGAAAGCGGATGCTAATGCACCTGCTACAAATACAACTAAGAGGACAAACTCAACATCCTCTTCTATCCACTCAAAGCAACCAACGGCTGCTGAGATGAAAGAATTTTATGAAAAAAATAAACGTAGGATTGAAAATTTTAATTCAGCGAATGAAGCTTTTACTAACTTTAGAGATACTTCAAAATCAACAACCTACACTACTATTAGTAACTTTAACAAAGAAGATTTGCGAAGTTATTTACAAAATATTACTTCTAACGAAGTCAATTTACGAAATTTATCAAGATATCTTTATTATCGTTCACAAGTATATTTCAGATTAATTGCATATAATGCGAATATGTTTTGTTTAGATGCGAGAACTGTTATTCCCGATTATGATTTGGTTGAAGATAATGATAAAGATGCGATGGTAAAATCATACAATGATACGCTAAAGATTCTTGATAAAATGAATTTACAGTATGAATTTCTCAAAGCATATATGACATGTTTTAGAGAAGACGTATTTTATGGTTGTTATTATTTCAACCCAGAGTCAGATGGGAAAACGCCATTCTTTATTCTCCCACTTCCAGCGGATTATTGTAGAATTTCTGGTGTATATACAGACACAGGAGATTTTACATTTACGATGAATATGGATTATTTTAAAAGGAACAAAGACTTATTAGACCTTTGGGGTGAACCGTTTGTTTCTATGTATAATAAATCGCAGCAAAGCGGAGAAAGTAAATGGCAACCAATTGGAGAGCAAGGTGTATGTTTGAAATTTCATGCTGAAGACTGGGAAACTATTGTTCCTGTATTTAGTGGATTGTTAAATTCGTTAATAAATTTATTGGATCTTGAAGATATTCAGAGTATTGCAGATCAACAGGAAATATACAAAATGATTTGGATGGAACTTGAAACATTGTCTGGTGCAGACGATGTAAATGAGTGGAAAGTTGATCCAGATTTAGTATTACCTTATTGGCAGAGAATGGTAAATGAAGCTTTACCTGACTATACTTCTGCTGCTATTATTCCTGGAAAAATTAATCAAATTAGTTTTGATAGTGACAAGGCAACAGATACAAATAAGGTTGAAAACGCTACAAAAACAGTTCTTAATACTTCTGGTGGAGCGCAAATCTTAAATTCTAGTTCTATTTCAGGTTCTACGGCATTTAATGCTGCCATTAGAGCAGATACAGAATTCGCTATCTCTATGCTTTTACCTCAGACACAAGCCATTGTAAATAGAATTATATCTTATTATGTTGATAATCCAAGTTTTGTTAAGTTTATCGAAATATCTGTTTATACAAAAGATGCTTATAAAGATAATATTCTCAAAGACAATACATACGGTCTTGCGCCAAAATTATTGGTAAATAGTCTAAATGGTTTTTCAGAAAGAGAAACATTGTCTCTTCATTTCTTAGAAAACGAATGTTTAAATCTTAATTTTGTCCCAGTTCAAAGTTCACATACAACATCAAATACAGGTGATAATGAAGGAGTTAAACCTACTCTTTCTGATGACGAAATTTCAGATGATGGCGAAGCTAGTCGTGATAAGAAAGATAAGGCTAAAGGCTAAATAAGGTGGTATCTTAATATGAAATACAATTTTATTAAAACCTCCGACAAGGAGACAAAGGAAAATCTTCTCAAAGAAGGTTTTAAATTGGTATCTCAAGATGGGAACGTGGTAACATTTTTGAATAACCACTCTCTCACTTTTGAAAATACAAACAATAAAATTCAGTATAGCAACATGCTAACATTTTAACCACTCTCCTATCTTGAGTGGTGTATCAATTAAGAAAGGAGGAATAGGTTAAATAATGCCAAAAAAGAAGAAAAGACGAATTATGTCTATTGATGAGCTGTATGAATTCTGTCTAAAAAATAATTTTGCTCATTTTGATAGTAATGAATTCGGTAAAGAACTTATGGTTCGTATGAATGGTAATTTTGAAAAAACTTCCAAGGATGAAGATAAACATAAAGAGTCTCTTACCCCATTCGTCAGTCGTGCATTTCACGATCATGTCAATCTTAATAAATCGGAAATCTCAGAAGAATCTTTTAATGAAAATGTCCCATCGGCAAACTTTCGCCCAATCTTAGCACATATCACTACCAATTCAGATAATGAATTAGATTTCGGTAGTCATGATTATTATGTGACTACTGACAAGGATGGTAATGACAAAGTTGTATATGAAGAACAGCCTATCGGTGTTATTGATGGTACTAAGACTACTATTGAATATGACGAAGACGCTGGCGTAAATCGTGCAGTTTTACATGGATATTTATATGACGAATATTGTCAAGATGCTATTGAGATTCTAAATAGACGTGGAACTGTAGATTGTTCAGTGGAATTGTGCATTAGGGAGTTATCATTTAATACTGCTAATAAAACATTGCAGTTAGATGATTTTTATGTATCAGGTCTTACTCTTCTGTCAAAGGATGTATCTCCTGGTATGGCAGGAAGCAATTTCAAAATTGAAGATTTTGCTGTAAATGCGGAAACAGTAACATTTAACACAGACAACAAATTGGTTGAAACTTTAGAGAAATTAACTAATATTCTTGAGAGTTTTGATATAAATCAAAAATCAAAGGAAGGAGGAACAAATAACAAAATGACAAAATTTGAAGAGTTACTTGCCAAATATGGTAAGACTGCTGAAGATGTAACATTCAACTATGCAGAAATGTCAGATGAGGAACTTGAAGCAAAATTCGCTGAGATGTTTGATGATGACAATTCAGATGGAGACAATTCAGATAACGGAGAATCTGGTGAGCCTTCCAATGATGGAGAAAGTAATGGTGAAGGAACTTCTGATTCAGATGGCGATGAGGGAGGAAGTCAGACTTTTGAAAAGATTGTTCGTACATATGAAATCAGTCATGAAGATACAAGATATGCACTTTACCAGCTTTTATCTGAATATGAAGACGCTGATAATGAGTGGTATTTTATCAACGCTGTTTACGATGATCATTTTACATATGAGAACTGGAATGGTGATAAAATCTTCGGTCAGAATTATACAAAAGACGGTGATAATGTAGCTTTTGATGGAGAAAGATACAATTTACATCGTGAACTTTTGACAGATAGTGAATTTGCAGAATTACAGTCTATGCGTTCAAACTACGCTGCACTTAAAGAGTTCAAAGAGACAGCAGAAAAGAATGAACTTCATGCAAAGCGTGAGGAAATTCTTGCAAATGAAAACTTTGCTTCTATTTCTGAAAAAGATGAAGAAGGAAAATTTATTAATAAGGATTTTGAGAAACTGTATACAAATATGGATAACTACTCTCTCGAAGATTTAGAGAAGGAAGCGAAACTTATCTATGCAGATTCTAATATGAAGACTTTTGCAGCTACCACTGAGAGAACTCAGGGAAAGTCAACTGTGAAAGTATTCGCTAATGTAAACAAGTCTAAGAAGGATAACCGTTACGGAAATCTTTTTAGCAAATAAAACAAAAAAATATAAATCGTTGTAATGGCACTCAAATTGAGTGTCTTTTTTAATGCAAAAATTTAAGGAGGATAAAACATGATTCAGGTTAGTATTGCAAAACATGCAGTGGCTTTCCCTTCTAAGGTTCTCGCAAGAGATGGTGGAAAGCATATTTATCACATTCAGTTAGCAGAAGCAGCAAGTGCTTATGTAGACAATGGTTGGTTCGTTGGTAAGGGTGAATTCGTAGAGTTAGATCTTTATAAAGCAGTAGCACCTACTTCATTTGAAGGAAAGGTTGTTGGTAAAGCGGATAATGAAAATTTTTATGTAGAGGTAGTAACTCCTGGAGATGCCCTGTTTGTATACCAGGTGCCAATGATCGAGGAGACATATAGCAATACATTTAAGAAAGAAAGCAACTATACAAATGCTCCTACTCAGGTAGTTAGAGCTTATGAACTCGCAGTTGGTGACGTAGTTGAAATTTCAGCAGATGGATTTTCTGGTGACATCGCTGTTAAGGACGGTGTTGAACTCAAAGCCATTTCTGGTGTAACTGCCGCTATGCAGCTTACAAAGAAAGCCTAATTTTTGAGAAAGGAGAAATAAATAAATGTTAGATACAAGTGTAAAAAATCTTATGTTTGACCTCGGTGCAGGTCGTGAAATTTATGATGCCGATTCTAATCGTGTAATTTCTAAGGCAGAAGCTAGTGACACAATTAGAAAGGCTTGTTTTGAATACCTTGGACTTACTAAGGATTCTTCTAATAAGCAGATTAAGAGAGCATTAAATTCTGAGAGAGGAACACAGTTCTTCGAGGTAATTGAGGAAATTATTGATACTCAGATTGCTCATGGTCTTTCTGAGAATGAGTTTTTCAACAATTATGTTGAGTCAAAGAATATGAAAGATGGAGACGTAAATGAATTCTGGGCTGATGATGAAGTATTACTTACTGTAAGCAAGGTCAGCGGTGACGCACATGACTTATCCATCCAGCGTTTAGGTTCTGGTCAGTCTTATCATGTTGATACAGCAGTATACGGTATCAAGGTTGGTGGAGATATTCGTCTCTTCTTAACTGGTCGTAAGGATTGGGGTGCTTTCGTAGATGCGGTTGTTAAGGCTTATATTCAGAAGGTTCAGACACTCATTTCTTCTCAGTTTGCAAATGGTGTAAACCTTATTCCTGTTCCTGCTACTCTCAAGGGTACTGGTGCTTTAGCTGCTTCTACAAAGGCTCAGTTTGATGCAATTATCGAAAAGGTTGGTGCTGCTAACGAAAGCGGTGTTGTAATCATGGGTACTAAGACAGCATTAAAGTCTCTTAATGCTCTTACAAAGGTTGATTGGGCTGATCCTGCTAATTCAATCAAGGAGTCTGTAGCAAACACAGGCATTATCGGTGGTTATGAGGGAACACCTCTTATGGAGATTCCACAGAAGTTTACTGATAAGTCTCTTGCTACTCCTATCGTTGATAACAAGAAGCTCTATATCATGCCAGCAGTTGATGATAGATTTATCAAGTTTGTTGACTATGGAGAGACTGAACTTGAAGTAAACGAAAAGGGTGCTACTAAGGATGATATGCAGTCTTATGAGGTACAGAGACGTATGGGCGTTGCAACTCTTATGACTCGTTATCATGGTGAGTGGGATCTGTAAGATTTACTTATAGATTGATTATAAGGAGAGTGGTAATCCACTCTCCTATTTTTGAAAGGAATTGAAAGGAATGGCATATACAAAGAAAACTACTACTGCTACTGGTAGCACAGAAAAAGTAACAAAAACTACAGAAGTTAAAGAAGATGTAAAAACATTTTCACCCGAAGATACTGTTCCATGTCGTTCATTAGTAAGTGGTGGACTTTATATCGAGGGAGCACGTTCACATATTCTTTATAGTTGGGCTGATTGTGGAGATGTAGTTGATGTTGAATATAGAGATTTAATTTATCTCGTTAGAACTCGTGAAGATGTAAACATTTATTCACCAAGAATTATTATTGAGGATGAAGATTTTGTTGAACAGAATAAGTCTGTAAAAGATTTATATGAGTCCATGTATGAAACAAGTGACTTAAATGAGATTTTAAATCTTCCTGTTCCGCAGATGTCAGAAACAATTAAAAAGCTTCCAAAAGGTGCAAAGGAAGCCCTTAAAGGTATTGCTTCTACAATGATTGAATCTCATGCACTTGATTCAGTTCACAGAATTAAGGCTCTTGATGAAATTTTTGGTACAAAAATGTTACTTACATTAGTTCAGGAATAGTAAAGGAGGCTCACAATGACGCTTCCATATGAAACAATTTTTTCACGAACAAGAGGACGAATTTCAGATCCGAAAGAACTCTCTCTTGACGAAAACGATTTGCTTGAAATTTATACAGAGCGATTAAGCAATGTAATCTCTAATCCAAGGGTGCGTAGACTGTTCTCTTCTCTCACACTCGATGATGAAATTCAACAGTTGGATTTTACGCTGAATAATTCAGTAGATGAAACGGCTGATATGAATTTTGTCGTAGGAATTCTTGTACTTGGAATGACGATTGAGTGGCTACAACCACAGGTTGATTCTATTATGCATACATCAGTAATGATAGGCGGTAAAGAAGAAAAGAAGTTACTTGACAATCATAAAAATATGATTGATCGTCTGGATTCCATGAAAATTGAATTAAATAAACGTATTCGTGATTACGGATATATGTATAATTCCTATATTAACACGGAGTCCTAATATGCAATACATATATGGTGACTTTACAGACAAGCAAATCAATGAAGCAGTTCGTGCAATGCATGGTGATATTCACAAATTACTGCTCTATAAAGACAAAACAATTGAAGAGAAAATATTTGAAGATGATGAAGCATTTCTCGTCTTCTTTGAGAATGTTATGTTTAAATTAGGTGGTACAAAAACCTTATTTAATAATAATGGACTTATGGTAACTCTTATGGCGACTTTACAAGGTGCTATGGATAATTTCAAGAGTGACCATTTTAATTACAAAAAATTCCGTAGGGCAATCTTAGATTCTCACGGATATATAAAAGCAATGTTTGAGGGAGGTGTAAGCGATGCCGAGTCTACAAACAGCTAGGCGTGTCGCAAACGCCAAGAACAACGGTGCTAAAACGATTGGTCAGATTTATAAGGAACAGTCTGATTGGGCGATGGAACAGACTTGGGATAATGATATCCAGAGTAAAATCTGTTATATCTACGACTTCTATCATGACGATCAGCCACGATTAGCTGAAGGTATGACATATGAGAATACAACTAAAACACGCATAGATGTAAAGTTTATTGTTAAGTCATATCAGTCTATGGATAAAGACCAAGTAGAATATTACATTCAGTTTAGACCATCACAGGCAGTTCGATTTTCAGAAAATGATGAATTATATTATTTTGAAACTGATTACAAATCTGTTTATGGAAATACATTTCCTGTAGGCGAATACATTGATATTCCAGACGATAGAGGAGTTTATCATAAATGGTTGATTTGCCGTGAAGAAAGAGCAAACCAATTTCCGAAGTATCTCGTTCTTCCATGTGATTATGAATTGTGTTGGATTGAAGTGAATGGTAAAGATAGAATTAAGCGTAGAATGTGGTCTGTTCTTCGTATGCAAAGCAGCTACACTATCGGGCAGTACACGGATCGAGTATTTACAAGAACTGATAACCAAAATAAAATCTGGCTACCGTTAAATAAACTTACAGAGAAATTCTGGTATACTAATAGCGAAGATACTACAATGAGAATTGTTGTAAGTGCTCCTACTGAACACCCTCTAATATGGGCATGTACAAAAATTGAGAATATTCAGCCTATAGGCGTTCAGAAACTTACAATCTATCAAACTGTTTGGTCTGACAATAGAGATTATATTGAGAAAGACGAAAATGGTAACATTATTGGTATGTGGGCTTCATATTTCGATTCAGAAATTGCTCCAACAGATCCATCTACTCCAACCACTCCCCCATCTTCCATTGTAGCAAGAATTTCAGTATCCACGTCAACTATCAAAATTGGTGGCAGTTATAAAAATCTTACAATAAATCTATTTAATGATTCCAATGAAGATATTACAACTGAATATGCTGATGCAACCTTTACATGGACTTGTTCTATTAATAATGAAGACTGGACTGATAAAGTAACATGGCGAGCTGGTACAGAGTACAACCAAAAGAAAGTAAAGTTTCCTAATGACACTTCTACTATCGGCAAAATATTGTCTGTTAAATGTGAAATCACTAAGGATAACTTGCCGATTGAATCTGAAATTTTACCGTTGGAATTAACTGAATAGGAGGTGTTTTTATATGGCAGAAAAATTAATTACAAAGAATGATTTGTTAAATAAACTTCGTGCATATAGAACTACTCCTGATGATGAAAATATTCAGTATAAGAAAAAGATTGAGAAAGCACTTATGCTTAATCCATGTCTTTTATATGCACTTAATGAAAAATCATTAGAATCAGAACTTTTTGATGATGATGGCAATATCAACTGGGAATGGAACGAAGAAACAAAGGAATACGAACCTCTTGGTGAATGGGATAGATATTTTGGTGGAACATCTAATATCCGTCCTTATTTGTTTATCCCTGATACTCAGACTGAGGTAAAACATTATATCTGTTATCAAGTATCTTTTGATGAAATGCCTCGTTATCAAGATACATTAAAGTATACAAATGTTACATTTACTATTTTTGTTCATGGTAATGACAGAAATGATAAATTAACTGGTATTCCAAGACACGATCTCATTGCTTCTATTATAAGAGAGCGATTTAATTGGTCAAATATATTTGGAATGCAAACACATCTTGTATCTTCAAAAGAGTCCACAACAGATAATAATTATATCGTTCGCACCCTTGTATTCCAAGTTGTTGACACTAATGGAATCGTTAAGACTACTAATGGTATAACGAGTACAAATAACTATCAGTTAAGGCGGTGATATTATGTCACAGCAAAATACTGATATGTTAGACGGACTTCAAGCTGCCGTTATAGCTGAAGCCCAAAAGAGAAAAGAGAATACACAAGAATATAAATTTGATCCACTTAAAATGTATTTTAGAGAAGATTACCTTGTTAAAGGTATTCGTATTGTACAGCCGACAATAGGTGATATTCTCAATATGGGTGAATCAAAATTTTATTCTGGTCTTTCGCCTTTTCTATATAATTCTACTTCTATTCGTGTAATGTTATGGGATTTACCACAACGAATAGATTGGTGCAAAGTAAAAGATATTGAAGTATTTGGTATGTTGAAAAGTATGACAGATACTGATAATTCGGCAATTCGATTGTTATTCCCAGATTATAGAATTGAACATATGCAGTTAATGCAGTTTAAAGAAAAAGATTCTGATAAACCTCAACTGTGTTTATATGATTCTGAAAATGATTTTATTTTAAAAGAATCTGAATATATGGAAATAGCTGAATATATCAGAACCTTGCTTAATATCCATCCAAAAATAGAAAAAGCAAAGGGAAAGACAACAAAACAGTGGATGATAGATGAAGATAAAATGAATATGGTTCAGAGAGATGAGAAAAATACTTCCACTCTTCTACCACTTATATCAGCTTGTATAAATCATCCTGGTTTTAAATATAAATTACAGGAACTTAGAGATGTCGGAATTTATGAGTTTATGGATTCTGTACAGAGATTACAAATATACGAATCTACTCATGCTTTAATGGGTGGAATGTATTCAGGATTTGCAGATATGTCTAAAGTTCCAAAAGAACAATTTAATTTTATGCGTGAATTGCATGAATAGTTAGAAAGATTGAGCGATTTATATCGCTCTTTTTTAATACAAATTTTTATTATAAGGAGGAATTAAATTATGGCATTTAAACTTGGTGACGTAATTATTGACCGTCTTCAGTTTGGTTATGGTGCTACAAAGACAAAAGCTCTTTATGCACTGACACAGTTGACAAATGCAACTATTGATATTACTGCTGACTCAACAGATATCAAAGATAAAGATGGTAACTTAATTTATAGAAAGTATTCAGGTAAAAGTGGCGAGGTTACTGCTACCAATGCGTTTATGAACCTTTCTGTAATTGAAGCTATCTCTGCTCAGGATGCTGAACTTGCTTCCGATACTAACACGATTGTTATGCCTATCTTTAAGATTGTAAAAGCAGGTGAGACGCTTGATATCACAGATGCTGTTGAAGATTCATTTATTGTAAATGCTCTTTCTGCAAATGGTTCACTTGGAAAAGCCTATACAAAAGGTTCTGCTGCTTCTGCAACAGAGTTCAAAGTAGACACAGAGACAGACCATAAACTTACACCGCCATCAGATCCAGAGGAAACACAGTACCTTGTTAAATTCAAAAAGAACGTTAAGAGCGGTGCTAAGATTACAATTTCTGGCGACAAATATCCAAAAGCTCATGAATTATACTTCAAAGCTCTTGCAGTTGATAAATGTGAAATTGGAAGCTATCGTGCTTGCATTATTCATATTTCATCATTCATGCCAAGTCCAGAAGTAAGTCTTGCACTTCAGGGTGGAGATTCACAGACAATGGATTATAAGGGTGCAATCCTTACAAATGCATGTTCTACATCTCAGGATATGGTTGAAATCTACTTTGTAGACGAAGAAGAGGAAGTCTAATCTTTATACAACCAAAACATATTTAGAAGAGTGGTCTTCCACTCTTCTATTATATTAAGGAGATGAATGAATGAGCAAGAATGATTTAAGAATGTGCTGTGTTTGTCATAAGGAGTATTCGTTTTGCCCAGTTTGTAATCCAGAAGACAGATTAAAACCTACATGGCATTTTGCTTATTGTAGTGAAAATTGCAAAGATATTTACAATATTACTTCTTCTTTTGAAAATGGAAGATTATCTGATATTGATGCAAAAGCAAAATTAGAAAAGTTAGATTTAAACGAAAAAGATAATTTTGGAGAAAGTTATCAAAAATCTATAGACTCTATTATGAAAGCAAAACCACAAGTTGTTACAAAAGAAAATAAAAAGACAGAGGTTAAATCTGTCAAAAAAGATATTTTTACAAAAGTCGAAAACGAGGCTGAAAGTAATGTTGAATAGTGATTTTTAAATAAGGGATTATAACATACCACTATTCAATGTTATAATCCCTATTTTTTACGCCATTAAACTGAGGAATAAAAAGGAATGATAATAAAAAGTAATTTAAAACCAAGAGACTATACTGAAAAAGAAGCTGTTCGTATATATAATCGAGACCAGCAAACATTTTATATAGATTCTAATGTTTATCCAGTAGATGTATATACAAGTTATAGTCCTAAATGTGAAAGAAAAATTATAATAATGACTTTCATAAGAGAGGATACAAAAGAAGTTTATAAAAAATGGCAAGATTATGAAACAGACCAGCTTAAACGCCCAAATTAGGGTGTTATTTTTATACACAAAAATAGGTTACTCAAGACAATGAGCATAAAAGTAGATGTCATACCTGTGAGTGAACGATTACGGAATCAATAGTCAGGTCACTGCTACTCTCCTATTTAGCAAAAGGAAAGGAGAAAATATGTCATATACATTAAAAACAGATTTAGCAAATAGGTCTAATTATGGTGGACAGAGAAACACTAATAAAATTAAATATCTTGTCTTCCATGCAACATCAAATGATGGTGATACAGACGAATCAAATGCGAGATACTTTAAAACTCATGTTGTGAAAGCTTCCGCTCATGCATTCGTTGATGACAATTCAGTTACTGTATCTGTTCCTGCAAACTATGTAGCTTATTCAGTTGGTGGAAAACGTTATTCTGATTACAACCGTACAGGTGGAGCTTCTATGTATGGTAAAATCACTAATACAAATTCGTATAATATTGAAATGTGTGATTGCAATAAAAATGGAATTTTTAATTTTACAGAGGCTACATTAGAAAACGCAGTTGCCTATGGTAAATATATTATGAATTTATATAACATCCCGATTACAAATGTTTATATGCATTTTGATGTTAATGGAAAACATTGCCCTATTCAGTGGTGGAATAAACTAGAAGAATGGAACAAATTCAAACAGCGTTTAGGAAACATAAATGTTTCTTCTACTGTAGCACAGGAAACACTTTATACAAGAACACAGTTCATCAAAGACGTTCAGAGAGTTATTGGTGCAGGGGTTGACGGGAAAGCCGGTAGAGAAACATTATCAAAAACTATAACTGTATCTGCAACTACAAACAGAAAACATGCTGTAGTTAAACCAATCCAGAAATATTTAAATTCAAAAGGATTTAATTGTGGCACGGTAGATGGTTGCGCAGGTTCAAAATTTGATGCTGCTGTAAAAGCATATCAGAGAGCAAACGGATGTATTGCAGACGGTGTAATCACGGCAAAAGGTAAAACATGGAAAAAATTGCTTGGGTTATCCTAAGCGGAAAGTGAGGAAACTATGGATTTAACATTTTTAGCAAATTTTGCAGTTCCAATTATTGTTGGAGTTTGTTTATGTGTTGGATACGTAATTAAGAACGTTATTACTACAGATACAATCAATAAATATATTCCATTAATTATGGCAGTTTTAGGTGTTGTACTTAATATTTGGATTAATATGTCATTTACTCCTGAAATCTTATTAGGTGGAATGTTTAGTGGTTTAGCAAGCACAGGTTTGTATGAAGCATTCAAACAGCTTATCAAAAAATAAGAAGGCGGGTTTATGAATGGATGCTATAGAAAATTTATTTAGTTTAGATTATCCATCTATTATCATGGGGGTTTTTATAATCATTCTTGGTGTTGATAAAGTTATATTTCTCCTTACAAAAGTCAAAAAATCTCTACGAATTAAATTTGGATATGAAGAAGACAAATTAACTATTGAAGACAGAATAACCACTTTAGAAAAACATGATAATTGGCAATACAAAGAGATTACTAAAATGTCTAAAGGTATTGAAAATATTGAATCTGAATTATTAGATAATAATTTAGAGAGAAAACGAAAATACATTTTAGATTTTTGTTCTTCTCTTTCCAATGGTCAAAAGCAGAATAAAGAAGCTTTTAATAATGTATTCAAAACATACAAAAAATATGAAAAGCTTTTAAGTGATCATAATATGGAAAACGGTCAAGCAGAAGAAAGCATAAAGTTCATTTCTGAGAAATATCAAGAATGTTTAAGAAACGGCAATTTTTAGCAACATTCTTTTAATTATATCACAAAAATTACCAATTCTGGTTAATATTTTCTTATGTATTATATGAATATACAAAATAATTCTAAGCATACTACATTACATGAAGAATAAAGTTGGTGAATATAGGTATAAACAGAATATATCAATATCAGAATTGTCCAAGAGATGCGGACTATCTTCTACTGCTATTTCTAATTTAGAAAATGGATATACTTCTGATATTTTATTATCTCATGCAGTCGCTTTATCTCTTGCGTTACATGTAGACTTATATGAATTATTTTGTATAAAGAGATAAAGGAGATGTATGCCTATGGGAATGTATTACAATGTAATTTGTGAAGAAATCGAAATAACAGGTGGAAAAGTAATTCATATTGACAAGAATTTAGGGAATATGAATGATGTCCATAAACTTGTCTGTGAAAATATCAGCAAATATCCAAACGCCAAATGGGAACTTTATTCTATGATACTTAATAACTAAAACCAATACATACCACAATTAAATATAAGAAATATGAAAGAGCGGTTTCTTCGGAAGCTGCTCTTTTGTTATGTAAAGGAGAAAATAATATACAAGAATTAAAATTAACATCTCCTATCGCACCTTCAGTTAACCACTATTTAGGTTGGAGAGCTATTTTAAAAAATGGGAAACCAATGGCGGTAGGATATAAAAAACCAGAAGCAATTAAATATCAGAAAGAATTTGCAAAATATGTAAAGACAGAAGCAAAAAAACAAAACTGGATTAAATCGGATGACAAATCACAGCACTATTATATGGATTGCATCTTCTATTTTGACAGAGTAGACAAAGATGCCAATAACAGTTTTAAGTGTCTTGCCGATGCGATTACAGACAGCGAATCCGTGTGGATTGATGACACTCAGTTATGTGAACGTGTACAAGGGATTTATTATGATTCAGAAAATCCACGAATAGAAATTACAATACGACCTGTTGACTACATTGGAGTTTTTGACAATGCTTCACAGTTTGATGAATTTAAATCTCACTGCATCGGATGTAAAAGATACAAACGAAACTGTAGTCTTCTAAAGAAAGCTATAGAAGGTCGAATTCAAAAAGAAATACATAATGGAGAATGTGAAAAATTCTCACCAATAAATGATTAAGGAGAAAAAGGAATATGAAGAAAATTACAATTAAAACATTTTGTAAGGAATACAATAATCGTGCTAATGATACATTGAAGAAACAGTATATTAAAGACAACCTTGAAATTACACCTTATGTATCATTTGTCAAAAAAGATGCTCTTATTAGTAATTTACTGAAGGCGACTATGATTGATAAAGAGACAGGAAACGTAAAGGTAAACTCTTCTGCTGAATATCTTTTAAAGACAAGAATTTTAATTGAAAACTATACAAACCTTACGGTTGAAACAGATGGATTTTATGAGGAATATGATGAACTGAAGAAATCTGGATTGTTTACAATTTTACTTATGGGTAATGATGATACTGCACCATTGATTCCAATTGAAGAAATTGCGGAGTTCAATCATTTACTGTCCATTAAGAGAAATGATATATTTACTAATCGCTATGAGATCCACAGCTTTATTACAGAACAGGTAGACAGATTCAAGGCTCTTGGTGAAGCTACTCTCACACCACTTATGGACGTTGTGAATAAGAAACTTGATGAGATTCCAAAAGAAGATTTAGATAAGATTGTTGAGTTTGCTAAGAATGGTGGATTTAAAGAAGTCTAAGTAAATTCAAATTTCTTGTGAAATAAACAGGCTCTATACGTGTCACAGCGCATAGTGCTTTTTCTTATGGAGAGTGGTTATACTGCTCTCCTATTTTAGTGTAAAAATAGTGAAATTATAGTGAAAATTTTGGAGGTGATGAAATTACATGTCGAATAATCAAAGTTCATTTTATCAATCATATATGAAAAAATTACAAGAAAAAGCAAAGGAAGCAGTTAAGGAAGCCCAAGAGAAGTCTTTTTCAGAATATTTTAATGTAGCAGAAAAAAAGATAAGAACTATATATAAAGATACTATTACGGATTTTTATAATAGCTACCCTAACCATTTTTATGATAGGCGTGGAAGTTTATATGATTTAATTCAAACTAAAAAGGCTACTGATTATTTAAGTATATGGTTTGAACCCTCTTTAATTTCCTATAGAAATGGATACGCAGGAGAAGATGGTCTTTATGATCAAGTGTTTAGACAAGGCTGGCATGGTGGAGCAAATATTAATGGAGAAATGTTAGTTCCTTGGACTGCACCACCAGTCGAATACGATGGTAACAGAACGCCTTGGTCTTTTCCTGAACCTTGGAACAAAAGAGTTGGTATTAAGCATGGCTGGGAACAAGCAGAAAAAGCTTCAATATCACCACTTCAAGATTTTAAAAGAAGAATAGACCAATATCAAAAAACAGAGTATCAAAAAGATTATGAAAATATATGGAATAAATATAAATCAAATATAAAAATAGACATATAGGAGGTATAGAATGGCTGACGAAATAAAATTAAAAGCACCCACCGTTGAACAACAAGTTGTTGTTAATATCAATGGTGAAGATAAATTAAAATCATTTGCAGACACTCTTGATAAAATTTCCAATAATAAAAACCTTCAAAAATATTGGAAAACCCAACAAGATTTAATAAATGCTACTGCTGATGCTTATAGTAATTTTCAAAAGAAGGCTTCTAAAGACAATGCTTCTGAGTTAATTAAAGTGACAAATGCTTTAAAAGCAATGTCTGGAACAGATTTATCACATATCCTACCTGATTTTGATAAAATCTCGAAGAGTATGTCTGAAGCTCAAAAGGTTGCTGGTAATATTGATAGTGCTTTTTCTGTAAAAGGATTTAAAGAGGCGTTTGATTCTTTTGAAACATTAAAAGCGTATGGAACAGATGTTCAAAAATTATTTAGTCATTTCGGTGTAAGCTCTGATATTGGTGAATTACAGCAAAATGTTCGTTTACTAGAAGGTGAAGTAGAAAGACTCACTGGAAGATTGAGTGATGCAAAAAATGCCAATGAAGAATTGCGAAATGAATTTGAAAACTTTAAAGTTGGTTCTGGTTTTGCTGACAAATTAGACGAACTAGATAGATTAAAAGCAGAAATGCAAAATATTCGTGATGAGGCTACTCAGACATTCAATCAATTTTTAGATGCAAATAAAATTGATAGATACGATTGGTTTAGTGATGATAGATTTGCTGAATATTTTGAAAAATTAGAAAACGGTACTCTTACAGCTACAGACGCAATAAGACGATTTAAATCAGAATATTCTTACCTTCTTGAAGATAGCTATAAGTCAAACGGAGACTCATTTGGATTAGATCAATTACAAGTCTTTTCTACAAAATTTGATTCTATCTTTCACCAAGTAGAGGAAACATCAAATAAAATTAATGATATTCTCTCAAATGGTGTTATAGCGAAATCAGTACAAAATCTTAGTGAAGACACTACTCTATCCGATTCTCAGCGTTCTATATTTGGGAATATTCTTCAAGATGAAGAATCTCTAAAATCAATTACAGCCTTATTTCAGAAATTAATAGACGAAACTAATCAGACTAAGAACACAGAAGTCTTCAATACTGAACAGTTTACAAAACTTGAATCATTATTTAGAAGTATTGAGTCAAGTTTATCTTCTATTAAGGGAGTTCTGGTTGATGTCGGTGATGGTGAAGAATTATCTCCGTTATTAAAACAGCTTGATAATATCAGAGAAGCAACTTCTAATATTAAACTAAGTTTAAATCTCGATCTTGGTAACGAGGTGTCAGAACGATTAAACCAGAAAGTATCACAGTCAACCCAAAGACAGCTTGAAGCATATAGAAAACTCTTTTCTGCCATGAAAGGTACTGGAAAGACCAATAAGGAAATGCTTAAATTCTTTGAACCAGATGAAGCTAGTGCAACTGAGCTTATTGGTGCATATCAAGGAATTATAAAGAGAGCCGAAGAAAAATTTAAGGTCGGAAATAGTAATGTTTATAAGAAATTACTTGGTTCTACATATGATGATTTAAAAAAAGAGATAAAAAATGCTAATGCTCAGTTAGGTCGTGCAGAGAATAAACGTTCAGAGAATGGAATTCTTGGAGATTTATTTGGTAATAGTAAAGATTTATCTGGTGTTATTGAACAGTTAAATACCATTGTTTCTAAGCTTGATGAGATTTCTGTATCTGCAAAAGGATTTACTGAGACATTAAAAAATGGTTTAAATGTAAATGCTTCTGTAGATGAAATCGAAAAACTTACCAATAGAGTTAAAGAGTTAGAATCTGAATTAGCAAAGATTAAAACTCCTACTACTATTCCGTCTAAGGACATGAAAGACGCATTTCCTGATAAAGATGTTTCTGCTTCTGTAGAGTCTGCTACTAATTCCATCAAAGAAGAGAATAATGTATTAGAACAGAACACTCAGAAAGTTAAGAAAAATACACAGGCTAAAGAACAGAATGCTAATGTAAATCTTAATAAATATGATAAGCATTTGGATTCTTATAATGGTAAGGTTGATAAATATCAAGCCACTATTGACAGATTTAATGATGGTGGCTGGACAAGTGATACATATTTGGAAAATGTGCAAGCTGTACGTGATGCCGTCAAACAGTATGCAACTCTTCTCGACAATATAAAGACTAATCAAAATGGTATTGCTAGTGATGAGGATATTCAGAACTTAGACAAGTATGAAAAGAAAATCAAAGATACTATCGCCACTGTCACTAATATGTCAGCTTCTGAAAAGGGATATAGTCAATTAGCAGGACAAAAAGAAATTGATAAAATCAATAAAATACTTCGTGAAAATTCGGCAATGACTTCAGAAGCAAAAGCTAAAATTAAAGCATATAAACAAGAACTTATTTCTGGAAATCCTAGTGTAAGTTTGGAAAAAATACATGGCGAAATAATGAAAATTGTTAATGCTGAAGAACTTGCTGGTCGTGCTGGAAGAAGTTTCTTTGACACTTTAAAGAATAGCGGATTCCATCAGATTGCTGCTCAGATGGCAGGAATGTTCGGTGTATATGATGTTATTAATCTTGGTAAAGAAGGTTTTAATGTTGTAAGAGAACTTAATACTGCTCTTACAGAAATGCGAAAAGTATCTGATGAGACTGTTCAAAGCTTGAAAGATTATCAAGCTACTACTTTCGATACGGCAGATGCGATTGGTACAACTGCAAAACAGATACAAAATTCCACAGCAGATTGGATGCGTCTCGGAGAATCAATGAATCAAGCTGCGGAAAGTGCAAAGGATGCCAATGTTCTTTTAAATGTATCAGAGTTTGAAGGAATAGACGAAGCAACGGAGTCTCTTGTATCAATGAGTCAGGCGTATAAAGATCTTGATAAAATGGATATAATTGATGTTCTCAATAATATTGGCAACAATTATAGTATCTCGACAGATGGATTAGCAACTGCTCTTAAAGATTCCGCAAGTGCATTAGTAACTGCAAACAACGATCTTAATGAAGCAGTTTCGTTGACTACGGCTGGCAATGCTATAACTCAAGATCCATCTAAGGTAGGGGCAGGTCTAAGGACGATTTCTCTTAGATTGGTTGGTACAGAGGAAGCTAAACAGGAGCTTTCAGATTTAGGCGAAGAAACAGATGGAATGATTACTACCGTTTCTAAACTTAGAGATACAATCATGGATGCAACCAAAGCTGCATCGTCAGATGGAAAAGGTTTTGATATTCTTGATTCTAATGGAAATTATAAAAGTACATATGAAATTATGCAAGGACTCGCAGATTTGTATGACAATATTGTAAAAAAAGATAAAGAATTGGGAACAAATAATCTTAATCTTTTACTTGAAACTATTGCAGGGAAAAATAGAGCCAACATTGCCGCAAGTATTCTTCAGAATGGAGATATGCTTCGTTCAGTGTATAAAGATGCTCAAAATTCAGAGGGATCAGCAGAAAAAGAATTAAACTCTTATCTTGATAGTATTGATGGCAAAATGGCACAATTAGAAAATCGTACCCAGGAGTTCTGGTTTAAAGTAATCGACTCCGAAACTATTAAGAATGGTATTGATTTATTATCCACTCTACTTAAAGGTGCTACTGATTTTGTAGATACAGTTGGATTGTTACCAACTATTCTCACAGGAATTGGAGCAGCACTATCATTTAAAAATGTCGGTAGGGATAAAATGTATTCCCTCAGTTTTTGAATATGCCGACAACATACATAATTTACTCTGAATACAGAGGTTTAAAGTATGTTATCCGTGAGATACACGGTGATAAATAAATAATTGGAACAATAATCGGGAACTGCGTACAACGGTCTGGTAATGCAGACGTATCACCACTCTCCTATTATGGCGACATAATTAGGTTCGTAAAAGCGTGACGCTCAAGGAATCCGATGGGATAGATCTTTCTGAGATAAGCCCTCACTGCAGCGACAACTTCCACATCAAGTTATATGCAACGATGCTTGGTGAATATGCGCTCGATACTACCTGACACAACAGGGCAATCTGTGATGGATTGTAAAATGCAGAAACTTATCTTCTGTTGTTTGAACACATCGTTCCTATGTGTATTGATAAGATGGAACAAAACCAAGAAATCTCGATTTCATATTGAGAAAATTAAAAAGTGACATTACCTATACTACAAACAATGTCACAGAGGCGTGTGTAAAATAGATGCATGATTTTTGAAACGAGGAAGATCATATGAGCAATAAAATAACACGATATAAGGTTTCTTATCACGGGTTAGATGCAGATAAATGGATTGAGAATTGTGATTTCCCGATAAGAATGCAGTATGCTACAAACAGTGGATTTGTAAATGTAGCAGATTTATCAAGGAGCAATCAGAATATATTATCAAAACTAAAGAAACAAAAACATAATAAATTTGTTAATATTGGAGAGGTTGACTATTAAGGAGACTATAATAAAAAAGCTGTTATGGTCTTTTTTGAAGGAGTGAACAGGATATTATTATTATGTAGAGAGATTATGTTATACAATGAATTTGTTCCTGCAATGGAACATGAACTTCATCAGTGGGAATATAGTGTATATGGGCACTATGATGAAATTGAAATTTGGAAAAATAATTAAATTTGATGATAGCGGTTCTTTGTAATATTTCTTAAAGTTGAGAAATTGTATTGCCCAGAAAGGGCTGAATTTATTTCCGATGTGAATCGTGCCAAACTACAAATATGGCACTCCCACATGGTAAATACCAAGCACTTGCCGTGACAATGGACTGCAATGTGGTAATACAGTCGCAGTTTGCTTGGTATTATATTACCATATACTTCCAATTTCATAAATCCAGAACATTAGTTTTGTCGATTTATGGAATACGAAAAATATTCAATTTTCGTACAAACTATTTACAAAGTTTATCATTTGTGTTACTTTCAAAATATCAAAAATTTTGATTTTTTGAAGGAGGTAAAAACATGAAAGTTTCAAGAGAAAATTGTCCAGTCAAGCCATTGATAGGCAAAATGAAACGAGAGAAAATTGTATTAAAGCACAAATTACAGAGAAGAGAATCTGTTTGGTCTAATCCTAACAAATCATTACTTATTGACTCTCTTTTAAGAGGATATATTGTACCACCCGTTTACACTATTTCTGAAGATGGGATTCAATATGTAATTGATGGTGTACAGCGATTAAGCACGTTAAAAGGATTCTATAATGATGAGTTTTCAATATCTAAAAAGGCAGAACCAGTTATAATTGAAGGAACTGAATATAATATTGCAGGATTGAAATTTAGCAAACTTGACCAAGTTGTAAAGGACGAGCTAGATAGTTCTGCTATCACAGTATATGAAATCACTGAATATACAGATAAAGATGTCAGAGAAATGTTCCGAAGGCTCAATTCAGGGAAGCCACTGAATACATCGCAGAAGCTTACACCTGATATGTCAGATGAACTCAGTAATGTAATTTTTGATATTGTCTCTCTTCCATTCTTTGAAAAAAGATTAACACCTGCTCAATTAAAGAGTTCTGTTGATCAGAGCATTGCTCTTGAATTATTAATGTTATGCTCTACTAATAAGGATAATGACTTTGCTTCATTTAGAGGTAAGGATAAAGAGAATTTTATTGAGTTTTACAATGATAAAGTTGAACCAGAAAAGATTGAAATTATTAAAACAGCAATCAATAAGCTTGATGAATCTCTTGAAGAAGATGTGAAAATCCCTAAGACAAGTATTTCTGTATTGTGTTTCGCAGCATATAGAATTTGCAAAGACAAAAAGAGCTTTGAGAAATTTGCTTTGAAAGTAAGCGAGTTCTTGGCAACATACGATGATAATACCGAATACAAGGATAAACTTATGAATGGTACTAATTCGGCTGAATCAGTTAGATTTAGATTGGATTATTGGAGAAACATCATAAAAGAATTACAGTAGAATATTTGAAGAGTAGTCGGTTGGCTACTCTGTTTTAATATTATCAATATTAATTCTGAGTGATTCCACGAGAACATCCCATTCTCTTTTGTTTATTACTACTGCTGTTCCATCTTTTGTCTCTACTTCGAAAAATTCATCATTATTTATTGCATTTGAAATTAATTCTTCTGCATTGAATTTTAATTGTTGAATGTTAACTGTTTTCATTTATATTTCCTCCTATAATATTTTATTATAGTGTATCATAAATTCTATGATATGAATATATGTTCTGATAGTATTTTGTCAATTATTGGTGTATAATGGAAGATAATATTAATGATTGGTAGGGAAAATTACAATGATGACAAGATCTCAAAATATGTCGTGGAAAGATGTTAACTCAATAACAAATTTTACAGAAAATACACCATCAAACAAAAGTAAAAAAGCTAAAAAGTCTCCAAGTATTTTACTAGCTTCTATTCAATTAATGGAAAATTTTATAAAAGGCATTAAAAATATGAATGCATATGATGCGGCATCTACTATTATAAGTGATGCTAATTGGATCAAAAAAAATTCAGTAGATACATTTTATGATGGAAACGGTAATAAAGTAACAATTGATATTGGGAAAGTATATTATATCGACTATGGAAAAACTTTCTGTGGAGAATTATCTTATTACCATTATGGGTTGTGTGTTGGCAAAAAAGATGGGAAAATATTAATAATTCCAATGAGAAGTGGACATGGTGTATTTGAACATTCTTATCATCCAGAAAATAATCCAAGAGGTAATAAAAAATATAGGCAAGGGTTGGAACAAGAAGGTTTTCAAAAAAATTGTATTTTAATGATAAATGATTGTAGATATATATCAGCCGGAAGAATTGAAAAAGAATCTGTTCAAATAGATAGCAATATAATAGAATCCATACAAAATCAGGTATTCCAAGTAGAATTTCCTAGTTTATATACAAAATATTTTGGATTCCAGAAGATTATTGAAAGAAATGAAAAGAAAATTACAGATCAAAAACAATTGATACAGAAATTAAAGTCTGAAAATAACACATATAAACAATTACTTGATAATATTAAAAAAAGTAATTGACATATATATTATATTGACATATAATAGTTTAGAGAAGATATTCCGTTGCAATTTGATTTTTTTGAATCGAAACGCATAGTAGCGTATCTTCAGTTATCAATAGGTTTTACCGAATCGTGTAGACTTATCTCGACCAGTCTACATCAGTATTCATGAGCAGGTGGTGTACACACCTGCTTTTTATTTTTTAAATTTTGATATACTGCTACCACTTATACTTACAATTATTACATTTCCAAGTCTTACCAAAGATCGATTACATATTTGTTGCATATCTTATATTTTCAGAAAGGCTTAAACATGAATAAAAAATATAATACTAACAAAGAAAAACTAGCACAACGATTGAAACACCTAAACGACTCAACTGGCATTCCAATTATTGAACCAGATGTTCCAAAATTACTTGATTCAGGTTGGGAAGAAAAGGTTTTAAGAGAGAATATATAAATATGAGGACAACATAATGTCATCCTCATACCATTGTGCACCGTGTTACACTAAACACTCAAATTTTCTAGCAGAAGTTAAAATAATTATGTAAAATTATTTGCGTTTAATTTTGAACCAGAGATGTTTGCCAGCATGTAGTTCAAAATACTTTACGTTACTCACATAGTTACAAATCAATAAGATTACAACTGCTACAAGTAATGTAAACGCAAAGGCAATTGCAATCGTGGAAACACACGAAAGCAAAATTGTAAAAACCTGCTCCATATCTCACCTCCCTTCTGATTATTAAGTGATCGTCTGGGAAGTTATATGGGACAGAACGTCCAGAATTGTATAAACTTCTGATGTGAATACACCTTCGCTTTCTATGGTTCTAAACCATTTGGTGTATGGTTAATGGGTTACATCTGTATATATACAGGTCTTATTTAGTGTAGCACGAAATTGAAAATCATTGTAGACTGAACATATGTTTACAACTTTACTCTACAACTTTAGTGCATTAATATTATTATTTTAAATGGAATATTTTTCATATGTACAAATTATATTGCATATGTTAAAATAGATATGCGAAACATGAACATATGTTTCGGATTGCATTATTATAATCCTAGGAGTATAATATGTGCATAAATAAATTTTGGTAGTCCTATATGGACGAACATATATAGTCTGTCAAATGGCAGGAAGGGAGTTGTTACAACTCCCTTATTTATTATTCAAAGGAGAAATATTTATGCACAGAGTTATGGTTTTTATTGATTATCAAAATTTTAATATTAATCTCAAAGAACATTATCGTGGTAAGACATTTAAACCAATTAATTACTGGGCATTAGGTAAAGCTATAAATGAAAAAATTCCTTTCCAATCAGAAGTTTTAAAAACATATCTTTTTGCATATAAACCGTGTGAAGAGTTAATGAAAATAGAAAGCTATTCTATATACTATGATTGGCTTACGAAATTAAAGAAAACACCATATCTTGAAATCATTGAAGGTAGACAAGAACTTCGAACTTATGATGATATAACATTGGATATAAATAATCCAAAAACATATTTCACAGAAGAAAAAGAAACCGACATAAATCTTGCAACACATATGGTTGCAAAAGGTTTTCAAAATGCTTATGATATAGCTGTTTTAGTTTCTGGTGATACCGATTATATAAAAGTTGTGGAGACATTACATAATATAGGTAAAACCGTTGTGATTGCACATTTTAAACATCAAAATGTAAGTCGATATGATGATATCTGTGATGCAAACATTGTTTTATATGATAGTATATTAGACAAAGCGGTTAATAAGAAATTTAAAGAAAAATAATACATAAATAGTTTTCATACATAGAAAAAGACCTGTTGGATTGCAGGTCTTTTTTGTTATCTAAATATCGCAGAAAGGAGATTGTACTGTTAATGAATTTTATATTTTCAACAATAAATAAAAAGAAAAAGATAAAACAGTTTTGTTTTGGAACACTTGATAATTATGCAGATCTGATTTGCGGAATCATATACAAGTGTGCTATTGAGACTAATAAAAAATATGATGTACCAATGAATAAGACAGTTGACTATATGCTATCAAAAATCAACAGCATTGATATTGAAGATTAAAAACAACCTTACTCTTCTATCCTATTTAATCTGTTAGTTCTAACTTAGTTATATTATCTTTATTTTTGTTTTGTGTATTTTTCAACTTATTATGAGGTGATAATTATGAACAATATTATAAAAGAAAAAATAAACGAGATTATTTCAAATATCGTTGACCAGAAGTTAAAAGAAAATAACTCTTTATCTGATGCTATTCAAAATAATCTCGAAAAATGTTTAATGAAGAGAATTAATCATTGAGTATTTTATTCAATACTTCTGTGATCGTATCGCAACAATTTTGTTGAGTCTTCTGATAAATAAGTACAAACATTTCAATAATTGTCTCATTGTCACTTTTGCCATTTTTTGCAATATCTAAGGCTTCATCAATAAATGATTGCACGTTAGTTTCTAAAATGGTGTCGGAACAGTCTGACACTATTTTAGAAATCTCTTCTTTTGAATAATTTTTCATATAGTTATTCTCCCTTATACATTATATTTGTTAGGAATATTTTACCACTGATTATTATACAGGTATAGTCTGAACATTTGTTTAGGTGATTTGTTACATTTTTAGAAATCGCTTTTACAGTTATTGCAATGCCACTGTTTTCCTATTTTCTTACTTGCTAATCCGAACATGGCAGTCGAAGTCATACGACTTACTGTACCAATTTTAGAAGTGTTCATTGAATGACAATATGGACATTCGACCGATTTGCTAGTATTTGATGTATCAATATAATATTGTTTTGACTTGCTACCATTGATTAAAGTTTTAATACAAAATATTCCAGAAATTACAGTAAGCAATCCACCAAGGGTAATTAATATATAAGCAATATTTTTTGTAACATCCAAAAACATTACACCTTTTTCTTTCATTATTTCCTCTTCCACTTGATATTCGTAAATATGAAGTTGCGAAGTATATTTTGGCTCATTTTGAATATTATGAAGAGTTTTATTATATTGAACTGTATACGCCCCTTTAAAAATAAAACCACATATTGTAGCTACTAATAAAATCATAAAAACATAGAATCTTGTTTGTTTTTTCAGAATATCAAAATTCTTTTTCATAAGGAATCCTCCTAAATATTATTTTTATTACTTCAAACATGATAAAAATACATATAAATTATAACATAGTATGATATTCAAGACAATGACAAATACCTCTGGGAAAACCGGGATTCAACCAAACAATTTTATCAGTGGTTTATTTAATGGTGATTTATTTAAAAAACAAAACTTTAGCTTGTCGGAAGTGTTGTCAACATCAGATGTGGACGCAATTAAGGCGTATAATAAGCAAATTGATAATTGTGTGACATCGCAAACAGCATTTAACCGTACAATGCTAAATACTTCAAAGGAAGCTCAAAATATTGTTGCTGCCGCAAACGGAAACAAAGTAGCTCTTGATGGATTAACAAAATCTTCTAAGGCTGCCGAATTAGGTATGAAAGCACTTGCAATGGCAGGTAATATGCTATTGATATATGCTTTAACGAGTGCGGTTGACATTATATATAAATGTGCTACTGCTTCTGATCGATTAGCAGAGTCTGCTGCACAGATGGGCTCTGAATTTGCTTCGACCAAATCTGATATTTCAGATTACAAAACAAAAATTGAAGAATTGTATCAGACTATCAATGATGATACTTCTTCTTATGAAGATACTTATAATGCTCGTCAAGAGTTGTTAAAAATTCAGGATGAGATGATTGATAAATTCGGAGATGAAGCCGATGCTGTAAAACTCGTTACAGATGCAATCAATGGTCAAACAGATTCATTAGATACGCTTACTCAAGATAAATGGCAGGAAACTGTAAATGCATTTAATTCGGATAGGGGTAAGGGTTGGACTGAAAAAGTTGCTGATGCCTTTGCGAATATTGGACACGGTAATAATTTCCAACGAATGATTGATGAGATGGAAGATACAGAAGTAACATTCCATATGATTCCTATGTATGGAGATGATACTTATGAAGAATTTTCTAAGAAGCTTAAAAAAGATTTCGGTGCCGATATTACTCGTGCTGAAAGAGATGATGCAATCACATTATCTGGTGATTTAGACACCATTCATAAACAATTATTAAATATTCAAACTCTTGCAAAAGGCATGGGTATGGATGATACATTCTTAAATGATTTAGGCGATCAAGCAGATGAAGTAAAATCAAAATTAGATGAATATCAAGAAATGTACTCTCAGCACGTTTTGTATGACAAGGTTTTAAGCGACACAGAAACACTGAATAAAGCTGGCAAAACTTATGAAGAGTCGTTTAATGAAATAAATAAAGCTTATGAGAAATACCAAGACGCATTTGCTTCAGGTGATGAAGAATCTATCGAAAAAGCAAAACAAAATTATGCGGAAATCGTACAAAGTACTACCGAAGGATTAGATGATCAAAGTGTTATTGATTATTTTAATAGCATGTATCCTGATTTGCAGGAAGTTGTTGGAGGTTGGAATTTTGAGGTTAAATTCAAAGCTGCTATTGATGACGATAGTGATGACTTTGAAAAAGGTGTTCAAGATGCGGTAAATAAGTTTAATACTGTAGAGGACATTAAAAATTATAATCCTAAAGTTGCCACAGACGAACAGAAAGACGCATATTTACAGCTTAAACAATACGCTGACGATTATGGATTGACTCTTGACCAGTTAATTGATAAATTGGTTCAGTTAGGTTTACTTCAATCTCAGTCAAAATCTGATTTATTAAATAAACTGATTCCAAGTAAATCTATACCAACAGCAGGTGTTACTTCTGCTTTAACAGATGTTATTGATAGTGTGGATGCCGATGAAGCTACAAAGTGGGTAGAATCTCTCACTGAAGAAGAAGCTAAACTAGCTAATTCAAAGGATTTTGAAAATGCACTAGAAGAACAGAAAAAGAAGTTAAATGGTGCTAGTTTATCAGCGGATGATTATACGGCAGCATTACAGACTGTTAAAGATAAACAAAATGAGAATTCTCAAGTAACATCAGAAGATTCCTTTGAAATTCCAGACGCAGATATCCTTGAACAACAAATCTCAGACCTAAATTCCGCAATAGACTCTATCCAGTCAGCATATGACACACTCAATTCTGCTGTCGAGGAATACAACTCTAATGGCGGTCAATTATCTATAGATACAATTCAATCACTACTCTCTCTTAGTGATGAATATCTTGCTTGTTTGCAAGTGGAAAACGGACAGTTATCACTTAATGCAGATGCAATGGCTCAGTTAGCACAAGCGAAACTTGATGAAGCACAGGCTACTGCCGTTACTCAAGCTATGACAGAGTTACAAGCTATTGCCAATGGCGAAGCAGCACAGTCAACTACAAATTACATCACTGGTAACGCCGCTCTTATGAGTAGTTTAGCTCAATTAAGTGGTTCATATGAAGGTGTTGCACAGGCAGCTATGACAGCAGCACAGGCACAGGAATTATCAGCTCAGATTTCGGCTGCATCAGCAAAAGATAAGACTGCAACAGAAAATGTCATGAAAGGTTTGGATACTAAACTAAAGCTGATACAGTCAACTAAGAATGCTATCTCTGCTGGTAATTTTGCTTCTGTAGCAAAGAAATCATCTTCATCAGGCTTATCATCCAAATCATCCAAAGACGAACTCAAAGAAGCCTTCCAAGCTGAATATGACCTTCTCAAACACAATCTTGAGATGGAATACATCACAGAGGAACAGTATTACAATGGCGTACAAGCATTAAATGAAAAATATTTTGCTGGAAAAGAAGAATACCTTGACGATTATCGGAAGTATGAGGAAGAAGTCTACAAAGGTCTGAAATCATATTATAAGTCATATTGTGATGATATGATGGACTATTATGATAAGAAACTGGATGCAAGCAAAATGTCCTATAAGGAATACTGTGATTCCGTTTCTAAGATGCTTGCAGATATGCATAACTCTGGTAAAATCTCAGACAAAGATTGGTATGATTATACCAAGACAATGTTAGAAAAACAGAAAGATGCATATGACCGTGCTTTATCTGCTATCACAAGAAGATTGCAGAAAGAAATTGATGCTTGGCAGGCAAAAATAGATGCACTCAATGATCAAAATGATGTTCTAAATGACCAGAAAGACAATTATGATAAAATCCTATCTGCTGTATCGAATGTTTATGATAAAGAAATAGACAGATTGAATGAGCAAAAGGATTTATTGCAAGATCAAATAGATGCTTTAAACGATAAAAATGATGCTTTAGACTTGCAATATAGAAAAGAACAAGCACTTTATGCCTTACAGAAAGCACAACAGCAGCGTACTCGTAAGTTATATGTAGAAGGCAAGGGATATATATACGATACTGATAATGAAGCTATTCGTGATGCACAGAAAGACCTTGATGATATTACAAATGAAGAATTAATTAACAGTCTTCAAAAAGAACAAGATAAAATTCAAGAATCTATTGATATTTTGGAGAAGTATAAAGAAAAGTGGAATGAAATTCCTGATGCTTGGGATAAAGCAGTAAGCGAACAACTTGCTATCGAACTTTGGGGACAGGAATACGAAAAACTTGTTCTTTTAAACAGAACTTCCGATATTGAAAACTTTAAAAACAAATATCTCAAGATTCAATCTCAGATTAATGACAATGAAGAACTCATTAAGTCATATGAAGAAAAAGTTGACTATTACAATAAGCTCAAAGATCAGTGGTCTTCTCTTTCTGATGAATACAGTAACAGTGTGGACGACATGTACGCAAAAATGTTACTTGGTCAGAGTTGGGAATCCGATGTTCTCAATGGTCGTCTTTCAACATTGAATAATTTCAGAAATCAGTATAATGATATACAAAAGTCAATTTCTGATATGGCATGGCAATCTGCGAATGCTCAGATATCTGCATTGAATGCTGTTAAAGCAGCTGAAGCAACAAAAGCACAGACTTCAGGTGGTTCTAATGGTTATTCTGGTTCTAGTGGAAATGTTAGTTCTGTAAGCAAACCATCACAACCCAAAAAAGATACTGTACAACATTATTGGATATACAGAACACTTGGTACTTTTAATACAAATGGGCAAGCTTCTAGTAAGATTGGAATGCTTGGTGGAGATGGTGTTATTAGTGTTGGTGGAAAATATCTTGTTGTAAAGTGGAAAAAGGGATATGTGACGAGAGGTGAAGCGTCAAGCAATATTGTTAATTATGGTGGTAATGGCGTGTACAAACGTTATGCTTCTGGTACGGACAATGGACAGAAAGGATTTAATCTTCTTTCTGAAAATGGAGATGAACTTTTCGTACACAATGATGGCAGTGTTGATCTTGTAAAAGGAAAGCAGTTTGTCAATTTCGAAGGTGGCGAAAAAGTAATTCCTGCAAATGAGACTAAGGAAATTCTTAAGAACCAAGGTAATGTAGAGCCATTGTCAGATTCAGATGTTATAACACGTAAAGACGGAAGCATCCTTAAACCTATTCACTACGAATATGAGAATATGCTTACTAACTTTATAAAGGATAATCCTGATTATATGTATTCAATGAATACTATGTCTGACAATATGTGTAGGGATTTATTCAAGAATGCTGAAAATGTCAACTATGATAACAGAAGTGTAGATAACAGAGTATCTATTGGAGAAATTCATTTACACGAAGTACAGAATGTTGATCAGTTTGCAAGAGAACTTGACAGGCAGCTCGCAGGTATCGTTGACCAGAAACTTAGTAGAAGAAAAAGATAAAAATATAGGCGACTAAATTAATAGTCGCCTTTATCTAATGTCTTCGCTATTATTATCGTATCACTTAATTTTTTTATTTTGTTTAAGAAATCAGCGATTAAATCAAATGGTAAACTCATATTGATCATATCATAAAATGAATGCATACTCCAATCAAGTTCGCAATCAAATATTTGTGGCGCATATTTATTAATGGAAGATTCGTTAAAAGCTATTATTGCTCCGTAATAATACATATATGCTTCCTCAATAGCTTTCCAATTACGGATTGTTTGGTTATTATTATATTCTATAATTGATTCATTAAGTAAATTACAAAAGTATATTATTTTATCGTCAATAGATTTTTTTGTTTGTGCAATATATTTGCACTGTTCGTATGTAGCATGAAATTCTGAATATAAAGACAATACATTTTTTCTGAATTTTTCGTCTTTATCTAATAATAAAGTCGAATAATCTATCATGTGAGTAAATTCATGCACTAATGTTTCTTTGTAGTCGAAATCAGTAAGGTACATAAATCCCATATTGACATTTAATATGTATGGTTTTGATGAATTGATTATCTGCATGGAATATGATATATCGTTTGTTGGTTTAATAAAATGAATTTCATAAATTGGAATCTGTTCAAGTTTTGTCAATGACAAATATTCTTTTTCAAATTCTCTTATTTGCTTTTCCCATTTGATTTTATCATTGCTGAATATATCCATACTAATCACCTCGGAGGATTTATGCTTAATTATAAAGAAATTATAACCCAGACAGATAAAATGCTCAATAGCTATAAAATGAAGTTACAAAAATTTTTAGATAACTGCACACCAGAAGAGTATCGAAAATATTTAAAAATTAAGAAAGAAATAGATGATCTTAAGTAAATATATACTTATAGTGCAAATGGTAGGTAATTGTAATGAATAATAACAATAAAACAATTGAAAAGCTTGTTGACGAAATTATTCGCATAGTAGATAAGAAAATTGCCAATTTATATTCAGATAAAGAGGCAATTATAGTCTCTCAAAATGAAGATTCTTATACTGTGTTAATTGATTCATACAAGTACAATGTAAAAAATGGAACAAACATTAATTTTAAATCTGGTGACAAATGTTTGGTTCATTATATAAATGGGAATCAACAGAGAAAGTTGATTATCGCTAAACTGTGAGAAAGGAGACATTATGCCAATACCACAAAAGCGAATAGATTCATATGATATAGAAACATCTGTTTCCGATGATACAATTTTAATTGCAAATAAAAATGGAAAAACAATTAACATTGAGTTTTCTTCTATTCCAAACTACATACAAGAAAACATATCATACATTACAAATGAAGAAATAGATGCGTTATTTAATAAAGGAGGATGAATTAATGCCACAAGATTCTATTTTAAATTTAGATGGATTAGATCATTTATTGGATAAACTAGATGAAAAATTTGACAAAAAGGTTGATATAGTTTCTGGAAAAGGATTATCAACTAATGATTATACGACAGATGAAAAAACAAAATTAGCCGGTATTGCTAGTGGCGCAAATAAATATAGTTTACCAACTGCTTCATCTTCTACTCTTGGTGGAGTAATAACCACATCTACTGTCACATCCAATAGTGGACATATTGCATGTCCAATTATCGGTGGCGTCCCATATTACAAAGACACAAATACAACCTATTCGGAAGCAACAACTTCTGCAAATGGTTTGATGAGTTCAACAGATAAAACAAATTTAAATACAGTGATGTCTACTCTCACACTTGCGACATGTTCAACAGCGAGAAATGTTGCGGCTAAAGTTGCTACGCTTGCAAATTTCGTACTTAAGCCTGGTGCGACAATTGTTGTAAAATTTACAGATACAACTACAGCCAATCCTTCTAATGGCAATCTTACATTAAATGTAAATAACACAGGTGCTAAAACTATAGCTTTTACAAGAAATGGTGCTATAGGTGCTTTAACTTATACTAGTGCAGGTGCTTTTTATAATAATTTAGCACATGTTTTTACATATAACGGAACTTACTGGGTGTGCTTAAGTTACAATGCCGATAACAATACATGGACTGCCTTTAAAGGTGCAACTGCTTCAGCAAATGGAACTGCTGGTTATATTCCTGCTCCAACAAAAGGAAGCCAAGACAAATTTTTTAGAGCAGATGGAACATGGGCTATTCCTTCATCGTCTTCTGCTGGGCATGGTTTTAAAATAGATTCAACAGAGCCTTCTGATCAGGTTACAGATGATGAATGGTTAAAAGAATATTAGGAGGTGATTTAAAATGGCTACACTGCCAACCCCTACTCTATCTTTAATATCGACTTTTGATCCTTCTGAAAATAATAATATCTATTTTTCTTATAGCGGAAATCAGATTGAAAAAAAGAGAATCGTTATTATAGATAATAAGACATTTGAAACTGTATTAGACAATACACAACTTGGGATGAAATTATGTTATGATTTGCCAGCAAATACAATTAAAACTGGTCAATATACCGCACAAATTCAAGTGTTTGATTTTGATGGGAATTCTAGTGAGTTATCTCAACCTGTTCTTTTTTATTGTTACTCAACACCAATCGTTTCATTTTCAAACTTTACAGATAAAATAAATAAAGCTTCTATTAATCTATCATTGTCATATACACAAGCCGAAAACGATTCTATAAAAGAGTTTGCATTTTATCTGTATGACTTACAAAAAAATATAATAACCAAATCAAATAATTTTTATAGTTTGAATGATTCTTCATATACCTTTTTAGGATTAAAAAATCTGACTACATATTATGTTCAATGTAAAGGGATATCTTTACACAATATGGAGTTTGATACTGGATTATGTGAAATTAATGTTAATTATATAGTACAGCCTAACAATATGTTGCTTCGACTTTCGAACAATAAATGCGAAGGGTATATCCAAGTTGATTGTAATATTATTGATATTGGTTACATTATAGAAGGTGGAGATCCAGAGTTCAGTAATGGCGAAATCATACTTGATAATAAAAAAGTAACTTATATAAGTGGATTTGATTTTTCAGATAGCTTTTCAATGTTTGTAAAAGCAAGAAAAACACCATTAGACACTCCGTTTTTTGGATATACGACTTCATCTGGCAATGTAGAATTATCAATAAAAAAAATAGCTTTGAATTATTATTGCGTATTAAGAGCAGATTCTGTGATAGGTTCTTATTATAGATATGTTAAATTGCCAAATGTAATGATAATTGATGAAAGTTCTAATCAAATTATTGATGAAAACGCAAATGTTCTTTCATCTCAAGTCACTCTTGATAATATTAACAATTATATTATTGTATTTGAAGTAAAACGAAAAAATGATTTATATAGCTTAAAAGCATATTATGAAGATAATGGATATATAGAAATTAAATAAGGAGGCGGATGCTATGTTATTTTTAGGTACAACATTTTTTGGAGCAAGATACACAGTTGATCCATCTCCTACTATGGCAAAAGATGTTAAAAACATATATATAGAGAATGGAACTTTTGATCAACTGTTTGTCAGCAAAAATCCAGATTTGAAAGTAGAAAATGGATATGATGAATGGGATTATGATACCATTTTAAATGCCAAATTTGATGACAATACTGTTGATGCTGGTAATTCAGGATTCTCACTTAGTAATACTGATTATGTATTAATTAAATGTAGGGAAGTCGGAACTTTTGATTGGACTCCGCTTTATGCTATAAAAATTGAAAAAATTGAAGATTTTAAAGTTTCTAAAAAAGATTTTTTCAGACCAAGTAATAAAGATTATGAATATATGGTCGTATCTGTATGTAATGGAATTGAAAATACATATGTAACTGAAACAATTCATTCAGAGTTTAACGGAATGTATGTATGCGATAAAGATAACATATACGGAACGTTATATAATATGGATGATTTGGATTCTACCAGACCGTCTAGTTCTTCTACTCTTTCTTTATACAATAATCGTTATCCATGTGTTACAAATAATAGTATTTCCAATTATGAACAAGGTTCTATTGCAGGTGACTTTATTAAATTTGACCAAGAAAATCTAACAGTTGATATATCAGTTGGAATTGATTATAGAAACAATGTAAAGGATTGGCTTTTCAATAGAAAACCAAAAATTCTTAAATTTTATGATGGACGTATTTGGCTTATCAGTGTTTCAGGAGATATTTCTGATACGACAGACGGACATAATGATTTAAGAAAAATAGGATTTGACTGGATTGAAATAGGGAATGTTAATAATCCAGAAGATTTATATGATTGTGGATTATCTGATGTTGGAAAGGAATGGTGGTATTGATGATATATCCTATCACTGAACTAGACAAACAGATATTATTACAACCACAATTAGACGTTCAATATAGATTTACTATACAAGATAATTTAGGAAATGTGCTGAATACTGCAAATAATATCGTTCCAGATACTTATACGGTATCATCTGATGATAATATAAGGAGAAAGATTACGGTGTCAGTATATGATATCAAAAAAGTTGAAGATTGGCTCAATTTATATATTAGACTAAACTTCGTTTTTGAAATTGGAATTTTCAGTTTTAGAAAAGGTGACTATATTTGGTATCCTTGCGGAACATACATCATTACAGATAGCAGTACCGTAAAAGATGCTATTAATAATACATTAACTACAACATTAGAAGATTGGTTTGCTAAAATGGATGGAACTCGCAATGGACAAGTTGGTGGTGCTGCTACGGTTATCATCGAGCAAAAAGATTCGGATGGAAATATCACAACAATCCAAAAAGTTTTGAGAAATTTTATTGTTTCAGAAGAAATTACAGATAAGATTTTGATTGAAGATATTGGTGAATTTTATGGGATGCAATCTACAAATCCTAATGGTTATTTAGAATATAGAAAAAATAATCCAGATTGGAATAAATTACCAAGTGATTTAGAATTCTCTGCTGGGGATACTCAAGCAGATATTGTATCTGACATTACAGAATTATATCCGAATGTACAATCATATTTTGATGTATATAATAACTTTTGTTGTAATATGATTCCTTCTTGCCAGAATGATTCGATAGTTCTTGATAATAATTTCATTCAAAAGATTTTGGTAGCTGAAAGTACAGAAAATACAACATATACTCTCTCTTCTATCAAAAATGTAACCGAAGTCTTTGGAAAATCATATGAGATTGATAGAAATGCAGATGAAAATTGTGTTGTTTCTTCAAATGTGTTTAATTTAACATTAGACAAATATGATTCATATTCAGAATATGAAATTATTGCATTTAAACCAAAATCTACGAATATAGCAAATCCAATGCTCAATATTAATTCTCTTGGTCAAATTCCAATTTATCAAGAATATACCTCTAATCCAATTCCACAAAATACAATTATTGCAAACGAAGTAAATACAATCATGATTAGAAAACAAGAAGAAACATTCATTTCATATTATCTTGGACAGTTTCAGCCACATGCCTTATGTGTATTAACTGGCAATTTAAGTGATAAAAAATATACCAAAAAATATTTCGAAGATAAATATAATTGTAAAAATGTAATACTAAGATTAGAACATGATAGTCCATATACAGTTCAAAAAATCAAAGAAGTGTTGGACGTAAAAACTGGTGATGAATTTGATAATATTATGTCTAATTCTGTTGCAGAACAAAATGCAATTTACTTTAATAGGAAATCATCTAGCATGAATGATACTGTAGAAATTTCCACAAAACTTGTTCCTTGGTTGGATGTAAATCAAAAGGTGGAATATCAAAAGATAGATGATGATACACCTAAACAATATATAGTAAAAGGAATATCGCATAACTTGAGTTCTTGCATTAGTACGATCACTTTACAAAGATTTTATCCGTTATATTACGATTAATAAAGGAGAGAAAATGACTTTTACACTATCAAATTATAAAAATGTTGATAGTACAGTGATTCCAATAATTGATGAATTTTACAGATTGAGAGATTCTGGTGACAATGTTGCAGCTTTTCAATATGCAAAAGATAATGAAAAAATATTAAAGCCACATGGTATTAATTGTGAATCTTTTAATAAAATCGAACTTGGAATCTACGATTTAGCAAAAGAGATATTTTATTCTCAAAGAATTATTATTCAGAAAGAACAACCTGACGTTGACGCATACAAGCTAAACGAAGGCAGCGAATGGCTAAAGGAATACTAGGAGGAAATATGGTTTTAAGTGATTATTATCCTACTTTGAGAAATGATATATCTATTGATGATAAAGATATATACAATCAACATACAAACTTAATAAAAGAAAAAAAATATCAAGAAGCAGTAACCCTATTATCTAACAATAGCCAGATAGATAGTGTTACTGCTTCTCTTTTAAATTCATGGGAACAAAAAATTTATTCTTTGTGTCAAATTAAGAAAGAATATTACAACCCAATTATTACAAAGCATACAGAGCCAACAGAGTCTGAAATGAAAGACAAAGTAATTTGGCAACAAGAATATTGATAGGAGGAAATTATATGAGTATTGCAAGTGGCTTTACTAAAATGAAAAATTACATACTTACGAGTAGTGGATATAAATTATTATCAAGGTGGACAAGCTCACAGACAGTTCATATGGGCGATGGAACTGATGACACAGATACAGTTGAATATAGATTTGGAGCAATGAAAGGCGTTACTTCTTCTCTTGCAACAGATAATGATGAATTTGCTTTATCTGCATCGGCAGGGAAAAATTTACAAGATCAGTGCACACAGTTAAACCAGAGTTTAACTAACTCAAAAAATCCAGCTAAAGGAACAAAAGGGATTCTAGTTAATGATGGTTCACCTTTATCTAGAGATTTTTTATTAGTTTATACGCTCAAAACAACAAACAAAGCTAACACTGGAGCATCTTTTTCGATAAACGGGATAAAAGTTGTTGACTTGACTACAAGAACTCCGAATAATATTATTGAAATTAGTGGTTGTGTTAGAGCTTTTAAAGGTGATATTATTATCACACATGTTGCGAGCGCAGGTGGATATGCTGATGTATATGCGTATACACCAAATACGATCTAAATCTGGCATTATAAATGATATGTTAATTATTCTTTCTTAATTTAAGATTACATATAAAATTATAACTGTTACTTATAGGTTTAACAGTCCATTTCGTAGAATCCAAGTACGTACCTGTAACACATATGCACATTTTACCATCTATAAATCTATACACACCCGATAGTGTAGCGTCTCCATTAGTGGCATAGACTTCTATGGCTTCTAGTGTATACCCAGTTGGTATAGTGTATGGCTTTCTCCATACATAAGACTCTGACCACGTAAAATCAGATTGTGGTAGATTTATCATAAGAATGTTATTGTTTATCTCAGTTAAACTCTGGTTTAATTTAAATTCATTTATAAATCCTTCCGAACATTTATTCGATTTCCATTATTTTCCATATATAAAAAGAGAATAACCAAATAGAAAAAACAAACATATGTTCTAGGAGGTATTTATATGACAAGTGCAAAAGACGAATTGATAATGATGTATATGAATGAATGTATGGAAAGATTTAATGGTGAAGATTTGAAATTTTTGAAGGAAAAATTTTGGATGATATCAAACAATTTTTCTGTTGAGCAAATAACATCTACGGAGCTTACTACTACGAATGGAAATACAACAGATTTGTTATTTGAATATTTTAAAATCGGGAAAATGAGTAGTAATAAATCAGATTTAACAATTGATCAATATAGACGTGTAGTTAATCAATTGTGCGACTTTTCTCACAAAGAGTTAAACATGATTACAAGTGATGATGTACTCTCTTTTTTAGCAAAATACAAAAAAATACATAATGTAAAAGATTCTACTATGGACAGTAAGAGAAAATACTTATCTTCTGTTTTTAGTTATCTGTACAAACATAAAAAGATTTCCGAAAATCCTATGTCAATAATCGAACCTGTAAAATATAAAAAGTGTGTTAAAGTTCCTCTCAGAGATGAAGAAATTGAATTGCTTAAGATAAACTGTACAAATACACGTGATCTTGCAATTTTTCAATTTTCATTGGATACAGGTGTCCGTGTAAGCGAATTATGCGGAATAAATCTATCTGATATGGATTTTAGAAATTATAATTGTAAAATCCTTGGAAAAGGAAATAAAGAAAGAATCGTATCGTTTTCTGGCAAAACAATGATGCGAATTAATGAATATTTAAAACTACGAAAAGATATTAATTTTAATGGAGCATTTATGCAATATTCTGATAATACTCCACTGTTTAAGTCATTTAAACGGAATGATAGAATTCATAAAAGTGGTGTTGAAGCAATGATGCGAAAGGTTGGAATGAAAAGTGGTGTTGTACGAATACACCCACATCTTCTACGAGCTACTTTTGCTACAAGATTAGCAGAAAAAGATACTGACATAGGCATCATTGCAAAATTGTTAGGACATACTGATTTACAGAGTGTTAATCGTTATGTACTAACAGACCAGAATAAAATAGAACAAACCGTTAGATTAAAAGGATTTTGTTCATAATTCTTAGAATATAAGAATATATTTATCTATATGATAAAATTTAAGAATTATATTTAATAATATGCCAGAGTTTAACTGAGTTAAACGAAGGAATCGAATGGAAGCGTAACGATGAAGTGTTACAACGTGAAGATTGTGAAATCGCCTACATTGAATACACTAAATTTTTGTATAATAAATTACATGCAGAAGCAACCTTCAAACTTAATGCTAAACAGGCTATTTCTGAAGGAACAGATATCATAGTTGCTAAAATATCCGATTCGAAATTTAATCCTAAAACTACAGTAAAAGATATATCATACACCGGTATTACTATTGGTGCGTTATATATCGAGAATGGGTATATTAAATATCGTCAGCTCATAGATACCATGCCTAAAGATTATGCGATTATCTTTACAATCAGATGGGATTTATTTTAATTATTTCGTAAATAATAAAATCGAACTGTAAAGTCAACTTTTAATTCACTTTCCGTTAAATTTTTATACCTTACACAGCATGTGGTATTATCTTTGATAGCAGGAGAACCTAACATACCTTGAGAATGTGCGTCTGAACTTCCGTAAGTTGCAATAATTGCAGTAGCAAGCGGTACATAATCCTTAAAATTTATTGGTGTATTATCACTTATTGAAATATCGCTATTTGGAAGCACGGTAACAACCCCAGTTCGTACATCATTATATATCATTCCTTCGTTTAACTGAGTTAAACTCTGGCATAAATTTAAAATATAAATTCTTAGATACAAAGAAAAAATTAATATCTTTTCGTTATTAAATCTAAAAGAAAGAAGGAATTTAATAACATGGAAAAAATAAGATTTTTAAATAACGATACTATTTATGATGTACAATTATCATTTTTAAGAGAAAACATCGTAAAAATACAATTTACTTCTATCCCATCAGAAAAATTTTATTTGTCTGGATTTAAATTGCTTAATGAACACAATTTAAGTGTTATGGGGGATTTTTCATTATTTACAACGAAATACAAAGACACAGATGAAGAAAATACTATTTATTTATCAACTGGTGAAGTTTATGTTGAACCAGTAGTTCCTGATCCAGAACCTATTCCAGAACCAACCGAAGAGGAATTAGCTGCACAAAAACTTGCCGAGTTCAATATGGAAAAAGAAAATAAAATTTATGAAATGAGAGATGCATGTGAAACTACTATTGAAAATGGTATTACCACATCAGATGGTAAAAAGTATTCATACACAGTTCAAGACCAGTCCAATATTTTAAATGCAATGAACTTGGCAAAATCCACTGGATTAGAAGTTCCTTATCATGCTGATGGAGAATCGTGTTCTTTGTATACATATGATGATATTGCATCTATTTATATGCAAGAACAGATGAATTTGACGAAAAATCAAACATACTTTAATCAGTTAAAACTTTATATCGAATCTGTAACCAATGTAAAAGATATTGATTTGATAAAGAATATTTATTATGGCACAGATTTAACTGGTAAGTATTTAGATAAATATAATGAGATTATGACACAGAGTGAGAAAGTCATTCAGAAATTAGTTTCAATTAATTGATTGGAGATATATGAGAAAATTAATAAAGTATAGCATATTGTTTATAATCTATGGAACTATATATTTTGTCATTGAATGTATATACAAGGGCAAATTAACCGATTGGCGCATGTTTATATTAGCTGGTTTTATTGGTATTGCTATAGGATTAATCAACAATTTGTTCGAGATGAATACAGATTTCATATTGCAATGTTTTGTAGGTTCAATGATTGCCACTTTGTCTGAAGCTGTTGGTGGATATTATTGGAATATAGAAAATAATTTAGGTATATGGAATTACTCTTCTCTTCCACTAAGTTTCGTTGGTGGTCAGATAAATTTGTTCTTTTCTTTGATATGGTTATTATTGTCCGGCATATGCATTATTTTAGACGATATTCTCCGTTGGAAACTTTACAAAGAAGAAAATCCAAAATATTATATACATGGTAAATTAGTTTTAAAAATTGAATAAAACTTTAGGGTTAGCTTTTTTTAAGCTAACCCTATTTTTTACGATTTTAATAATTATGCCAGAGTTTAACTAATGTTAATAATTTAAAGAGAACGTATCTCAGATTAGTACTGCCAAATGTTGCTGCTGAAGCAAAAGCTGTCTGCGATTATATAAATAAAAATTATTTACTAGGGCAGTTATCCCCTGTGCATACAGTCGAATTTGACGTGGTCGCAGCAAATGCAGACTGGTTTTCAGGTGTTCTGTCTACAGACTCGAATATATTGGTTGCTGTAAGAACCGTTTGGGGCTTTGTCCAACAGAGAACTACATCAGCAGAAAACAGTACTTTATATAAATACTTTGCAAGTGGAACAGGAGGTGCTGGTACAGTATCCCCTTTTAAAAGATTTGAGGATGGCTATAATACTGGCTATGCTGCTGGTCAATCAGCAGGTGTTCCTAGTGGCAGTTGTATAGCAGGATGGCGATCAATAGACAGCTATTCCAATGGACAGTGGGTAACAGGATGGATCGGTGTAAATCCCAATTTTTTCACAGTAAATAGTGCCGGTATAGTTCCTACAAAAAATTTTACTGCTACAGTATATTGGCAAGGCTATAACAAACGTGACATAGACTTTTTTTCTAACGGTGCAATGGGACATCGAGACAACGGTACCAGCTTAGACGGCGTGCGAATGAACTTTTACGCAGGAACACAATGCGGTTTTAAAACCAACGATAGCGGTGGTGGAAGTCTCGGAGCAGGTTTCATTGTTCTTAATTAAAAAATCTTATTATTACAGGTGGTCAAAAGGTTGATAATACATGGGAATACTATATAAGCAGAATCTCTGTTGCTTAAAAAACTACATTGCAACAATCCAAGACAGATTTACGCCGTCAACGCTCGTAAAATTTGCGTCAGCTTTATATATGGAAATTCCAAATCCATGTACGCTTCTGTTTTCATAGTATATAGCTGTGCAATCGAGAACATTTGAGTCAATGCCAATAGCAACTGAATAATCATATGATGGCATTTCTTTATCAAAAACAACATTTGCTTTCAAATATTGAGGACTTTCATATGATACTCTAATTCGACCACATCTGAATATAGGAATGTTAGTTAAACTCTGGTATAATAAGACAATCTTTTATATTATAATACTTCAAATTTTTCATTATAGTTTAACCATATACTACCATTCATAAATTCATCAAAACTTTCAACCCATTCTTTATTTTTGCCATTGTCTTTTTGATAAGTAGTTAAAAATAAAGCCTGAACATATTCTAATTTATTAATTAAAAGGCTGTTAAGTTTTAATATATACATAATATCAATTGCAGTTCTAAAATCTTCCTCCGTGTCTGCCTCGACATAACAAAATATTTTGTGTGATATTATTTCATCAATAAGTTTGTCGATATTAATTATATCGCCATTTTGCGAGTATGGTGTAATATAATCATTTATAAATAAAATATCTTTATCTTTACCTACAAGTTTTAGTTGAAGTCCTTTGAAATCTATTTCGTGTATTCTCATATTATTACATATAAAGGCTGTTTAATGTTGTTACGCCTTTTTCTTTAATCGTATCAGTCAAATGGTTCGTATATATTTCCATCGTTGTTTTTAAGTCTTTATGTCCCAATCTACGTTGAATATAAACATAATCTGCCCCATTCTCTGATAACATAGTTCCATGTGTATGTCTAAGGCTATGTGTATCGTATTCTTGGAAATTTAGTTGTGTATGGATTATATAGGATGTATGTTGAGCGGTTCTAGGTGAAATATACGATCCATCTTCTCTTCTACACACAAAATCAACTATATGCTGTGAGATACTTTGCGATATTTTATTTACTGGTAATACCTCGTCTGTTTTTGAAAATACCATATTATTTTCACAATAATATTTATTATAATATTCGTCATAATATGCTCTAGCTTTGATCTGTTTATTATATTCTTTTTTGAGTGCTTCCACTAAAACATCATCTATTTCTATTGTTCTGTAAGAATTATATTTAGGTGCGCTAAAATACCAAAAGCCATTTGATTCTGATGTTCCATTGGCTTTTTTCTTTTCTTCTTTTGTTCTTTCTTCACCAGTCTCCCACTGAACTTGTCTATTTACAGAAAGTGTTTTATTTTTAAAATCAATATCCTCCCATACAAGAGCATAAATTTCACCTAATCTTAACCCCGTATGATAACCAATTATTAATGGGATATATGCTGATGATCCTTCTGGAAAACGTTCAAATATTTTATTCATTATATTTTGTGGTATATATACATGTTTCTTCGTGCGAGTTTTATTCTTAGGCTGCATTTTTGTTGGTATTGTTAATCTTGTGGCAGGTGTCATAGTAATATAATGTCTATCAAGAGCAAAATCAAATGATTTTGTGAGTAATCCTTTTACTGATGAAATTGTATTTCTTGAGAAGCCATCATTATACATCTTTGTAATAAAATCTTGTAAATTATTTTTGGTTATTGCTTTAAGTCTATATTCTCCAAGAGCAGGTTTAATATATAACCTTATCTTCTTCTCGTATCCTTGCAGCGTAGAAGCTTTACAATTAAGCTTACAATCCATTTCTAACCATTGATCGAGGAAATCTGCATAAGACATATTAGAAGGCTCTATTGGCTGTCCTACGTGTTCATATGCCTGTTGTGCAAGTTTGCCAGCCTCTCTTGCTTCTGTTTTTGTTTTAAATCCAGATTTTGATTTCCATTTTCTTTTTCCGTCAACAGATGCAATTTCAAAACGATACTCATATACAATTTTTCCAGTTGATAAAGTTCTTGCTTTTATTAGAACATCTTTCATATTAACACCTCTTTCAAAAGAACATTTGTTTGCATTTTCTTTTGTAAGATGATAATAACATAGTAAGTCCACATTTTCAAGGACATATTTCAAGTCCACATTTGATTTGAATGTGGACTTGATGTGGACTTGATAGCCGTGTTGGAAGTCCACATTTGTTTTTAACATAAAAAAGAGGACTCTTGGGAAAAATCCAAAAGTCCTCAAAATCCTTATAATTCAGGAATTTTAT